GGGCTGGAGTACCAAGCTCGTATGGCACACTGACCGCAAGGTTACTGGTGCTGCTCGCGGTGCGGAAGTCCAGGCTGTAGAGAATCTTGGTGTTGGTGTTGCAACGGGTGAACCGTTCACCCTGATGACCTAATTCTAGGTTTCAACTGACTATCTAACGGCTCGTCACCTTCATTGGTGACGGGCCGTTAGTGTATTCATACGTGAGACGTAGCACCAGCTTAGTCTCCGGAGTAAGGACAAATGGTAAAAGCAAGCTTTGAGCATGAAGGCAATTCTGGCCTTCTAACGGTTGTAACACACTTCAACAAAACCATCGAGATTGCGTGCGAGAAACGGGACGACGAAAAGTTCCGTCTAGGCGGCACAGCGATCAACGAGGTTATTGTTTATGAAGGGCTCATGCTTCGTATGCCTGAAGACCCGCTCTCTGTTCATTTTAGAGCATTTCGTTCAGAAGAAGTTTACTTTGAGAGCATTGGTGTTCTGTCTCCAGAAGAATGGGACGTAGCCGATCTACACTGTTATGTGACTGAATATTACAGTCTTGACATGGAAGGTAAGGCTCCTGGCTGGTTTGTCAGTAAGACTCCGATTAGTGATTCTCATTATCTGTTTGTCAACATGGACATAACAGACGGTGGCGGCAACGTGGTAAAGCGGTATAGAATTTCTCCATTTACAGGAGAGCACAAAGTAATGGAGGGACTTCATGCCCAACCTAATTAATGATGGTTCCCTTGTAGGGTTCTGGCCGCTCAACGAACCGAGTGGTACTCCTTCGTGGAAGAACTTTTCTCCAGCATATGGTAATCATCCCAGTGGCGTGTCATTTGATATGCTTGTGCATACTGCTGTTCTTAATGTTTCTGACCCCGAGGCTGCGAGTGTTTGGCCTGGACAAGAAATTATTGACCAGCCTTTTTCTGGTGTACAAATTAGAGGGTTAAAACTACAGGGACGTGCAGAGCAACTAGGCAATGATGTCACTGCACCGTTTTCTAAAGTGTTGGTACTTGGTGACGGAACACGTATTCAACGTTCAGAAACTTTAGGTCCCGCTATTGCTCAAAGTGGCTTTACTGCTGGTTTCTGGGTTTATCCCATGAGCGACGGCTGGCTTAATGCACGCACAGAAGGCGGTTTTACTTTATCTAGTCACGGCTGGTTTAAGGGTTATGCTCGTGTACACGCTCTTATGGGGCAATCCAATAATGATAATGGTTGGTTTATGGGAGTATCGGGGTCTTTAGCTGCCGCCACACCAGTTAGTGATAGTGAACTTGGTGGTCCACCTCAATTACGAGCTTTTCTTTTAGCCGATAGTGCTGATACTTCTACCGTAGGTAACAATTCACCAGAACTTAGTTCTCCAATTGAGTCTGGTCGTTTTACTCATTTGACGATGATCTATCGTTATATTGATGGAACTTCTAATGAAATTGAACTATATAAAGATGGTCGTTTAGAAGCTACTGGTACAACGGCACAGGATATTGTTTTTGATTCTACCAATACTAGTGGTCCCGACTCTGTTCCTTTAACCATTGGTGGTACAACAAACCATACCATTTCGACTGATGGATATGAATCTACAAGTGGCTGGGGTCATTTGGTGTCTGGTGCATATTGTTTCCGTCGTGCTTTGACATCAAGTGAAATTCTTGACATGCATCAACGTGGTGGTCTTCAGCCAGATTTTAGTATACGAGATAATGTAACGGCTGTAGACATCACCGATAATCATTTATTAGCATATATTGAAAACAAAGGACCAGGCTGGGTAGACGCTAGTAAAAACCACAATAGTTTTCATTCGGAAAAAGATCCTGGTGATAGGTCTACGGGATTTACATGGGATCCTGGTCCATTTAATGTAAATCGTGTACATCAAAACGCGGGTATTTCTCCATCAGATTTTGTTGCAGTTCCTAGTGGTGCTACTTTTGATGCAGTAACAGCAAATGGTGGATTTACTATTTGTGGATTTTTTCAACCACGAGCCATTGCCAATGATCGTGACGGCAACATGATGATCAGTATGGGGTCTGTTTCTACTGCGACTGCTGGGGCTACAACACCAGCGACAGTTACAGGAAATACACTTGGTATGTCACTGTCCTACTTTAGACAAACTCCTTTTGGCGATAGAGTTACATTAGAAGTTTTTCCAGTAGGTGATGGTACGGATAGTAATGTTGCATTGCGTTCCTCAGGAGAACAGCTTTTACGTACGGTAAATGTACACTATGGTATTGTTTATGATGCAGCCACACAAGGAATTGCATTATATGTAGATGGTTATGAAGCTGCAAGTGGTACACTTGCACATAATTTGAGTAGCCACTTGACTAAACTTGCTGGTAGTGGTTTTCCTATAATGTTTACTAATGGAATTAGTAATCAAGTTGGCGATAGTTCTACAAAGGGCGTTCTTGGTAATGGCGGCATAGACATGACTTCTGGCCCATATGCAGTATTGTCACGTCCTTTACTTGCTGATGAAATGCGATTCATGGCACAGAGCGGCATTGACACCTCTAGACTTTGGAGGACACGATATGACCCTAGGTTAATGGGATATTGGCCATGTGATACGTTTGATCTTGGTGATATTTTTGTTGATGATGTAGCTCGTGCTATGTCACCTGTGACCGGACCATTAACTCGTGGACATTCAAATACTAAATGGGAACGTGTATACAACCTAAATAATATCCGACCTGATCCAGAAGTATTTCGCGACGATGGAACTGCATTTGTTGATTTGTTTACTGGCGAAACACGCACCCCTAATGCCCTTCAGCAAACATTTGGTAATCTTGGTATTACCTCTGGTACCTTCATGCCTCATGGTGGATCACAATTTGCTGGTGGTATAGCCGACAATAAAGATTCTCGTAATACGCCATTCAGTTCTAATCCACGTTGGCAGCCCGCTACAGAAGAAAGAGACTTAGGACCACAAAATCTTAATGAGTACTTAATTTCTTTTGAGGTTACTCCCAGTGGAGATATTCCGTTTCGTGATGCCACTGGTCATGCTTTAAACAGTCAACAACGTTGGTTTAACTCTACATTACATGCTCATGGTAACCTGGGAGTTAACACTACCGATGGTGAAGTAACATCATTTTTAACAATGCAAAATAGCGTTTCACCCGATCCACTTGGTTTTGATGAGGGTCTCGGTGGTTCTGGCGTTACGGTTTGTTTTGTTGGTCGTGATGGTTCTTCAACCACCAATATTACTCCTATTATATCTGGCACATTATCGCTTGGTGTACCTAGTAAAGTTTTACTACACGCTAAATTTGAAGAACCGTATCGCGTAAACGGTTTTACTGCTGGCAATTCACCCATGACTATTTCTTTATGGATTAATGGTCAAAAAGTAAATAGTCGTACAGACGAGTGTAACAATTGGCGATTATGGTCTGATCAGTTTCCTGGTGGGGGTACTTCTGACTGGCTGCTTCAGTTTGGTGGCTATGCAGGCACGGATTCAATAATTACACACGTTTCTGCCGATAGTGGACTTGGTGAAATTTATATGCGTGAAATATTTATCATGCGTGGAATCTTTGAAAAAGGAGAAGTAGAGGCTCTTGCTGTAAGCGGTGTTCAAAGCCCAACGATCACTGGATATTCTGCACAATTACCAACTACGCAAGTTTCTATTGCAGATAGTGCATTGGAAGGTTATTGGAGGTTTAATGGTTTCGACGGCAACATAGGGGAAGTGTCTAACTCTCCTGGTGGTTCTGGTACCACAGATCTTAGTCTTAAAGGAAATCATCTTGACGCTATCGCCCAACGTTTTTATGAACAAGGCACAAGTGTTGACCTTGCTGAGACTCAGCGTGCGTTAGCGGGGCCATACAGGAATTCTGATCTTGGCGTACAGTGTAGCGGTTTTCATAATGCTAGTATTGCTCCCGCTAATAGTTCTCCAAACATGTTGCCGCCATTTGCGGTTTCTGGTGCTGTATTTGATACTCCTGCTGATGGTTTTTCTGTTGGCTTTTTAATGGCTAAACGAGAAGGCGTTGCTTCCAACACTTTTGATTGCTTACTGTCTTATGGCGTATTTACTGCTTCACCACCCAATGGTCTGATAGGAGACACTTCGGTTGATCCTAATCGTGGTTGGGCTATTGGTATGGATGATCTTGAAAACATGAAGATGATCATCTCTACTGGTGGTAACATGTATATCGATTCAAACTCGAATGCCGCAAACTCTGGTCAAGTTGTTTGTGGTACAACTTCTTCTGTTAATCCTTTAACTGCTGAACGTAGTTTTAATTCATGGAAACAAGGTAGTTTTCGTACTCCCGTTATAGACTATTGGGATCATTATTGTTGGACTTATAACCCTTCAACTACTGACGGTAGCGGCGTACGTTGTTACCTCAATGGTAATTTAGTAGACGAACGATTTATTGATTCATATTTCAGTGACAGTAATGGCGTGCCCACCGATCCAAAACAGAATCCTTGGACTGGTAATCCTATTGCACCACAGACTCCGGTTGAGCCTACGACACGGATGATAACCTTCCGTTCTCATCAAGCCGCTGGACAAACACCTGCCGCATGGGATTTTCGTCAAAACAATGTTCTCGATGTTGATTCTGTAATGACAGATGTGTTCTATTTTTCGCGTGCCTTAAGTGAATTAGAAGTACGTTACGTTGCACAAAACGGTATTGATAGTGCTACTGGTACAGTAACCAGTGGTATTGTTGGTGGCTTCATGCATGGTCAGGATACTGGATCCGGAATCATCGGCGGCTTTGCACACGGTCAAGACACTGGCTCTGGCCTCTTTGGTGGTTTCATGCCTGGTGGCCTTGAAGGTAGTGGACTCTTTGGTGGATTCGTTTCTGGCGTTGTCTTTAGCGACGGAACCATTGGTGGCTGGATTCACGGTCTAGACGACGTATCTGGCATCATGGGTGGTTACATGCTTGGTGTCGATGTTGGCTCTGGCTCTATTGCTGGCTATATTCGTGGTCAAGAGGTTGGCTCTGGTCACTTCGGCGGTATGATCTTTGCCTCTGAATTGTCAAGCGGCGTGCTTGGTGGCTTTATGAACGCTTCCGATCTTGGAAGCGGCATCATTGGCGGCTTCATGCTCGGTGGATTACAAAGCAACTTTGAGTTTGACGCTGGATTCACCGTTGACGTACTAGCGGCAAAGGACTTTGATGCACAGCTTGAAATCGCAAAAACAGTTGGTTCAGACTTTGATGCTAAGGTTGTCATTTTCCAGGACGAGGTTCCGCCGTTAGTAGACATCATTGTGCCGGATGCATCGGTTAGTGGATTAGCACCGCCGTTCAACCAGTACTTCGTAGCTAAAGCTTCTGGCCAACAGGGTAAGTCGATTACTTCTACTAAGTGGACGTTCGGAGACTTCACGCCCGCAGAGACCGTTGCCGAAAGTGGTGCGGGATGTTACCCGGTACAACACAGATACGCATCCAGTGGATTCTTTATTGCAAAGTTTGAGGCTATCGATTCTGATGGTCTACATGCTTCCGCTACAAGAATCATCAGTGCGGCATCTGGTATTGATCCAGTACTAATCAGTCTGTCGGGTACTCCGCGTTCTGGTGACGCTGGCCTGATCGTTGACTTCGATACGGATATCAATATTCTGCCGCCTGGAGTAAGTATCTCAACTCAGCTACTTCACTTCGATGATGGGCAGACAACGATTGCATTTAGCCCGACACACAACTATACGCAACCAGGAACGTACAAGCCAGTCTGGTGTGTACGCGATTCGCGTGGTGTGATCTGGTGTGATTCACTCGAAAGTGGTTCAGATTTTTTAAATAGTCAGAAATGAGAAAGTATACACTTAATCAGGATTTTTTCGAACATCCAAACGTATTGAACTCCTATTGGGCGGGGTTTATTGCGGCAGATGGATGTGTGTATCGAGACGAATTGATTGTTGCATTGAATAATCAGGACAAGAATCATCTGCAACAATTGGCTGATGATATGGAATCTAATAGACCATTACGACAAGCTAGAATAGACCTGACAGAGTTGCGTGCTTATAGTAAAAAACTGTTATCAGATCTTAATCGAAACTTTTTTATTGGTCCTCGTAAGACGCATATACTTATGCCACCTACTCATTTGATTGGAGACAATATGTTATCTTATATTGTAGGCTATATTGATGGCGATGGATCAATCTACAAAGAAGATGACAAATATTTAGCGTTGCAAGTGACTGGTAATGAGTCTATGTTATCATGGATTAAAGATGTTTTTGATGAACTAGACAGTAATACCTTTAAAGGTAAATCATTAGCTAAGCTATATTACTATAAGAATAAAAGGTCATGTAACTATAGAGTCAAGGGCCGACGTGCTGTTAATGTTGCACGACATCTGATGGGACTAGACATTCCATACTTGTTAAGAAAATGGAGTAAGGTATGAATATTCTTGTTTCAGACGGCATTGTTGTTAGTGGGGTAGGTGTACCCCTTAACGGCATCGAATGGCCTTCCGGTCAGTTTGCCAGTAACGAACCGGGATCGCAACTATGTGCGTTCCTATCGTCGGTGAATGCTTCATTTGGTTTCAACTTAACGCCGCATTCGTTCCAGACGGAATGGGTGCCATGTGGCGACCCGTGTGCATTCCATGGAGCCTCTGGCCAACTTCCAGATATTGGGCACTCTCTAGAACTCTTTGTAGGTGATTTCTTTTTTCGAGGAAAGGTTACTCACTCTGACTATACTACTAGTCCTGGTGGTACTATTGTCAGTGTTACGGTCGAAGACAATAGACACGAACTGAGACGAGTTAAGATTCATACGGAAGACTTAGGAGAAGATGCACCTAGTGGTGTTGTATCTGTCGCTAGAGGATATCGAGTAGTTAATGGTCTAACTGATGTCGGTGGTGATCCTAATGATCCTAACATTAAAGAGTATCGTCGCATCTTGCAGTTTGGTGCTACGTATAGTCAGGTGTTAGCGGCCATTGATTTACATTTTAATGAAGGTAAATGCTCTGTTTCTGTGTCTGATCTACCTACGGTGGAGCAGCTCGAAAAGAACATTGGCGGTACCATTGAGGCACTTCGTTTCCAATTCAATTTATCGCAATTGGACGAAGTACTATCTCGTATTCTTCTAGATACCGGCTACGATTGGTACTGGAGTATGGATGCTCAACGCATCAACCTGATCAATAAGAAAACAACGTTTGATATCAGTGAGTCAGACATACTTGATCTGGTATCCGAGTTTGGTAGTACTAGTGGATTGAACGAAACAAAGCAGCTTGGTTTTGGTCAGGATGTTGTACCTGATCCTACACGTTTCCGTGTTTTGGGTGGTCACCAAGAAGGCTTCATTAACTCGCACTTGTTAAGTCCTATTGATGGACTAGACACTCTGGCATTAGATGACATAACTGACACAAATAGTACACAGAGTGGCGTTGTGTTCCAGCCCGCGTGGAACAAGCTGACGGTTGGCTTCTATGATGCCGATGGTTTCTATCGTACGTACATTCCTCAAGAAAAAGAGTTGCAGCTTGCGTTAGCGGGTATCGAGCAATGGACATACTATAAGATTTATCAAGCCACAAGTCCACTTAGCGATCCTGCTGGCTATGGTCTTCCTGTTGACGCTGGATCTATTGCTGCTCAGCACCTAACGTTTCAGAGTCGTTTTGATCCGGTAATGCCGTTGGCTGGTTTGGCAACTGGTGCCGCTGAGTCTGGTATTCGTGTTATCAATAACCGTAGAGACGAAGAACAAAACTGGGTATTGTCTTTTTATGCAAGATTACGCGATCATGCTTCTAGACACTATGGTCGTTCGTATATTCTTGAAGGACTATTGTTTGATGATACCGAGGGACTATATAATCTTGTTGGTGCCGCATGGGCTAACGTAGAAAATCAAGTAGAAGGGTTCTCTTTGTCTCCTTCTGGCACAACGGGAGCTAGTGGTGTTTTCGTTGAAGATTACGAAATCAATAGAGACCTAGGTCCAGTCAGTCCGTTTATTACTGATGACTTTCGTGTTAGTGCTCACTGTCGTTTGCCATCCGATACGGTCTATGGACCACAGGGCGATAGTAACCCTGCTGGTTTTGGCAACTGGACAGAAGACGCACCTCCGTTTAACCCTACCGGAGATGGTAGCCACTATATTCCTGTAGAGTTGACTATCGTGGGTAACCGCGTTATCAATCCTCGCAGCGACGAACTATACTCTTTTGAAGACTATCCTGAAGGAACCATTTGGTGTCAATTACCCATCAACGCTGGAGCCTCTGGCGGTCTGTCGATTGACAACACAATTTCTTCACTGGCCACACTAGTAACTACTAACGCAAAGCTAGACGCTGAGACAACACTAGACATCATCAACCCTGCGGTTGTTCTTAATGTTTACAGTGCTCTATCCGGCGTAGCTATTCCTGTGCAGGCTCGTAATCGTTATGGACAGTCTTACCCGAGTCAGTGGGTACTAGGCGACCTTCATTACGAGCGTGACGAAGATGTACAATTAGACGATCAGTTTGTGCCTTGGGCATTTTCTCCTGTGGGCGATGAAACATCTTTACAGGTTATGTCTAGTCGTGCAGTTCGCAGAGCTGAGGGCAAGATTGTCCCCAAGAGTTCTTCACGCTATGCTGACTTCAATCAGGTTGGATTACCGCTCCTGTCATTTGATGCTTTTGCTGAACAAGGGATCGGTCCTTCTGGATCATATGGTGAAATTAGTCACGGCGTAAGTGAGACGAACATTTCGTTTGGAACCGAAGGGTTCCTAACCAGATACAAAATTCAGTCGTACTTCCCGAAATTTGGCCGCGAAGCCCCATTGGGAGAACGTGTACGTGCCGTTCTGAATGGCGTCCTGAATCCTATTGACTTCAGTAGTCTAGCACTACTCGATCCTACTCCTGGACCTCCGACGAATCCAATTCTTCCGGGTGATCCATTTGTTCCGCCACTATTCTTTGATCGCGAAGAACGTGCGGTTCGCGTGACGATTACGGAAGTGAACAATATATTTACTCTTTCTAGCACTGCTGGTGACGAAGTAGATGAACGCTATAGAGGGATTGATCAAAACCTATATACGAAACCATCTACCGCTGGTAGTAGTATTGACTTTCAGGAAGGTGCTATTTGTATTGATGGTTTCCTAAACATTAATGATGAGGCAATGTATCATACGGATGAGTTCGAACTATCTGGAGGCAACACTATCCTAAGATACTTTACTCAAGGTCGTCCGTTTGGCAATGGTACTATTGTTGAAGTTGAACGCTCTAATGTTGATGAGCCTACTAAATATGATGTGACAATTGTTGATCCAACGGCATCGGCTTTAGGTACGGATCGTGCCGTGTTTGCTGTTGAAGTTTTGAATGGTTCTGTATCTCTTGGTGACAAGACAACACTTGCTGTTCAAGGTGATGCTCCCGTGTCGCCTGGAGCCAGCGATGGTACGATCTTCATTAACGGTACAGTGACCGATGCTGCTGGCGTAACGCCTGTTCAAATTATTGGTGTGGCACGTCCTGGTGAGTCTACTGCTAGAGCAAATGTCCGACCACTAGATTTCAATGGACAGGTTGTGTCTTCGGGGACACTTACAGGAAACGTAGTGCCTATTCCGTTCCCAGAGCTAGCCGCTTCTGGCGATAAAGGGTACTTAGTGACGCTTAGTGTAGCTAGTGGTAGCTTTGGTGCTACTGCAACAGTCAATTATATTGAAATCGTAAAGCCTGGATTCATTCAGAAATTGGTACTCTAATGGTTATTGGTTCTGGACAAATTCCTTATGCGTATGAGAATGGGCAACCATTCCGACAACCAGCAGAAGGTATTCAAATTTCTTACTCTGGTGTGACGATTGAGGATGCTCAATTTGCTCATACTGCTGAACACAGACAGTTATTTGATTCTACCTTCTTGCCTGATTGGTACGCTTATCGTTCATTTGATTTGTCGCCACCATCTGGCACGTATGAACCACAGCCGGGTGGTGCTACGTTGGCCAACCCTTTTATGGTGGGTAGTGCTACAGATGTAGGCTATATTCTTGATCTAAGAAAGAGTCTAAACTTTTTGTTTCACAGTTATTCTGTAGATTCAAACTATACGTCTACACAACATAGGACAGATTGGTTTAGTCAGATATACCCTGAAAGTCCGAGCGGTCAAGCAGACCCAGGAATTTATCTCCATCGTGCTCCTTCACATGAAGGATTCATTGTTGGAGAAGACGCCGACGTGATAGCCACTTCAGGATATTTGTTTGACATTGATTATGCAGAAGTGATGTGGAATCCATATCCATTTTTAGCTCAACCAAAACGTACAAACGCTCACGGTAATCATAGCAACGGCACAGTGAATGATTTTCAGGTGCCCATCATGCCGATGTTCCCTAACTTCATGAGAACAGATGCAGGTCTTGTTACTCACACAGGAAGGGAACCCAGTTCATTAGCTGGTAATGATTTGTATAGAACGGATCATGTCGCTTCTGGGTTTGTTCGTATTGATGGTTATGCACTAGGGGATTTTACTGACGTATTCTTAGGACAAATGAGTGATGGTGGTATCAAGTATACCAATGCTCCAGGATCCGGTACAAGTCCTGGTGGTGACTTTGGTTATGGTACAGCAGCACCACGTACCGTTGGGTCTTCTGGTGTTGATGTTGATTTTGCTCGTATCTTTGTCACGCCTTCTGGCACTTTTGCATCTGGCGTGTACGCTGTAGCAGTACGTAATCGCAGAGAACATGTACGCACTGCTGTTGAATCTGGTATAATTAGTCGTTGGCCAAATAACGACGAGGCGTTTCCATTAGATCAGATACGTACTCCCGTTGATGTACCGCCCATTGCTTCTGGTGGTATGTTTTTTGGTGGATCAGAAGGATTTGAAGTATTCAATGATGCTCTCTGGATTTTAGATTTTGGGAATATAACTAGTCTTGTAAACGCACAAACTTCTCCTCCATCTGGACTATGTGTAATATCGCCACATACTGGTAAGTATGCGTGGGTACGTTATGCTGATTTAGAAAAAAGTACTGGTGGTGGTGGTGGCAATCCCGGTAGAGGCTGGCAGTGGCACACGGGACTCACTCGTGTACCAAGTGGCGTTGCTGGTACTGCTGAAATTATCAGACTACACAATAGATCGCCAGAAAATTCTCTTCATACAGCAGATATGCAGTTTCAGATTTATGATGAACATCTGAACTTCATACGAGAAGAAGTTATTACGGTACCGACAGCTAACCTAAATTTCCCTAGTAGCCCTGCTGGCAGTAGAGGAGACGTATTTTTTCCTGAGATAACATACGTGGACGACGGTGTTGATAAAAAAATATATGTACAAGGCAGTCCACAGTTTGGTAATGTTGTTTATGAGTCTTTCATTTGGAGATTCACATACGACCACACCGGCATTTCTTTGGACCCAATCTTTTGGTACTATGACAGAACTCTCGGCGTGGGAGTTACCTCTGTTGACCCAGATGATCTTACAGAAATCAATGGGACCTTGTATGGATTTCGTAAGGGGCTAGGTGCAGGTACTAGTGGTCAAATTGACACCATATCACTAGCGGCCAGTTGTGCTAGCCAGCCATGTCTAGCGTCGTACTCTGCTGGATCTAGTTATAGTACAGAAAAGCCAATTCGTGATTTGCCGCCTGATCCACATGGTCTTGGTTACTATCAAAAAGCCAAACTGATAGACCTCAAAGAAGTGCCCGCTACTGCTGAACATGTCACTCCCGGTCTTTATGCGTTAATGATTGCTGCGGATCCCAAGTCTCTTGGATTTACCAACTGGCATCACAAACGTCTATACTTGTTTCGTATTGAAGAACGTTCTGATTTTTTCGAGATTGTTCACTACACGGACCTTGGTCCTCTACAACGGGGATCCCAGACGAACCCGGCGTTTAAGATCGTCTACACTCCAATCAATTAGTGTATTTTATAGCAAGCATTGGTACATGCCATAGCTCAAGTCTTGAAGTTGTGTTCCGTGTTAAAGGATAATTGCTTCTAGAAAAGGAATAAGAACAATGGTATCAGGAATTAGATTTTTCGGTGGATCCGGAACAATGGGTCAGTTGACCACGGGGCGTCTCACGCCAGCGGCATACTACGCTTCGGCGGATACGTTGCCGGTTGATCGTGCTCGTCCCAACTTGGAGATTTTCCAAATGGAAGCGGGGGCAGATGGTAGCCCTAACCGCTTGGGCTTCTTCGGTGCTAACGGTGCTCCAAACAGTGCTGTTATTGTTGGACAATATCAGGATTCGACATTTAGGACTGATGCTCTAGGTGCTGACCTTGGGCGAATGATCAATGCAAAATTCACTGGTGCTAGCCTGGTAGAACACTCAGGAGTTGCATACACGGCTGGAACATTTGTAGATATTCCGTCTGAGTCTGGTACTCTCCTGTGTCGCTTCGCGGAGCCCAATGGAACGGCAGTCATCACACAAACGGCAACGTTCCGTGCTGTAAACTTTACTGCTGCGTCTGGCGTACCGGATATCTCTGATCTGGCCACTGGAATCACGATCCAAGCTGCTCAGTTAGCAGATACCGATGGTTATGCTGGTGCTACTGCATGGTCTGAGATTTCTAGCGGTGGTGCCGTATTGAGTCTTCAAGATCAGAGTGCCCAAGCAAACGTACACGATTTCCACCTGATGCTGAGTGGTACACCCACCTCTGCTGGTCGAAAGACCGACTTCGGATACTTTATCCAGCTTGAATTCCTGTAAGAGTTATTTAGTTCATAAGAGAGCCTACAAGTTGTAACTTGTGGGTTCTTTTTTCTTTCCACTCGTACGCTTTCGCGTATAATGTGTGTACCATTCGTGGTGCTGGATAGTCCACCCACGACTTTGGAAGAATATGACATTAGCATTTAGCTCAAAACACCCTCACGTCCCCAATCCCAAGAGTGATCCGAACGCAAGTCGTTGGATAGCCTCTCTGTCAGACGGAACCACCGTCTTTGAAGACCTCACGCCCGGTGCTATATCTGCGTGGATGCGTCTTAGGGATTACATCGAGGTCCACAAGCTCAAGGTCACGAACCTGAGACTTGAGGCGTATGGCCGCAATGTTGTACTGGTTCCGTATAAAGACGGAGAAGGGAACGCTCAGGTTAATGGCTACTGGCACAGTAAGCAGATCAATGCCCTACTACACACGAGCGGCGTAACCGAAACAGAGTGTCGTGGTATTGGTATTTTGAAGGGAAAAGAAATCTGGATCACCTGGGTACAAGAACAGGGGACAACCAGACAAGAAGTTAGAGAATACAAGTCTGGCGACAAAGCGGTCATTGTCAATGATCCCTCGGTATGAAGTACCCTTCTCTTACTACTCCGGACGTTGAGCACGACGGGGCCAACCTACTCGCAGAATTCATTTGGTTGAATCGCGACATTCGTGCTGACATTTACCCGTGGCGAGGTCATAATGGTAAGGAGTGGGGACGGCTAGTTGCTGCTTTGAAAAAACTAATGGGGGATTCCTATGGTTTATCAGCAGGACAACTGGCCTTTTACATTTGGAAATGTAAGCCGCACCACATCAGCCCACAGCAGTTCGCCAAGATGGCAGTTGTTGCCCGTCAGCTTTTCGAGTCATACGACTTGGAGCAAGTATCACGATTCTACACAGACTGGCAAAAGGAACTCGCCTCGTCCGGTCTTGAAAAAGTTAAGTACAAAGAAGCAAAACCGAAAACACTGTTTTCATTTTTGAGAGAACTAGAGAATGGCAAAGCGTAAGAAACCTGGACTGAACATTGATATCGAGGAGCAGACGACTCCCACCTTTGGCTTTTTCAAGCAGGAGGTAGAACAAGATGGCGTACAAGCCATGTCGGCAGAGGAGGTTGGTGATCCCAATCCTAATCGTAGTGGGTCATATAACTTAGACTACGATTTAGCTGTGCCATTTCCTGAGGGGCGTATCACCGAGATCTTCGGTGCAGAGGGAACCTGCAAGACAACGTTGTCACTAGAGGTAGCTGGTCGTGCTATCCAGGCTGGCAAGACTGTACTATATGTCAACATGGAGAGAAACCTGAACCTATCTCTTATGCGGACGGTTCGAACGCTTCGTCCCTATCTTGATATTGCCGTTGAGCACGCAACAGCCCTGGCCGCTGGCAAGAAGTCTCCGCATCCCGAATGTCCCCTATGGATCGTCAATGCTTCCAATGGTGAGCAGGCTTTTGAAGCAATGCGTAAGTTTGCCGGTATGGTTCCTAACGGAGTGGCCATCCTAGACTCTATCGACGCCGCTCAACCGCAGTCAGTGATGGCTGGAGAGATCGGTGACTCTACCGTGGGCAAGCTGGCCAAGCTCATGTCTGATGCCATGCGTAAGCTCATCGGTGTGTCTGAGCAAAACAAGGTCGCCCTCGTGTTCGTCAATCAGATCCGCGATAAGATCACCATGTATGGTGACCCTACGGATACCCCTGGCGGCTATGCTCTTAAGTTCTATGCTTCGCAGCGTATCCGACTCTTCACGCCCCGCAAGACCGATTGGATCCTGGACTCTGACAAGGAGCGTATCGGCAGCCTAATCAGATACAAGGTAATCAAAAACAAGGTAGCCCCCGATGGTAACGAAGGTGTGTTCCCTATCCTTTTCAAGAACGGTATTTTCCGCGAGCAGGAACTTGTGACTCAGGCGTGCAACTTTGGTGTCCTGCGTATGGGTGGCAAAGGTGGCAAGCAAGTCTTCCTGCCTAAGATCGACCGTGACACTGGTGAGTACATTATGGATGGCGAGGAAATCGCCTCCACTTGTATGAGTCAGTTCAATGCTGCTCGCAGACTCTTGATGGACAGTGTACTATTCAACAAGCTGGACGCAGAAGTACAAAGCTTATTCATTCCTGGTGGACATGATCCCATTGAAGATCTAGTAGATGAAATTCAAGACGCTTAATGGCCGCGAGATTCGTATGGAGATTCTACCCGAAAGGTATCCCGTACGGACACGCGAACAGTGCAAGTCGGCTGGGCAGTACATGCTCGGTCGCTTGCTACGTAGCATCTATGGTTTTCACGCATTGATTTTGGAAGAGTTTCCTCTACCGGAAGAACGACTTTACTTAGATTTTTTCATGCCGCATAACAAACTGGGCTTTGAGTATCAAGGCATACAACACGATAAGTTTGTTAAGCTATTCCACAGTGACAAGAAAGGGTTTGAAAAATCTAAGGCACGAGACGCCAGAAAGAGACTCTGGTGCGAGACAAACGAAATTACATTAATCGAAGTACGTGGTAACGTGTCTGTCGAAGAACTACAAAAACTAATCGAAGAAGCACGAAATGAGTAACGTTGCAGCAGAGAAGATATTCCTAGCAGGAGTTGTACAGCATCCAGACAAGCTGTTTGAGTTTGTTGAATATCTTGGAGAGGAAGACTTTCAACATACGGCTACCCGTATGACCTTTGAGGCACTACGGTCTCTGGTTATTGATAAAGAAGCTCAGAAGGTCACGAAGGCCAAGCTTGTGGCGGAAGCTAAAGCATTGGGTCATCATAACTACTTGTCTGCCACGAGGAACGGTGAGTGGATTGATGAACTGATTGCCGAAGAAGTGAGCATTGGTGAGGTTGACAATCATTTTCTTGAGGTCAAGAGACAGGCACTCAAGGACCAATATACTCAAGCCTTTGTTGAGCAAAGAGACTATCTATCAGCGACCAACGATTCGTTGTCAGTGATGATTGGTAAGGTTGAAAACGCCATCATCAGTAAGGTCAATATTATCGACAAGGGCGAACACGCCATTGAAGATATTCGTGAAGGGTTTGAAGAGTTCATTAATACTCTTGCTGATGACCCTGGACATATGGGGCTTGATCTAGGTTATCCTTTGTGGCAAGAGTGTATCGGTCAACTGAGAAATGGCTCTATGACATTCTTGGTTGGTACTACTGGCAGTGGTAAGTCTCAGTTTGGTATGCGTGCCGCTGTCACCGCTGCACGCAAGGGGCTACCAGTTCTTTATCTTGATAGCGAGCTAAGCAAGCAAGACCAGTGGGTGCGTATTGCAGCCATGGTTGCTAGGGTTCCGTCAGAGTATATTGAAACTGGTTTCTGGCGTATGTCAGAAAAAGAACTAATTGATAACAACGTCACAGATCCGAAGATTCGTGATGAGATCATGGCTCATGGTCGCAAGCTTAAAGAGCCGCGTCTTTGGGAAGCAGTGAAGAAGATGCCTATTTTCTATCAGTCGATTAGTGGTCTCAGCGTTCCTGACGTGCTACCGCATATCAGAAGGTGGCTACTGACCCACGTTAAGCCCGACCGTGATACTCGTGTACCGCAGTGCTTGATTGTGTATGACTATATCAAGCTGGCTATGACCAACGAGATTAGTCGTGGTGTCCTGCAAGAATGGCAACAGAATGGTTTACACATTGCGGCGTTGCATGACTTTATCAACAAGTACAATGTGCCGCTTATTGGGTTTGGCCAAACTAACAACGAATTGATCTCTGGAATCAAGGCTGTCGCTGGTGGTAAACGCATCAGTGAGAACGTAGATTCTGTCAGTTACCTCAAAAGAAAGACTGACGCTGAACGTGCTGACGATGGCAACGGTACTCACAAGATGGAGAACTTTAAGTCTAGGTTTGGCAAAGGACTATGGGGTAGTTACATTAATTACAACGCAGACCTTAGTTGTGGTTATTTCGAAGAACTGGAGATTGGTCATGTAACACCTCCTCAACAAGATAGTGACGACGATGACGACGACGAATGAAAAGAAGCAAACGATTCGTAACCATGCGAATCGCAACATTACTTATCTGCTAGACAGACTAGAGATTGAGTTTGATGATCGTGGAGACGGTCTAATTCAATCTACGTGTCAGTGCATGCAGCACGGGGGAGACCGTAACAACGTGACGGCATGGAGTTGGCGAACCGATCTTGGTAAATGGGTATGTTGGACGCATCACTGTGAGGAGAGTCGTGGCAATGATATCTTCGGCTTAGTGAGTAGTGTTAAAGGTATCAACTTTCGTGAGACCGTTGAATGGATTACCACACAGCTTGAGAACAAAAACGTGGACCTTGATGAGAAGGTATCTGATCCAATCAATATTCATCGTGGTAACAAGTTACACATTCATGAACCGCTAAAAGAGGATAACCTAAAGTTCCTCATGCCGGATCCTCAGTATCTACTGAATCGTGAGTTTGATCTAGAATCATTGCGTAAATACGAGGTTGGCCTTTGGAGTCGTCTTGGTACGTACATGCATGATCGTGTCGTGTTCCCTGTTAGAGATCACGAAGGTCACTTGATTGGATATACAGGACGTACCATTCATACTCCTGAGTATTTCAAGCAGCGTGACCTCAAGTACATGAAGTGGGTACATGGTCGCCATTACAACAGATGGCCTCAGCGTGGAGACTTGTTTACTAGCTCCATTCTGTATAACCTACATAATGCTAAACGATACTTGGGCATGAGCAAAAAGCTCATTCTGGTTGAAGGACCGCTAGATGGTATGAAGTTGGATGAAGCGGGGATCCACAACTGGGTTGCCACACTTGGTACTAGCTTCTGTCATGCTCACAGAACACTACTAATCAAGTATGGTGTTACGGATCTGTATGTTGCGTACGACAATGATGATCCTGCTAAATACAAGAGTGGAGAAAGCCCCGGTGAAAAAGGATGGGAACGCATGGAGCGTATTGTTGGTGACCTTTTTCAGTTGCACAGGGTTCTCCTGCCACACGATAAAGACTGTGGCGATCTAAGCACAACTTTACTTCAAGAAATTTTTAAAGGTATCTCATGTTAAAACTCAAGTCCATTTCACCCTCACGCATCAAAACTTTTGAGATGTGTAAGTTTAAGTATTGGTTAACGTACAATACCGATCTTGCACTTAAGACCAACTGGGGTGCTTGTCATGGTTCTCTTATCCATGATGTTTTGGAGCAGTATTCCAATGGTAGTGATCCAGACTGGGTAGCCAGACTGTATCGTGGTTATGGTGGAGTACTAGAAACGCTAGATCGTTACCAGAAGCCAGAGGTCATGGAAAGCCCATTGGTATGGGCTAAAGAAAAAGACTACGCCAACAAGAGACCGCTGTGTGACACATGTCCTTACGCTTCAAAAGAAGATAACACATGTAGCATTTCGCAAAAGCCCCTAGACGCATTGCCGGGTTGTCCTCGCGATCTGTTTGATGGATCAATCAAGATGTGCGAGACACAGATTGAGCGTTACAAAGACATGTGGAATAAGACCCTGCGGAACCCAGAAGGGGAAGTAGTTGGGTACGAGTATGGCTATAGGATTAACATTCCTGGTACAGACGTTCCGATTATTGGTTACATGGACCTTGTGATCGAAGAAGACCCCGAAACCATCCATGTGATTGACTACAAGACCGGCACATGGACACAAGACTACTTGCAGTGTCGTGAAGACATTCAAGTGAAGATGTATTCTCTTGCTTCTCGTCGTGAGTTCATTGACGACATTAGTAACAAGGGTTACAATTACAAGAACGTGATCTTGACGTTTGACTACTTCACTAAGAATCCTATCACTGTAGCATTTACAGAAGAAGAGGATCTAGCGACAGAAGAATGGGTTAAGAACAAGGTAAAAGAGATCGAGTCTACTGCTTATATCGACCGTATCGTTAGAGACAACAGTGACTTTGAAAAGAGGTGGGCTTGGAAGTGTCGTTCGTTATGCGACACTGGCGTTTGTTCTAGTCAATGGAATGGGAAGTTTAAAACATAATGAGAGCACGTATTGGTAAAGATTGGATTGATGCATATTTTGACTATGGTGTAGACCGTACCAATAGACGTATCTTTATGTTTGATGGTGTTGACGAAACATCTATTGGTACAGTTATTAAGGGTCTGTATTACATGAATGCAGAGTCAACGGAAAAGCCTATTGAACTATTCATTGGTTCATTTGGTGGTAGCGAGTACGAAATGTATGCATTGTACGACGTGATCGGTACTCTTCAGGCACCAGTACATATTACTGCTATTGGCAAATGTATGAGTGCTGCACCATTGTTGGTTGCTCGTGGCGAACCAGGACATAGATACGCTACTCCAAACACTTGGTTCATGGTCCATCAGTCGTGGGACGAGTTTGGCATGAAGCGTACGGATGAACTAAAAAAGGACTTAGTTCATTATGATGCAATGGCAAAGAGTTGGTATGCTCTTATGGAAAAGCACACCAGCCAAAAGGCCACGTTCTGGAAGAAGCATTGCGAACAGGTTGGTGACAAATACTTTAGTGCTGAGCAGGCCCTAGAGTGGGGTATCATTGATCACATTTGGGATCAGAAAGACGGAGAAGAGTAATGGCTAAACATATTGTAGTAATAGGCTGCTGGGAGAAGGGTCACGTAACAGAGTTACTGATGACCAAGAAGCAAGAGGAGACGCTTTGTAGAAAGATTGACAAAATGAAAGCCGTCTGTCCCGTGTGTCGTGACGAAGGGGTTGGCAATCAGTCAATCACAATCCTGCGTGGTGAGACACGGTTCACGCTAGATAAGTCGTACCAGTGTCGCCATGGTCACATGACGAACGTGGGGGCATTTTCTAATGGCATGTTACACGTTAAGTCCAGTTCAGGCAGAAGCGATTTCGAGAACATAGAAGGAACCATCGAAGAACTAGAGGAACTGATTGACAAAAAGACGATTTCGTGTCATCATGTAGATGAGAAAGGCCAACAGTGTGGCTGTAAACTCAAACCGATGGACAACTTACAACTAGAGTATCCTGTAGTTACTGGCATTAAGACAAGAACTAGAGTCGGTGACCTTTGGGACAAGGCTGGTGCTGATGTTGTTCGTACTGGTGGCTATGACAAAGATGGTAACCACACTTCGGGTACTGGTCAAGAAGGAAACAAAGCTCGCTTAGAGGCTATGCGAAGACTGAACGCAAAAAATAGCAAGTCTCCTGGTAAGCGAATCACCAAGCCGACGAATAAGATTTACAATCGAAGATCCAGATGACATTTACACACCTGAACGTACATTCTAAAGCTTCTATGCTGTACGGTTCTGCTGACATCAAAAAGATTGTCGCCAGAGCCAAGGAGCTAGGACAGCCCGCCGTAGCACTTACAGACTATTCGAACGTCTTTGAAACGGTAAACTTTTGTCGCGAGGCAGAGGCGGCTGGGGTCAAGCCCATCCTGGGGGCCGACCTGTATTTTTGCGAGGACGCAGAGCAGCTTAGAATCCAGAAAGTACGTCAGGTGTCTCACATCGTTCTACTGGCCGAGAATGAAACCGGCTGGAAGAACATCACGCGGCTGCTATCGCACGCCAACAGTCCGGACTATTTCTTCTACAGTCCCCGCATTGACTTTTCTCTTTTAGAGCAATACAGTGAAGGCGTAATCTGTCTTACGGGCAGTAGTCTTGACGGGGTTGTCTCTTCTCAACTGTATGATAAGGTAGACGAAAGCGGCGAAGTGTATGAGACCGCTGCTCTGTTTAAGGCAGAGGGTTTGATTCGTCGTTTCCTTAAGATCTTTGACAAGGACCACCTGTTCCTGGAAGTACAGGATACTGGTGTTGCAGAGCAGAAGCAGATTAACACTAGGCTTCGTAGTATTGGTACTAAGTATGGTTTGCGTACCGTAGCTACCAACAACGTTCACTACGTTGAGCAGCATGACGCTGAGGCACACAAGACTCTGTTGGAAATGAGTGCCAACAAGTATAGTCGTGCTACATACACTGACTTTATTCCTGAGGAATACTACCTCAAGAGTCGTGATGAAATGGCCGAACTTGGTCTCTTGGAAAGTGAGCTTGATCTTGCTTGTGAGATTGCTGATCGTTGTAACGTTAATCTTGATATCAAGAAACGTCGTTTGCCTAAGTATAAGTTTATCCCCGAAGGAAAAACATCTAATGAATATCTTCGTGAGATTGCTCGTGAAGGGCTAAGTAAACTATCGCAACGCGACATTACTGGTGAGTCTTATCATGATCGACTGGAAAGAGAGCTTACGGACATTGAAGAAATGGGGTTCGCAGACTACTTCCTCATCGTCCACGATGTCATGTCCTGGGTGCATAGCCAAAATATCCTGGTTGGTCGTGGACGTGGTAGTGCGGGTGGTAGCCTTGTTAGTTATGCTTTGGGTATTACTGAGATTGATCCTCTTGAGTATGGTCTCATTTGGGAGCGGTTCCTCAATAAAGGTCGCGGAGGTTTGCCTGATATTGATACTGACGTTCCCCGTTCGAAGCGACAGAAAGTACTTGAGTATATCCGAGAACGGTTCGGTGCAGGTAACGTCGCACAGCTAGTCACCCTTGGTGGCCTTCAAGCTAAGGCTATTCTAAAAGAAGTTTTCAAGGTCTATGACATGCCTTTCGATGAGGCTAATAAGATCACGGCTTTGGTGCCCGCTAAGAACGATGATCACGGTGCTATCAGTCTACAGGAAGCTATCGATACTGTACCAGAGCTTAAGGAGTATTATAACAAGTACACGCCTTGGTTTAAGATTGCCCTAGCACTTGAAGGGTGTTACAAATCAACAGGGATCCACGCGGCTGCGGTCGTGATCTCTGATGTTCCGTTTGACGAGAGTCCATATCCTCTTGCACGGTCGAAGGACGGAAGTCTACTTTTCGGATGGGACATGAACACGGTGGACTCCTTGAGTCTGCTCAAGCTCGATATCCTTGGATTGACCACGTTGGATGATATCCAGGTGACCATGGAGCTTGTCAAGGATCGCCATGATATTAAGCTTTCGCGACAGGCCATGCCGCTAGATGATCCGGTGACCATGGCCATGATTGGCCAAGGCTTTACCGTAGGCGTTTTCCAGATTGAAAAACAACTGGGTCGTACCTGGAGCAAGAACCTACAGCCTGGATCTATTGAAGAGATTTCTGACTTGGTTAGTATCATTCGACCCGGCCCCATGGAAAGTAATATGCATACGGCTTACCGTAGCGTGAAGAACAAGGGTGAAGACCCTGAGTACATTCACCCTATGCTTGAGCCGATCATGTCACCGACATACTCTGCACTCTTGTACCAAGAGCAGGTTATCTATATCTGCCAGCAACTTGCTTGCATGAACTCGGTAGACGCTGACATGGTTCGTAAGGCTATGGGCAAGAAGAAGCCTGAGGAAATGGCCAAATGGCAAGAGGTATTCGTTTCTGGTTGTGCTAAGAATAACATTGACCCTATTACCGCTGAGGAAATTTGGGGATACATTGAGAAGTTTGCTGGATATGGATTCAACAAATCTCACGGTGTAGGCTATGCTCTACTTGCGTACGAAACCGCTTATCTAAAAGCCAACTATACCGTTGAGTTCTTGTGTGCTAAGCTTCGTCACGCAGAGAGTCACCCGGATAAGTTTGAACAAATGGCGGCTCTGACTTTCGATGGTAAATTATTTGACATCGAGGTTACTCCTCCTCGTGTGTCCATGAGCAACAAAGAGTTTGCCGTTGTGGACGACACACATATTGCTTTCGGGCTTACAGCCCTCAAGGGTGTTGGGGTTACTGCTGTCAATGATCTTGTCAAGCTTTGCAAGGACTGCGAAACGTTTGATGATATTCTGTGGAAGTTCAAGACCACCAAGAGTAAAGTCAATGCCGGTGTCATGACTGCACTGATTCGTGGTGGTGCATTCGATGATATCGAAGAACACAGAGTTGAGAGTCAAGCCAAGTTCCGTTTACTAGATGGCCTTACGGTCAAAGAAATGGAAGTTGTTTTAGAGCTTGCTCCTCATCAGCAAGATCCAGATTGGATTCGTATCGTGAGAGCACTTGCCGACGATGACAAGTCCTTACTGGTAAAAGAAAAGTTTAACGTCAAGATTCCGAACGTGCGTCGTCGTGCTGCCATTAGGGGTCTTCTGTCTGACTATGACGGTCGTGAACTATTCGATACCAAGGCACAGCGAGTAGCCTGGGAGCAACATTACCTAGGGATCTCCCTAAGTGGTAGTGAAGCTGATATCTATAAAGCACAAGAAAGTTGCATTGATTTGGTGCGTAGCGGATACCCTGACATGCAGTTCGAGATTGCTGTCTGTGTGGATACGGTACGTGAAATTATTACTAAAAAGGGTGACCCTATGGCGTTTGTGACGGCACGCGACAATACGTACGTCATGGACAACATCGTGGTGTTCCCTAAGACATTTGTAAGATCTAAGACACTTCTAGAAGAAGGTAACGTTCTTAAAATTAGAGGAAAGATGGACGACAGAGGCTCATTGATTGCCGAAAGAGTTGAGAGATTAAGATGACAAAATACGAATACGATTTCGCGAACATAGAACTTGACGAACAACAGCAGGCCATGATAGAGATTGGTGTGGGCAATGTTGCTGCTTTAAATCCTATCATTAGAGACATTTTAAATGAGCGTGCCAAAACAGGATGGGAACCCATGTATCCTTTTTCGGTGCCACAGATCTGGTTCCGTAGAGCTAAGCCGGTACGCAGAAAAACCACAAAAAAGCCTTAACACTTCGGGTAAAAACTGACATAATATGTACGACTACGCAAACGTTCAACTGATGGGTCGAGCCACATCTGATGCCGAACTCGGAAAAGTTGACGAAGAAGGACGAGTTAGTAAAGCTGTTTTTACTCTGGCCCTAAACATCCCCATACGACGTGGAAACCAAACTACTTCACGTACCCTATATCGCCGCGTCATGGCACTTGGTTCTTTTGCCAACTATGTGTCAAACTGTCAAGAAGATGGTGGTCTTAAAGGACGACTCATTAATATACTTGGCGTAATGGACGACGAGCACTGCACAGATGAAGACGAAGAATATTTCCAGGACATCGTTCGAGTTGCCCCCGGTGCTGGATTCATCAAGATCATGGATCGGAGAGCACGAAATGATGGTTGACATGTCCGATGCTGAGGCCGTTGAACTTCTAAACGAATACAGTTCAGTCGTAAAGAAGATAGCACGTTCTGCGTGTTACTCTTCTGCGTCGATAGACTTTGCTGACCTATGTCAGATTGGCGATATTGCTATTTTGAAAGCTATTAAAATGTATGATCCAACGCAAGGTACGACTATCAGATCGTACGTTGCAAAAATCGTACGTCAAGACGTGTTTAATGAAGCGGCTAAATTCCTGGGCGTATTCACGGTGGACCATAGGGTTACTAGTCTAGCAGCAAAAGTCAATAAGTTACACATTAACGACAAGACAGACGAAGAGATTGCTGTCATTCTAACTAAAAACGGTCACCGTAGCTTTGATGCCGATCACATTAAGGATCTACGTATCACCTACAATCGTCGCAAGCATTCAGAGCTACAGTCAGATGACGCTCTGGAAGAAGGGGACGCAAAAGAAAGTACAATCATGACACTACTGAATGATGTCATTGAGGGTAAAACAGAAGAAGTGATTTTAGAGCAAAGACTTATGGGTAACACAACAGCGGAAGACGTAGCTTCTCAGTTGGGTATACACGTAGGACAGTTGTACAAATTGGAGAACGATCTTAAAGATCGTATTCGTCAAGCCATCAGGGGCGTAATTGAATGAGTAACAAGAAACGTATTTTGTTTATCGGAGAAGCCAGTAATCTTAGTACTGGTTTTTCGACATACTATAGGGAATTGATCCCTAGATTGGTGGCCACAGGGAAATATGAAATCGCTGAGCTTGGTTCGTATGTACGCCAGGACGATCCTAAGGTCCAGGAGTTCATCCAGGGTCGCTGGAAGTTCTATGGCGTAATGCCCACGACCCAGGAAGAGGCTCAAGCCTTCAACGCTCCGAATCCGCACCCTCGCACACGAGGCCAGAACACTAACCAGTTTGGCGAGTACAAATTCAACCATGTATGTGCTGATTTTAAGCCGGATATCGTTATCGATATCCGTGACTGGTGGATGCTAGAATTCCAAGAGCGAAGTGTGTTTCGCTCTTGGTTTAAGTGGGTTGTGATGCCTACTGTTGACGCTGAACCTCAGGCAGAAGAGTGGATGAAAACCTATGAGAACGCTGAAATGGTTTTGGCGTACTCTGATTATGGTGTTCACACCCTGCGTCGTCAGAGCCAACTGTTGCCTAACGGTAAGAAAAGCGTTAGTATTTTTCCTAAGGCCATGCGTCCTGGTGTTGACCTAGAAACGTTTCTGCCCATGGACACCAAGGAGACTCGTGAGCACTGGAACCTAAATAGTGACAACCCTGTTATCGGCACGGTTATGCGTAACCAAAGTCGTAAACTGTATCCTGATCTTATCGATGGCTTTGCCGCGATGAAGGAGAAGTACAAAGGAGAAGACGCTGTTGATAAGGCGGTTCTGTTGATTCATTCTTCGTGGCCGGATAACGCACACTCTTACGATTACCCTAGACACATTATGCGTCTAGAGTCTTACGACTGGATGCCATATGCCAGTAAAGGTATTCGTGGTAGTATCTTGCAGTCCATGTACTGTCATGCATGTCAAGAGCCTTCCGTGACCTTTGCTATGAACCTGTGGGGTAAGCCCACGCAGGATGGTCGCATTAAGTTGCCTTGTCCTCACTGTGGAGCAATTGAAGCTTCTCCTCCGAACACCGCTGGTGGTTTTACAAGAGAAGATCTTGCTAAGCTATATAACCTCATGGATCTTTATGTTCAGTGTTCGATTTGTGAGGGTGACGGAATGCCTATTCAGGAAGCTAAAGCTTGTGGCGTTCCGACTCTAGTAACAGACTACACGGCCATGCGTGAGAAGGGGCGTTTCCCTGACTACAATCATTTTGAAGATCTCAAGATCACTGAGGATAACTACACCTGTACTAAGGGTGGTGACGTTATTGATGTTGGTCGTTATTACCATGAACCAGAAACGGGGTGTATTCGTGCCCACCCAGACGTTGACGATCTTGCCGATAAGATGCGTAACATGATCACTGATCCTGTTAAGCTTAAGGCTCTTGGTATTGAGGCTCGTGAGTGTACCGAAGAGAATTACGACTGGAATAAACTCTGGAAGCAATGGGAGTACGTTCTTGATAACATCAAGCCGCTAGACCGTTCGCAGACGTGGGATAGTCCTATTATTGAGCATGATTCTATTCAAGCTGTTCCTGTTCCTGATGGACTAAGTGACGAGCAGTATGTCGAGTGGTTGTACATTAATGTATTGAAGTATCCGGCAGTTGACCCAGAGGGTGCCAAGACTTGGATTCAGCATCTTGGACTTGGTGTTCCTCGTGAACAGATCATGAAACAGTTTGTCGCAATTGGTAACCAGCAGTCTGATGGTGGTAAACTACGCGATCAAATCAGACAAGAGGTTGCTGGTATAGCACCTGTGGCCCAGCGTCCCACGCAAGAATTTATCTAAAGAAAAAATATGATTAACAGCTTAGTAGACTATTTAAAGGAGGGGTTAGTATGAAGCTTTTGTACGTTGGACCGTTGATGGATTTTTCGGGATTTGCCACAGCATCGCGTCATCTCTTGCAGGCACTAGCTCAGAATGACAGACTAGAAATTACGGCTCGTCCTCTTAAGTTTGACTCTTTGGACGAAGGACAAGAATTTGAGGTGCCCGATTGGATGCAACCTCTGTTAGAGAACGACCTACAGAACGTAGACGTTGCTTTACAGATGATTACATGCAACAACGAAGCAGTGCCCGTTCCTGGAATTCCCAATGGTCTATATACTTTTTTAGAGACAGACCGTATTCAACAAGGGTGGGTAGCTAAAGCTAATGAGTTTGACTTTTTGATTGTCCCCTCTAAGCACAATGCTACAGCACTCTTGAATTCTGGCGTTAACAAGCCTATCTTGGTGGCTGGTCCTCCTTGTGACGTTGATGACTATAAGCGTGACTACGAGCCGTTTGTTATCGACAACATTGAAGGGCGAACCGTGTTTTATAACATCTGCCAACTAAGCACAAAGAAGGGTATTGATGTTCTTCTGCGTGCGTACTTTGCAGCGTTTGCTGGTGCTCCTAACGATGTTCTGTTGGTTCTCAAGACCTATGTCAATATGGGTGGACGACAGAATGACCTTGAAATAGTGAAGCAATACATCCAGGGCGTCAAAGAGCGTTGTCGGATCCCCATCAGTGAGTACCCGCCTATCTTGCCCGTCATTTACACCATGAGTGACGACGAGGTTCACGGTCTTCATGCTCGTGGCGATGCGTACGTTTGTACTAGTCGTGGCGAAGGCTGGGGCATCCCTGCGTTTGATGCGTTGGCACACGGCAACACGGTCATTAGTCATAACGCTGGTGGTCTTGCAGAGTTTGTGACACCTGAGAACTCTCTGGTTTATGGTGGTACCCCGACATTCTTCTATGACATGCCGCACCCTGACCCTGGTCTCTTTACTGGTCTAGAACAATGTTTTGAGCCTTCGCCCGTAGAGCTTGCCATGACCATGCAGCGTTTCCATATTCTTCGCAAGGCAAATGAAGCTGATGTGTTGGACGAACAGGGTCAAGCCGAGTGGAAAGCCGTTTTACAGCGTCGTGAGAATGCAAAGCTAGTAGGAGAAAAGCTAGATTACCGTAATGTCCATGAACAGATTGTCGAGCAAGTAGAGGCCGCAGTACAATCTTGGAAAGAGACCGGCGTAGCTAGATATAAGGAAGCCGAAGTATCGTTGGAGGAAACCCTATGAATCAGCAACAAATCCATTACGTACCGCAGATGCAGTGTATTGCGGAGCGTGTCAATCGCCCCGTAAGGATCGTTCAGTGTATTCAGATGCACAACGAGGAAGATTTCGCGGGAGCAGTACTACACTCTATCTATGACGAGGTAGATCGCATTCTCGTTATTGAAGGTGCCGTTGAGAACCGCCCCAACTCCACGGAGGATGGTCACTCAACCGACAACACGAAAGGTGTTATTGATGATTTTAAAGCTCACAACGATCCTGACAACAAGCTTGTGGTGATCTCAATTAACAAGCACTGGAAGGATCTTGAGGATATGAAGCAGACCTTCTTGGACATGTCTGTACCTGGAGATTGGATTCTCATTAATGATGCTGATGAGTTCTATCGTCCCGAGGACATTAGACGATTACGTAAGGCTATTGAGCTTGATCCGCAAGCTCAAGAATTTATTCCTACCTTCTTGCATTTTTATCGTGACCTTGATCATATTGCGGTTCCTGGTCCCGAATGGAACACTCAGCATCAAAGGATTATTAAGTATGTGCGTGGCATGAAGTATAATAGCCACCCTGTATTGACTGATCCTGCTGGTCACTGTACATACTTTTCACCACATTATCAACCACGTAGAATTGTACCTAGGGATCCTATTTTTATTTACCACTATGGGTATGCTCGTAGAAACATGAATGAAGTCATGGAACAAAAACAAGAGTATTACAAAGGCGAGCTTGCTAAACACGACAATGCCGACGTAAAGTTTGACCAAAAAGTTAAAGACTGGTTTGATGTTACAGAGCCCGTGCTGTATTTTGACGGAGAACATCCGGCAATAATTAATCATCGTCCTCAGGTTGCACAACACTGTGACTGTGACAACAACTGGAAAGACGATTCTTTTTATAAGAAGGCGTTAGCTGGTGAAGACGTAGGAAACATTTGGCTCTGTATGACACAGCAATCTCAGCCCTATATGCAGCATTATCATAATGGCATGTCGTTCTAGAAAAGACCCGATTAATCGGTTTCAAGAAAAGTACATCATCGACTCTAGCACGGGCTGTTGGAACTGGACGGCATGTACTGATCGTGATGGTTATGGGTGCTTTAGATTCAGTCATGAGTCTGGAGTGTCTAGCTGGGGAAAAGCGTATGCGTTTGCTTATGAATATTTTGTAGGCGTTATTCCTGAAGGAATGCAAGTTGATCACAAGTGTAGAAATCGTAGATGCGTTAATCCAGATCACCTACGTGTCATGACGTTAGTGGAAAACGTCATGCTTGGAGATAGTCCACCAGCTAAAAATGCCAGAAAGACACACTGTAAACATGGACATCCGTTGAGTGGCGATAATTTGTATGTTCAGCCATCAACGGGGTATCGTTATTGTAGAACGTGCAAAAGAGAATCGGAAATAAGGTGTAGAGATAATGCCCAAGGTTAGTTTTTTGGTTAGTACTTATGATTCTGGCCACTATTTAGACGAGCATATTGCTCACATGCTAGATCATCAGACGGACCCTGATTTTGAAATCGTTATCGTTAATCCCAATTCTCCTGGTACCGATGGTATCATTGCAGAAAAATGGGCGAGCATGGATGATCGTGTTAAGTATATCTATCACCACGAGCGGGAGCCGTATGGTGCTTCGTGGCTTAGAGCCTGGAGGGCCGCGAGTGGTGAGTTTGTGATGAATTCTAACACAGATGACTACCACGCACCCGAGACCACGGCAACCGTTTTCAAGCACATGAGGATGGCTACCAGTCCTATGCATGTAGGCTCTAAGATTGCCTTCTGCTACGGTGGTCTGACTATCATCAACGAGAACGGTCAGATGCAGGGAAGAGGATTAAAACCCAAGTTTGATTTTGAGCTTATGTCTCGTGAGTGTTGGGCTGGACCGCAGGTTGTATGGAGAAATGACAAGAGTTTTGTAGATGATCTTGACTGGGATTTGATGGACGAGAGGGCAGCTAGCCACCAGTCTGCGTACGACTACTGGCTTTGGCTTTACTTCATGAGTAAAGGTTATCACGGCCATGTGATCAATCAGTTCATTACAGTTTATACACAACGTCCCGATTCTATTGAAAATCGCAACAAGCACGCAAATAATTGGGAAACTTATGCTTCCATTTCAGAGTTCTTTGGTCATAATTTCAAAGGACACTTGAAGCATGCAAGAGAGTTTAGTGACTTCAACGACCTACCTCCGAAAGATGAATGGGTAGCTAAGATGCAAGCAGGCAAGAAATGGCGAACTTCAAAAAAACATGGCAAAGCTTAGTCGCACGAAGTCTGGTTGAAGAGCACGAGAAGCTAGAAGAGCAGCTTGAGACTCAAATTAAGGTTACCGCCGAACACAGAAATCGTTGGGTTTTAGCCGAACAGATGATCAAAGGGCTTAAAAAAGAAAAACGAGCACTGAGACAGGAGAACGAATCTCTTAAAGGATCTGATCCTCTTGCTCGTTCGTTAGACTCCGCTAGACATAATGCCGCTCAGACACGTATTCGTGATTTGGAACATCAACTGAGACGCAACAATATTGAACCGCAATGAAGTTAGTAGATAAGCCCTGGGGTAGAGAGCGAATCATGGAAGTAAACGACAAGTATGCTTTCAAGATTTTAGAGGTTGATGCGGGGCATCGACTTAGCCTACAATACCACAATGACAAGCTGGAAACAATGTATTGCCTATACGGCTGCGGCACTTTGTTTTTGTCTGCTGATGGTTTTGATCGCGAAATGACATTGTTGCCGGGACGTTTTATTACCATCACTCCTGGGACCATACATAGACTTGAGGCGTCTGCCACATCGCCCGTTGTCGTGATGGAAGCGTCATCGCCAGAGCTAGACGACGTGGTTCGTCTTGATGATGATTACAAAAGAAACGACGAAGAAGAAGAGGTTGACCCGTTCAGTGGTCCTATTGATTTCTCATGATTACCGTTCTACACTACTTGCGTCACCTTGATCTTGGTGGTACAGCTAAGACGTGTCAGTTGTTTTTCGAGCAACTCACTAGTCCAGACTTCAACACTATAGTAGCATACGAAAAAGGTGGCGACCACCCTAGACTAGAAGAGTTTCAAAAGGCCGCTGCCGTCTGTGGTGGCACCTTAGTAGCGGTAGACTCCTATCAGGACGGTGACCCCACAGGGGACGATCTACAGGCTGTTATTGACATGTACGAAGTTGATATCGTACACACGTATCGAAGCGGGTATGCCGAGTTCCCCGAGCCGGGAGTCCACATTCATGTGCCCCACTTCGTGGAGACCAACGTCTTTGGTTTCATCGACCAGAACCCCAAGGTGTCAAAGTCGCTGTTCATGAGCAGGTGGCTAATGGACCACACGCTTCGCGGCAGACTCCATCCTCGGTTTGACTTCGTGAATAACCCGGTGGAAATGCCGTATTCAGACAAACGTATTTCTGGACTTTCAAGCGATGCCATTTGGCTGGGTCGCTGTGGGCGACCGGACAATGGTATCTATAACTCTGTCAGCGTAGATGCTGCCCGGTTACTACGTATGCAGGGACACGACGTACGCTTCCTTGTAGTGGCACCACCCAGCAACATGATCAATGACCTTGCGGAATACGAGATTCCATTTAAAGTTATTGAACCAACAACCAATCCATTAGTCCTAAGTCAGTTCTATAACAGTGTAGACATCTACGCTCACGCTAGAGCAGACGGTGAGACATTTGGAGTTAACATTGCAGAGGCAATGATTCACGGAAAGCCGGTCGTTACACACATTGCCACACCTAGTAATCCAAACATGGGTGTGTTTCAGTCTCAGACAGAACTTGTCGATGATGGCGAGACTGGCTTCATTGTGAATAACGATCCGGCAGAATACGCAGAGGCTCTTAGAAGTCTCATTGTCAGTCCCAAGTTACGAGAAAGCTTTGGCTATTATGCCATTGTAAAAGCCGCTCGTGAGTATCACGTTGATGCCTGTGTGGCTAAACTAGAAAAGATTTATAGAGATATTGTACTATGAATGACGGTATTAAAAACATTTCTGCTGATGCAGTACAGAGAGAATATGTTACTTGGTCAGATACCAATTTAACAAAAGAGTTTTCGTTAGATCATAAGCCGTTACCAACGTTGCAGTGTCGGGAGTGTTCTGGAATTGTATTTCAGGTTATACAAACTGACGATTGGGAAACTTCTGCTCGTTGTGAAAATTGTGGTACATACTATAAGGTGCATTGTGGGTAGCGGGTGGACAAAACACGACACTATTGAGGACCGTTTTTGGTCCAAGGTGGAACGTAGTGATGACTGTTGGACGTGGACTGGAGCTAAAACACGTCGAAACAATGGTTATGGTCGTTTTCGTTTTAATGGCGATCTTTATGTTGCTCACCGCGTAGCGTATGAATTGTTGCGTGGCCCTATTGCAGATGGTTTAGTTATTGATCATTTGTGCCGTAATACACTGTGTGTCAATCCTGATCACATGGAAATAGTAACACAAACAGAAAATATTCGCAGAGGTGAGGCACCCAGTGCTATCAATGGTCGAAAGACACATTGTATTCGTGGTCATGAACTCACTGGAGATAACGTTTGGATTCATCAACACACTGGTTATCGTCTATGCAAGGTGTGTCGTAAAATGAGAGATAAAAATTATGTCTAAGATTCGTGTTGTCCATCATTCAAAGACTGTTGGCTATAGCGGCACAGACCGTACGGCCCAGCTTTTCTGTAAGTACTTGTCGCGTAGCGACAGGTTTGAACCGTATATCGTTTACCGTTTGGGTGATAGTCAGAACCAACGATTAGATATCGCTCGTCAGTGGCTTGGAGACGATCACGTTATTGGTTACGAATGGGAACCCGGCAAGAAAGGTCGTCAGGCACCATACATGCCACAGCACGACAACTTGCACGAGGTGCTAAGTGCTATTGATCCTGATATTGTTCACGTTCATCGCTCTGGTTATGCCGAATGGCCCTGCTTCCGCTACATGGCACCTCGTGCAAAGTGGGTGGAGACCAATATCTTTGGTAAGGCAGATCTAACCCCCGAACGTCAGATCGATTTGAACATCTATATCTCTAATTACATTCGAGAGAGAGCATTGGCCGAAGGAAACCCTGATGGTCCCGTGCTTTACAATCCGATTGATCAACCAATGATGGATGTGCTGCCTGAGCAAAAAGAAATCTGTCGCGAAGAACTACTAGAGAGATTCAAGATTCCGCATGACGCTATTCTACTCGGAAGAGTGGGGCGAGCAGACAATTTCGATCCCATCTCTTTGATGGCGTTTTTAGAAATTGAAAAGATGTACCCTAATGCCTATTACATTGTAGTGAACCCCTGTCAGGGGTGGCGTGGCACGGTAACAAAACTAGGAATTCAAAATGTTCGTTTCAGTGATCCTATTGTGGATGATAATGAGTTGTCTAGGTTCTATATGGGGCTGGACATATACGCCCATGCCCGCCATGATGGTGAATGCTGTCCGTGCAATATTCAAGAAGCAATGATGCACAGACTTCCCGTTGTCTCTCACGAGTCCGCGATCTACAACGGTCAGTCTGAGATTATTGGTAACGCTGGTTTCGTTGTGCCTATTGTAGATTATGTCGCTTACCGTGATGTATTGGTTCAACTCATTGAGAATCCCGAAATGGCTTCTGAGGATGAGTCTAGTCTGGTTCGCCTAAGAGATCACTTTGGTCTTGAAGCTCGTCGTCGTGCCATGAGATACTTTGAAGCAGAATGCATGACTGGTCAGTTGGCAGGTATGTACGACTGGGTGCTTAAAAATGACTAATCTATTAAGAGTTGAAAATAAACTAGTGAACTTTCCGTTCGCTGATAAGATTACCCATATGTTCGTTGGTTCACAAGAGACAGCCGAAGCACTAGGTTTTCCTCAGGGTGGTTATTGGTACCGCGAAGGTAACTTGTGGGAGTTGCGTAGGTCCTTAGTGGAAGACGTGTCATATGAGTACGACGATACTAAGTGTTCTGAGTGTCAAAACTGGGGTGCTCCTACTGGGTGTAGAACTTGCGGGACGACCTGTATGGGTGGTTGATTAAATGTCTAAAGTTATTTCGTTTTCGCTATGGGGTAATGATCCCAAGTATACAGAGGGTGCTGTTCGTAATGCAGAGATTGCTGCGGAACTATTTCCCGACTGGGAGTGTTGGCTTTACTGCGGTACGTCTGTTGATGATGACTTTTACCGTAATTTTAATATAGAACTTCACGAAGAGTTTGACGGCAAGACCGTTTTGTATGGTCACAATCTTCAGATACACATACTAGATGAGCCCGGTGATTGGCGTGGTATGTTTTGGCGTTTTGAGCCAGCATCCGATCCTAATGTCGAAGTGATGATTTCGAGAGACTGCGATTCTCGTCTCTCTCAAAGAGAGAAGGCGGCGATAGACGCCTGGATGGAATCTGATAAAGGATTTCATACAATTCATGATCATGCATATCATACAGTACCTATTCTTGGTGGACTTTGGGGGAAAAAACGTGACTGTTTACCTGAATTTGGTGTATTATTATCTCAGTGGAAACAAGAAGATCGGTGGCAAACGGATCAGGAGTTTTTAACGCAATCAATTTGGCCGTTAGTACATTCTGATACATTAAATCATGCTGAATTTCATGTCAACATTTGGCATGGAGAGTCAATTCCTATGCATAGAAATGGCAGAGAGTTTATTGGTGCCACTTATAATGAAAATGACGTGATTGATCCAGAGCAGCAAAGGTTACTTTATGGCGGGTAAAAAGAAGTATTCTTGTAATGATCAATACTTTAGCCATATGAGCTTGAATGCTTGTTATTGGGCTGGGTTTATTGCAGCAGATGGATATGTTAATCCTGTGTCTAATAGTCTAGAAATTACCTTGTCAAGCAAAGATCGTGAGCACCTACAAAGGTTTCTTAATGACGTGTCATCAGATTCAAAAATTGAGACATTAAGAAGTAGACCAAACGAATGTCGTATTAGATTGCATGGTGTTTGTAATTGGATTGATACTCTTAAAAGGAAGTTTAATATTACTACCGCTAAAACCTATACTTTACAGCCACCAGAACTAAAAGGAAATCGTTTGTGGGCTTTTGTCATTGGTTTTTTAGATGGTGATGGATGCATTACTCAGAACCGTGGTTCTATTTCTGTTAAATTCACTGGTAACTCTAACATGCTATCTTGGTTAAAAACCTTATTTGATGACAAGTTCCCATCGTATGGTGGTCGTTATGCTAATATTGTAAACATCAATCATAGTGATTTAGCACGACGTTATGAGATTACAGGTAGACGTGCTCAAGATATTTTGAATTTTTTAAACAATATTGACGTTCCTAAGTTAGAACGTAAGTGGTGTAAAGTATGAAAGCCCTATCATTTGACGACATTTCTCTCGTGCCGCGATACAACAATATCGCTAGCCGAAGAGACGTAGACACTAGTGTTCGGTTTGGTAACCTCACACTAAGGGTTCCTGTTCTAAGTTCGAATATGGATACTGTTACTGGCCATAGAATGTCCAGAAGTATTTACGATCAAGGTGGTCTTGGTTTTTTACATCGTTTCTGTAGCATTGAAGACAACGTTACAATGTATAATGATGCTACCTTTGAATGGCAGAATACTCGAACGCCTCGTCAAAGAGACTGTGAAGCTGTTGTTTCATTAGGTGTCAACGAGGGGCTTGATCGTTTTCATGCACTCTATGAAGTAGGAGCACGTTACTTTTGTATTGATATTGCTCACGGACACAGTAAGCCCGTAGGTCAGATGGTTCAGAAGATTAAGGAGTTTGATGATGGGGTATTTGTTATTGCCGGGAATGTGTGTCACGCTACTGGTGCTGAATATTTGGCGGACAAAGGTGCCGACGCCGTTAAGGTGGGCATTGGCCCTGGGAGTGTTTGTTCTACTCGTATAAAGACTGGTTTTGGCGTGCCTCAGTTTACAGCTATCCAAGAGTGCAGTAGAGTTAATGTCTTTATCATCGCTGATGGTGGCATCCGTACCCCTGGTGACGCAGTAAAAGCTTTCGTCGCTGGTGCAGATGCAGTTATGCTTGGCGGGATGCTCGCTGGTACAGATGAAACTCCTGGAGAGATTCACGAAGAGCCCATCTGGGAAAGTGCTTCTCCTGCTGGAACTCTTACACGTAGATTCAAGAAGTTCCGTGGTATGGCCTCTAAAGAAGCTCAAGATGACTTCATGGGGACCATGAATGACTGGAAGACAGCCGAGGGTGTAGAGACGACGGTTACCGCTAAGGGACCTGTCTCCGCTGTGATTGGTGACCTGATAGGAGGTATCCGTAGTGGTTGCACATATTGTGGAGCTAACAACATACAACAACTCAAAGAAAGGGCCGCTTACGTAGAAGTTACTGCCGCTGGTCGCATTGAAGGCACGCCCCATGGCCAGGGTAAGCCATGAAAATACTGGTTTCATTTAGGGGAATCCCACAGAGTCCAGGATGGAGTACGGGGGACATGGTAGTTAAAGCACTTCGTGCCTTGGGTCATGAGGTGTTTCCATATGCGAAATATTACCAACAAAACAAATGGGTCGAAGATAGAAAATTTGCGTTAGACAACCATGAGTTTGACCTGATTTTATATATGGAATGCAACGATGGTGACCCTCAATATCACGAATTACAAACCGTGAGAGCACGTAAGACAGCGTGCTGGTTATTTGATACTTCGTATCATCAAGACCGCTACAAAAGACTAGTTGATTACTTTAGATTTGATCACCTATTTCTAGCCAATCCTCTTACCATACAAGAATATAGAGTATGGGGGTACAAGAATGCACATTATCTACCTTATGCTTGTGACCGCGAACTACATGGAAGATCACTGGAGTATCCCAAAACCCGCGACGTTGTTCTTGTTGGGTCTATCCGCGACGATAGGCGTGCTCTGGCTACTGAACTCAAGCAACACGGAGTGAAGTTAGAGTTGGTGGGAGACGTGTTCCGAGAAGACTACATTGACGCCTTGGCGTCAGCTAAAATTGTCATCAATCAAAACCCCCCTGAGGGACGTGGCCTGTTAAACATGCGTTTCTGGGAAACACAAGCAGCGGGCACGTTTGTTTTTACTGAACACTTTGACAATGAAATGAACATTGAGGCCGGTATTGACTCTCGTGCTATGCCATACGAGAGCACAGGAGAGATTGCGGCCTTTACGAAGACGTTACTGGCTCATGATGGCCCTCATAGTTTAAACGAACTGTGTAAATACAATCAATCTATTGTTTTTGAAAATCACACTTACCAAAACCGCTGTCAGGAAATGTTAAAGACGGTATTCCCTCATGAAAGCAACTGATAAAATCAGCGTTCTAATCTGCGTCCACAGTCCCGACCTGGAGCATGATCAACTATTCCAAAAGGCACTTGAATCCTTGGTACGTCAGACGTACGAGGGCTTCGAAGTTGTCATCGTATTAGACGAGTGCTGGGACGGTACTCGCAGCATCGTGGACAGTTATCGCGAAGTCCTCAATATTCGTTTTTTCGAGCGACCCAACAAACAAGGTTTAGCTGCTGCCAAGAACTTTGGATTGGGTAAATGTAACGGTGATTGGATTGCTTATCTGGATGCTGATGATGAGTATTTAGACTGTAAGATTGGCGTGCAGCGTCAATGGATGATAGAGCACTCAGATGTAGATTTCTGTGCCACTCAAGCATGGGATATTCTTGATGGATACATGGTTCCCAATTGTTTTGCTGTAACACAATATACGACTCACGAAGATATCACTGCACGACTTCCGGAAGAGAATGTACTTTGTCACGGAAGCATGATGATTCGTAAAATCGCACTGGAAAGCCTTGGTGGCTACAGTACCGATAAACTTTTGCTTGGTCGTGAGGACTGGGATCTTTGGGGACGAGCAATGAATGCTGGTTTCCGTTTTGGCAAAGTAACTGAAAGACTATACGTTTACACTCTCGGTACCAGCGTACCTCGATAATCATGAGTCATAGTGCTGCACTTTCTTACCTGTTAGAGAGTTTTGATATCACAAAACTACAACCGCTCGTGGTGGACATTGGTGCTGCCGATGGGCGTTATACTAGTAACTCTTATCCTTTGATTATGGATCATGGGTGGCATGGTGTGCTAATTGAACCACAAATACAACAACTGGATCGGGCAAGAGCATATCATGCAGATCATTTAGACAGAGTGACGTTTTTTCCTAGTGCTGTTTGTGAACAAGATAGCATAGCAACGTTGTTTCTGCACCCAAACGATGGGGATGGTATGACAACTTGTAATCATGGTTCTTCGTTGTTACCGATACCTGGATCTCGTGTTCAGACTACGATTAGTACCATGTCGTATGACAGTTTGGTAGACGTTGTTGATTTTGACACCGTTGGCTTGTTGTCTATTGACGCAGAGGGATATGACATGGAAATTTTAAGAGGGATTTTTGAAGCTACTAAGTCCAGGCCACAGGTAATCATTTCAGAGACGGATTATTTTTTACGCTCTCCCCAAAGAGACGAGAGGATAGCTTTCTTGACTGATTATGAGTGTATCTATAACAATGAAGATCAGATTTTTGTTCACAAGACACTGCAACAATGAAAGTACTATACGTTGGACTGCTGTATAACTACGGCAAACAAGAAGAAGGATGCTCTTATGAGCATTTCAACCTTGAGGCTGGTTTTAAGGACTGTGCCGACAGGGGAATGTTTGAAGTCAATTACTTGTATCCAGACAGTTCTCCTGATGTTCATCGGGCTGCTACTGAAATGGTTCTAGAGGGCGACTATGATGCTATTTTTCATGTAGCATTCAATGAACACCTAGATTTCCCTGAGGGGGCAGCGAAGCTAGCTTTGAAAAAAGATATTCCTGTCATTCAGTGGGACTGTGATGCCTCGTGGCGTTTCTCTAACTGGATTGCTCCGAGAAAAGATCGTGTCAGTCACTTTGTGACCACGCACTCTGGAACGATGGACTGGTACAAGCAACAGGGCATGAATGTGCTGCGATCTCAGTGGGGTGGTTCTCCGTACTATCATCCTCAGGGGAACGAGAAGATTTACGACGTGACCTTTGTTGGTCAGAAGCACGGCATCATGCCTGGTGGTCGCTTCTTGAGAGCAGAATACGTTGATGCTATCATGAATGCTGGCATCAGCATTGACCTGTTTGGCAACTACTGGGACGGATACGAGAATTGGCACGGGTACCAAACAAACTTCCTTGATATGATTAAGGTGTTTGATCAGAGTAAGATTTGCTTGAATCTATCCAACCCGTGGCACCATGGTTCGATGCCGCAAATCAAGGGGCGTCACTTTGAGATTCCTCAGAACGGTGGTATGCAGATTTGTACTCCCGCAGATGACCTCGCCAGCTACTTTGTAGACGGCGAAGAGATTGTCGTTGCACAGGGTACAGATGATCTAATTGATAAGCTCAAGTACTATCTTGAGCATCCTGACGAACGGGAAGCAATTGCTCAGGCTGGTAGAGCACGGATGCTCAAGGAACACCAGTGGCATCATCGTCTTGAGAATATATTTAAAGAAGTGGGCGTACTATGAAAAACTTAATTCAAGACTGGCATAACTCTTATGATGAAAGCAAAATAGGTTTTCAAGAGTTGCCAGCTAATATGAGATTAGCAGCGGGATTAAAGCCGTATTATATCATTTCACAAGGTGGATGTGGCACTACATACCTTCGTTCTTTTTTAGAGCGTTATTGTTACGGTGATCACATGGGATATAGTAGTCGATTTGGTGGTTGTTCTTGGAATGAGCATAGTAAAAACCCTAACGTTGGCAATAAAAACATCCTATATGTATATGGTAATCCATGTGATGCCACCATGTCTTTTTATGGACGTGCTTTTATGGAAGTATCAGATCATGCCAATAGGATAGGTGGTGATGTAAACGGCTTATTAAGCAATAGGCCGTGGACACTAGAGAAATATGTAACCAATGGGGTTGACTATTTTCAGTTAGAAGATCACTTTAGAACTTGGTTAGATTTTGATCAACGTGACTATAAAATAATGTTCGTGAAGTATACAGAGCTACCAATTCACATTGAAGCGATATTGGATTGGTTGGGATTTTCCAGTGAACAAGCCAAGCATTTTGTTTTTAAAGAAAGAGGATCAAAATGGCTTCAGCAAAACAAAATAATAACTGATGGCTTCAAGTCTATGTTTTCAACTTACCTAGAACTACAAGATAGTTTGCCAGGAAATTTTATACTATGAAAGGACATAACCCGTATAAGGACACCCCCGATAACCATGACTTCATGACAGAAGATCATATCGCTGGTTTCCTTCGTAATCATCGAACAGGCATTGATAACCTGGGGCGTCATGCCTTGGGGCGTATTATTAACACATACGATAACCCCACAGTTATAGACGCTGCGTGTGGTACGTGTGTTAACTGGGACGTATTCCAGCGTATGGGCGTACAATGCCAGTACACTGGTGTAGATCGTACCGAGGGCATGCTGACTGAGGCCGCTAAACGATATGCGGACATCACGGTTGCTCAGGGGTATGTTCAAGAACTGCCCTTCGATGACGGTGAAGCAGATATCGTAATCATGCGTCATATCGTAGAACACCTTCAAGAAGGGTACGAAGACGCCATTAGGGAAGGTCTCCGTGTTGCATCCAAGGAATTGATTCTCGTGTTCTTCCTGGATCCATCCGATAAAGACGAGGATGTGATCCAGGAGTCTGATCCGGATGACAATGGTTGTACATATTTCTGGAACACATACAGTTGGTCCAAGTTTACGAACTTCGTTGCCAGCTTGGGTGTGCAAATGAAACACGATCACATTGTTACTCCTGGTGCTGCTGCCGCAGACACGATTGTTAGGCTAATCAAATGAAACTCAACCTAGCTAGTCACGGTGACAACCGAGAGGGATATGTCAACATTGATTTTGACCATCCCACGGCAGACCTTAAGTGTGACGTAACAGAGTTACCCATGAAAGAAGGGGAGGTTGATGAGATCCTTGCCTATCACATTTTAGAGCACTTTAGGGCTGGAGACTATGAGCCTCATCTGTCTAATCCAATCAACCCTAAGACCGCAAAAGAAGCTTTAGAGGAATGGCACCGTGTTCTTAAGGTAGGTGGCAAGCTAGAGATCAAGGTTCCGGATTTTGTCAAAATCGTATGGTTGTATCAGAACTTCCCTCAATGGGGTCGTGCTGACAGTCCTGTTCTTGGCCCATTCAAGAATTTCTCAGACTGGATTGTATCCAATGGACAACATCAGTGTTTATTTGACAAGGATACTATGACCGCACTACTACAGTCCGTAGGCTTTGTGAATATTAGTTTTTTAGATGGTGCCCCTCAACCGTTTGTTGGTCGTGAGAACCTGGAGATGTATGTCGTATGTCACAAATAGACGTAAGCTATGGTATCCTGCACTATAACCCTAGTAGCAGCGTAGAGGCTCGTGACGCTTTCATTCGTGCGGTTGATAGTCTTGCGGAAAACCGCAGTGACAATCTTACGTCGGAAGTTTTTATCATTGATCAGGGTAATCCACACAGAGAGATTGAAACTGGTCAAGGACTAGCAAAACGTCATGGCTTTAACTTCATTTCCTTGAAGGAGAACGTTGGCATTAGTCGCGGTATCAACTTGATTGCTGGTATGGCCCGTGGTAGATACGTATCTTTGGTTACGTCGGATGTATTTTTCACAGAAGGGCTAGATGAGTCTCTAATCGGAACGCTTGAGCGACACCATGACATCTGGCAGATTTGTCCTACGTCAGACAAGTCAGATATTCCTTATCAAATTGAAGGCTTTGCATCTGGCGGTGTTGTACTCACGTTAGCACAAGAATTAACCATTCAGTTTTGGCCACGACACGTTTTTGATAGAGTAGGCTATTACGACGAGCGTTGGAAGGCGTGCTATGAGAATCTAGATTATGCTCTTCGTATTTTTCTAGCCGGTGGTTATGCTGCCATTAGCCATGAGGCTTTTTGTCCACACGATTATCATATGTGTGTTCGTACCGGAGCCCGTGAGCATTCTTATGACGATTATATTGGTAACAATGGTGAGTTCTATCCTACACCCTTGCAAGCCATGTGGGAATCCAAGTGGCCGGGACTCAAACACTTGATTGATCTCTATACTCCATTGACACATGATAGTAATCGTGTACAGGAAACCATGATAGCTCATTACAAGAATAACATCTTCTTACCTTACGTTCAAAATGCAGGTTATTAATTACGACCCTCAAGAGTATCCGTTTTGTGGCCTTGTTGGCGACATTTTTAAGTGCAACAACCTGATGTTGTTACATCAGCAGGCAGAAAATGAATACCAAATCGCCGCTCCTGGAAAAGACCAAGGTACGGAGTTTCACAAGCGTTTCTACGAGTCGTGTGATCCTGACTTTCTTACGCTGTATCGTTCGTTCGTGTCGCTAGTGGGTGATATCTATTTCAAGGACAGGGAATTCTTATACCAGCGTGTTCCCACCTTCCGTGTACAGTTACCCAATAATAAAGCAGTAGGTGGTGTGTCACACAGAGACAAAGACTATAACCACCCAAGCAAAGAGATAAACTTTCTTGTGCCTCTCACTTCAATGGTAGGTAGCAACTCGTTATTTGTGGAATCTATTGAAGGATTGCGTGACTTCAAGATGCTTGAGCTTCATCCCGGTGAAGTCCTGCGTTTTGACGGTGCCAATTTAGAACATGGAAATCTGCCTAATACCTCTGGCTGGACACGGGTCAGCTTTGACTTCCGTATTCTTGCTGTCTCAGACGCAAACGAACTGTCCGATAAATCTTCCGTGTCACACGGTTTGAAGTTCGCAGAAGGCGAGTACTACGCATCATCATTGACGCTATGAAAACGTTCACCTTTCCTGGTCGCATGGGCGATCTTTTGATGCAGTGGCCAGTGGCATATCAATGGCACAAGAAGACAGGAGAGCAGTTTCGTGTTGTTACTTGTGAGCACTGGAACATGCCACGTATGTTGCCTTTGCTTGAAACTCAGAAATGTGTGGCAGAGGTGACTGTCATGAGCGGCATCATTAATGACGACTCGTGTGGTGGACAGCCGTGGCATTTTAATCTTAAAGAGGATCCCGATTACTTTCACATGGGGTATCAGGATCGTCCCAATATGCAGCTTACTGACTTTACGTTAAAGTATTTTCCAGAACCACTGGATCGTGATGCTGTCTTGAACGAAGCCTCCCTAGATATGGGAGAACGTAACCCGCAGAACTACTGCGTGTTCTTCGCTAAGCCGCATCAGAACTGGGAAACAGCACTAGAGCTTATGCAAAAAGTGACAGATAGGTTTGATAAGGTCTATGTGATTGGTTTACCAGAAGATTTGTCATATATTTGCCAGAATGTTCCTGACACTTGTTGGCAAAAATGGCATAATGTAGATAGTAAAACTCCTGATCTGCTAAGTGACGCAAGACTCATTAGGGACGCACGGGTTGTCATAACGATCAATAGTTTAGTTCCTACAATCAGTAATGTTTTAAAGGTTCCGACCGTAGTGGTTCATAGAGCACAGCCATTTCAGACGTACAGCAACACTGGTCCTAACCAGTTTAACTTTTTCCCCGCTCACAGGCATGACTTTGCCCCAGCACTTGAATTTCTAGATAATGTCTGATACGCCCGGTAGCCTAGTAGACAAGTTGATCACTGTTGATCAGAAGTTATGGCATAATCAGGAGCTTTTGTATACTATCCGCAGGATGACATACGAAGAGTTCCTTGAACGCTTTAGCTCAGATGGTCAACGCGAACTATACGATTGGTTGCGGAAAATGAGCGACCTGAACACACAGAGAAACCAGTTGATTGATGAATTTGATCAGACATTAGCCAGTGCAATTGAAACTGGCGACGTGTCACGCATCGTTCAACGCAAACACAAAACTGCACCAGATGCGAACTAATTTTCAAGAAGACATTGCTGCCGCCAACGCTCGTAGGTGGGATGGCATGAACTTTTACGGCCAAATGCAGGAGGATTTCTTCTTGCATGAATACTATTTCAAGGGTGTCCGTGACGGATACGGTATAGAAGTAGGTGCAACAGATGGCCACGAGTTTAGTAACACTCGATTCTTTGAGGAGCACATGGGATGGGACGTACTCTGTATTGAGGCCAATCCCAACTACGAACGCATCCTAAAAGAGCGTCGTCGTCGTGCCGAGTGTCCTCTGGCTTCCTCTGATAAGTACGGTCTAGCGACTTTTGAGATTGTAGAGCTTCAAGGCAACAACCAAACCGCGTGCAGTTCTCTTCGGGTTGACGAACGTCTCATCGAGGCTCACGCCCACCTTATTAATCGTCGTTTCAAGGTAGAAGTTCCTATGGAGACACTGGAACAAACGCTTGCTCGTCAAGAGAACCCTATGCCGCGTCTGGATTTGGTGTCTATTGATGTAGAAGGGACAGAGCTTGATGTTCTCAAGGGGTTTGATATTGAAAGATGGAAACCGAAAGTGTTTATCATCGAAAACAACTACGAGGATGATGACTGTCGTAACTATCTTGCTGACCTAGGTTATGAGCACGATTTTTACTACCACGTTAATGACTTTTTCATCCTAAAAGACTAATGAAGTGTAGATCATGTGGCACGAGTGGGGCAAAGACCCTATTGGACTTAGGTACGCATTATGTATCTGGGTTTTATGATAGCATTAGGACTGATATTCCTAAGGCTCATATGGCATTAGTACAATGCGTAGAGTGTTCGTTAGTGCAGTTGATCGAAACGCCAGATCAAAACTCTCTGTATGAAGAGTACTGGTATCGTTCCAACACCAACCCGTCTATGGTGCGTGCCCTAAAGGACGTTGTGAATATAGCCACTACTTGGGCTCCTGCACTTGAAGACGGAGACGTTGTACTGGACATTGCTTGCAATGATGGTACTCTTTTGTCACACTATCCCGCTGGAGTAGTACGTGTTGGCATTGATCCGTCTAACGTTGCTCGTGAAGCTGATTGTGACTTTTTTGCTAATGAGTTTTTCAGTAAGAATGCTTACGAACAAATCGTACCTAGTAAGAAAGCAAAGATCATCACGTCTATTGCTATGTTTTATGACTTGCCAGATCCGCATACGTTTGCAGAAGACGTGGCTGCGTGCCTGGAAGATGATGGAGTATGGATTGTGCAGCTTAGCTACACGCCTCTCATGTTGGATCAGAACGCCTTTGATAACATCTGTGCTGAGCATCTAGAATACTACACGCTACAGTCATTGGAGTATATCACAAAAGGAACAGGGTTTCGTATTGCTGATGTTACATTGAACGACACAAACGGTGGTAGCTGTTGTGTCGTTTTGGTCAAGAATAGTAATGAACTTAAGCATGTACCCCTATACCTGCGTCAGATTGGTCAGTATCGCTTAGATAGCTACAGATTACTTGAGAAAGACAGGGGTTATAATGACGCAAGTCAATGGGCGGCTTTCGCTAATAGAGTTAGTCTAGAGCGGTTTGCTCTAAAAGATAGCATTAACACTTGGCGTGCAGCAGGTAAGACCGTCTATGGATACGGTGCTTCGACCAAGGGTAATACTCTTTTGCAGTACTATGATCTTGGTCCGGATGATATCACCGCGATTGCCGAGAAGCAACCACAGAAGTACGGTAAGCTGACCGCTGGATCATGGATCCCTATTATCTCTGAGGACGAGCTTCGTGCCGCCAAGCCAGACTACGTTATTGTTTTCCCGTGGCATTTCAAGGACACTTTCTTGGAGCGTGAAAAAGAACTGATTGAATCTGGTACCAAATTTGTGTTTCCGCTGCCTACGTTTGAGGTAATAGGATGAAAGTATTAATTACAGGAGCTAATGGTTTTGTTGGCAAACATGTTGTCAAAGAACTAGAGGGCAAGCACGAGCTTCTGACGCCTTCGCGTCAGGAGTTGGACCTATTACGTCTTGGTGATCTCCAAGAAAATGGCGGTTCCGAATACATCAATCGTCATAAGCCAGACGCCATTGTGCATCTTGCCGCCACTTGTGGTGGTATCGGTATCAATAAGGACAACCCCGGTAAGTTCATCTATGAAAACCTACAAATGGGCATTAATGTTTTGGAGGCAGCCAGGATAGCTGGTGTCTCCAAAGTTGTTAATTTGGGTACCGTTTGTGCTTACCCCAAGCATACTCCTGTTCCTTTTAAAGAAGAGGACATTCACAACGGTTATCCAGAAGAGACCAATGCTCCCTATGGTATCGCCAAGAAGACCATCATGGAAATGGGGGATGCATACTCCCGCCAGTATGGTATGAGTGTCACCAATCTCGTGCCCGTGAACATGGCGGGAGAGTGGGATAACTTTGATGAGTACAGTTCTCATGTGATCCCTGCACTCATCAAGAAGTTTGAATCACCGACAGTAGATCTTGCGGCAGAAGGACTTGGTGGTCCCCATCACAACCTTAACCCACGAGTGACTCTATGGGGCACTGGAAGTGCCTCACGAGAATTCTTATTTGCTGGTGATTGTGCTAGAGCGATTGGAATTGCTCTAGTGAAAGACACTGGTCCCGCACCTATTAACTTAGGCACAGGCCAAGAGATTACCATCAAGGAACTCGCGGAAATGATCAAACGAGTCGGTGGCTATGACGCCGAAATCGTTTGGGATGACAGTAAGCCAGATGGACAACCTAGACGTTGCCTGGATGTGACTAGGGCAAAAAACAGACTAAAATGGGAAGCAACCACTTCGTTAGAGGAGAACCTTCGTCGTACAATCGACTGGTATAGAAAAAATGGGTAGAAAGGTATTCTTAGATGTTGGATGCAACACTGGTCAGTCTTTAGAGGCTGCACTTGATTTTGATTTTGATGTCATTTATTGTTTCGAACCAGTGAAACAGTATTGTGACATGTTGAAGAATGGCACTTTGTCGTCTAATCGCGGTAAAGACGGTGCTGACTACATAGAGCAGCAATACGATCAGAGTAGAGTTGTTGTTTGTCAGTACGGACTATGGGTTAAAGATGAAGTATTAACTATTTATAGTCCTCACACTATGGCCGCCTCTGTTTTTTCTGATCATCAGGACAATGAAGGCGGTAGTGAAGATTGTAATTTCGTAAAAGCATCAGACTGGTGTAAGAAGAACTTGCAAGAAGATGATTTTGTTGTCATGAAAATGAACTGCGAAGGAAGCGAGTGTACCATTTTGGATCATCTTGTTGACCAAAAGGCAGTACATTATATTGATCATGTCATGATTGATTTTGACGCTTACAAAATTCCTTCTCAAGCACATAGACCCCAATGGACAGTGGCAAAGCTTGCAAAGTACAATGTAGACTTTACTCTGTGTGATGACGTAATGAGAGGTTCAACACATTACGACCGTATTTGTAGTTGGTTAGAAGAAAGAGTACCACAGGTAACAAAGAATGTCTAAAACAGCAATGATTACTGGCATCACTGGCCAGGATGGGTTTTACTTAGCCCACTATCTACTAGAGTTGGGTTACCGTGTCGTAGGGTTAGTACGTCGTACGTCTATCCCCACGAATTCACGACTGCGTACCTTACGTGGTAGCCCTAACCTTCACTTGATTCATGGTGACATCACCGACATTTCAAGCATTCAAAAAGCCGTTAAGGAATTCAAGCCTGATGAGCTGTATAATTTAGCCGCACAGAGCCATGTAGCAATGTCATGGGAGTACCCGATTGCTACCTCTGAGATTACGGGTATTGGCGTACTGAATTGCCTTGAGGCCATCAAGCAAGAGAAGCCTGACTGTAGGTTTTATCAGGCTGGTAGTAGCGAGCAATTTGGTAACTCTATTGACGAGGCATGGCAAGCTGACGGGAGAAATTGGCTCAATGAAGAGTCAGATATGGAGCCTGAGTCTCCCTATGCAGCAGCCAAAGTGTTTGGATATAATATGACCCAAGTGTACCGTAAGTCGTTCGATATGTTCGCGACCTGCGGTATCCTTTTTAATCATGAGTCTCCGTTGCGTGGCGAAGAGTTTGTTACTCGCAAGATCACGAGCAACCTTGCTCGCGTCAAGTGGGGTCTACAAGAATATGTGGAGCTTGGCAACATGGACGCCTGCCGCGACTGGGGTTTTGCAGGCGACTACGTGCGTGCTATGCACGCCATGTTGCAGCACGACACACCTGATGACTTTGTGATCTCCACAGGTAAAACCTATTCGGTACAGCGTTTCTTCAACGACTGCTGCAACTGGTTTGAACTAGACCCACAGAAGGTCTATAAGATTAACCCTAAGTATATGCGTCCCAATGACGTGGAAGTACTCCTGGGAGATAGCTCGAAAGCACAGAATGTATTAGGGTGGAAGCCACAATGCGACTTCGAAGAGCTAGTGAACAAGATGTGTCAGTATGACTATCATCTACAATCCCCTGACCCCTCAGTGTATCGGAAGGCCGATGAATTTCTTTTTTAAAGGTAAGCAAGATGAATAATGATGAGGAGCAGGCCATTAGTGATCGTGAGAAACGAGCATGGCAGGCTAATAAGAATCGTGGGAGAACGAGAGTTCGCCCCACGTTAGATCGTGTACAGCGTATTGAATTTCTAGAGCTAATTGCTCAGATGTCTGGTCGCAGTGTGTTTGAACGTAAGTTGTCTTTGAATTCAGTAGATGTTGAATTCTATAAGCAAGAGCTTGATGTTGAGAGTCCAGATGAAGCTCGTAGGTTAGCAAATAAACTTAAGAGACAGGGCGATGACGAGCGTGAGGCTAAGCTTTTAGAGCAAACACAAAAGATTCGTGAAGCAGAAGAAGTAGCCCAGGCAAGACTTGAAGCACTAGAGACTAGACGTGCATCCGAAGAGATTTCGAAGCCACGTAAGAAGATTGATGGTGACAAGATTCGTCAAGATGACGCAGATCGTCAACGTCGTTTTACTGAGCAGCAAAACAGTGTAGAGATTACCGCTAAAGAGTGGCATCTACCCATGGAGTCTGACTCTGGTTCTCAATATGAGCAAACCGATAGGTTTCGTCGTGAGATTATGTATCGCGGGTTGTCGTTCGTCAACAACAAGTATGGCACTACGTCTAACCAAGTGAAGATTGAAGCTCAGCGACTAGGATTGTCCATTAATTGGGACATCGTTAAGCGATAATGAAAATGACGAAGGAAAACCTTGAGGGGTTATACGAAACCATGTCACTAGCTGAGATGGCAGAACACCTCAACATGGCACGGTCTACGTTGTACTATCATATGCGTAAACTGGGTGTACAAAGACGTTCTAAGAGTGAGGCACAGACGCAACACTTAAAGAACTCTGCTCATCAAAGGACTGGTAAAAACCATTCTAATGATACCAAGGAAAAAATTTCAGAAGGGACTCGTCGCTTCTGGGACTCTACCGAAGGTCAGGAACAAAAACGACGATTAGGAGAACTTCGTCGTGAAGAGTGGGATCAACGCTCTCCCAAGCAGCGTTCGCGTGTGCTCAGCCGTCTTCGTACGGCAGATCGCCCAACCCCAGGCAATCTTTCACGTTTTGGTGAAAAGCTCGCCGTGTTCTTGGGCGAAAAAGAGGATGTAACTACCGGAATCAGGCTAACACCTGGGCACGTTTCTGATATCATTCTAGAAGCTCGGAAGGTAGTGATCGAACTGATCCTGCCTGTCTCCGTGTACGGTGACGAGCAAGAGACCAAGATCGAGGGAAGATATAACCGGCTCATCGATCAGTTGAATGATACAGGTTATCGAGTAGTAGTTATTGAGGACCGTTCAAATTCTATCTCGCAGGCACGTTGCCAACGAGTGTATGATGAACTACTTCAGTTTTTCGAGAACAAGACCTTACAACGACTGACCATAGTGTCATAATGATAGCATGACTAGACAAATCAAAGACCTGTTTGCAACTAACTGGTGCGACGAACTTGAGGCTGGCGACAAGGCCACCCGTAAAGAAGGGAATGAGGAAATGGAGGTCGTCCTGTTGGCTGGCCTGCAACGACTTGCTCGTGACGCTGGCATCTGTCGGCAGGCGTGTGTGATTCAAACACACGAAGGCAAGTCAACTCTGGTGCAAGCGATCTTCACCTCTGTTTTTAAAATGGAAGACGGAGAGGTGGAGTTTGTTGGTACTGCCGACTGCAACAGCAAGAACGTTAGTGGTAAATTTGCATCTTATCCTACTGCCGTTGCAGAGTCTCGTGCGGAAGCACGTTGTCTTCGCAAGGCACTAGGTATCCGTATGCTGTCTTCCGAAGAGATTGGCTTCCGCGAAGGGGCCGGTGCTATTGAGGCTTCGCCTAAGGGTAAGGTTGGTAGCTCTGTCGTGAAGGCTATTGAGAAACTCTGTACCGAACGCGGCGTTGACGCTGTGCAAGTACTAGAGAAGGTGGTGGACGGTGATCGTGCATCAACTATTTTTGAGCTATCTGAACTTACCACAGCGGAAGGGCAGAGTGCAATGGCGTGGCTGAACGAGCAGAAGCCCGTCAGTACTAAATCGAAACGTGACGCTAGGAAAGCGGAACTAGAAGCAAAACAATAATCATGGCTAAAGTAACAGTGAAATCCGGCAGTGTGACTGTCGAAGCAGAAGGACAGAAGGAACTTTTCGAGCTTCTTGCAACTTATCAAGAAGTATTCGGAGCGTCCAAGTGTGGTGGTTGTGGTAAAGACAACCTTCGCTACGCTGTCCGCGAGCAAGAAGACTCGAAAGGAAAGAAGCAGAAGTACTACGAACTACGTTGTCAGGACTGCTTTGCCAAGCTTCCGTTTGGTCAGCATAATGATTCTCCGACGCTGTTCCCCAAGAGGTGGGTACGTTGGGACAAGGCCAACAACGTCGAGGTTGAACTGTAATGGAGTTCGGTGACTATCAGAAGCAGTCTGCTAGTACTGCTATCTATCCTGGTCAGGGCGAAGTTCTGGGGCTGGCTTACGTCGGCCTTGGGCTTGGAGAGTCCGGTGAAGTTCAGGGTAAGATCAAGAAGGTTATTCGTGATGACGGTGGCGTGATCTCTGATGAGAAGCGTGCAGCTATCGCTAAGGAACTTGGTGATATGCTATGGTACGTGAGTCAGACCGCTAGCGAGATTGGCGTAAGTCTTGACGACATTGCCGAAGACAACCTAGATAAGCTCGCTTCGCGAGCGGAGCGTGGGGTACTTGGTGGTAGTGGCGACGAACGATGAAAAGACTCAATCAAAAACCTCAGGACAAAAGAGTGTTCAGTTGTCCTCAGTGTAAGAAGTATCGCATGACTCGTCCGCTTGACTATGTGGTCAACGAGACGAAGCAAGAATACAAGACGAAGGACAAGGACACGATTGAGTTGTTTGTCGATATTTGTGAATCCTGCAAGGCTCGCAATAACCGACAGTATTTCGAGCCCTCCAAGGCTGATATTAAACGCATCCTAAAAGCAATGCAAGAAGACGCCAAGCTTGGCGAGGACCAGTCGCTAGAAGATCTCCTATAATGGCAAGCCACAACAACTACTGGTTCCAGACGTGCCCGACTCGACACAAAGTTTCGTCGGGCATCGTTCGAAATGTAGACGTATTAATCATCGGTGGCGGGGTCGCCGGTATCAATATGCTTTACAATTTGATCAACGCTGGAGTAACTAATACTTATCTCGTTGAAGAATCGACCGTAGGTGCACACGCCTCGGGTCGAAGCAGCGGTCAACTCATGTTTCGTGGTTCAAAACTCTTTCATGAGTATGGCGACGAGGCGGGTGCCGAGTACATGAGCTTTATCAAAGAAAACAACATGCGTTTTCTCAAGGGTTTACGTGTTGTGAACTTTGATACAGACCTACGTGACACTGGCGGTCTCAGGCTAGCCATTGACGAAAACGAGCTAGAAAAACTAGAGATTGAGTCAGAGTTTATTCGCGTACACGCTGGTCTCGACTGTCCTATACTGACAAAACAGGACGTAGAGGGGATGTTGCCCCAAACGGGTTTTGTTGGTGGCATGTTTGTGCCCACGGAAGCTACGTTTAATCCTTACAAAGTCGTCAATGGTTTGAGGGAGTTGGTAGAAAATAAAGGGTCGCGTGTTCTAACTGACTGTCAAGTTACCAGCGTCACACCAGACGCTAAAGGGTTCAGTGTTTCAATTCGACACAAGGGAACTATTCGAGCTAAAAAGGTAGTTTATGCGATCAATGCTTATACGTCAGAGCTATTACCTGAGCTTGCAGAGTCCCTGACTCCGTTTCGAGGTCAGATGATTGCTACAGATTATCTCGAAGATCAAATTTTACCTTCGATGAGTATGACCTGTAATGATTGTAACGAATATTTTCGAGTACATAATGGTCGTCTTGTCGTTGGCGGAATGAGACACGCAGTTAGAGGAAAGCAAATAGGACTAACCAACGACGGAGAGTTAAGTCCTGTTGTATTCGATAAGCTTCGCGATTTTGTGTCTGGTGCATTGCCGCATATTAAAAATGTAAAATTCACGCACTCATGGTCTGGAATCATGTGTGCTACGCCAGACGACTTACCGCTTATTGGTGCCTTGCCCAATCGCCCCAATGAATTTATTCTAAGTGGTTTTAATGGTTATGGTTACGGTCATGCATTACACGGTAGCATGATCGTCCGAGACTTAATTGTTTCGGGGGAGTCCAAACGTCCTGGTACACAACTATTTGACCCCGCAAGATTTTAATGACTAGAGCTTTAGCTGACCATAATTACTGTTCGTACTGCGATTGCGATGTTGTTAACGATCACTGGTATTGGCAAAAGTCAAATAAAGTTAAGGGCGACGGTTACTGGAAATGTAAGCAGCAAAACCGCGACAACGCTAAGCGGTGGCGTTTGAATAACTTAGACCGTATGCGGTTGCGTTCACATTTTGATCAAGACAGGAAACACCTTAGAGAATTTGATCTTGATCTTGATTTTTATCGTACTCTTATTAAGCAGCCGTGTTTGTATTGCGAAACACTGCCCGCTAATGGGGTTGACCGAAAAGATTCTGGGATCGGGCACATAAAGACTAATTGTGTGCCTTGTTGTGCCAAGTGTAACATAATTTTAGGCGACATACCATTTTCGGCAAAGCTAGAACTGAGCAGCGGACTTCGTAACATACACACGAAGGGATTATTAAATAACTGGGAAGTACCATCCAAAAGACGATCATGAAACTAGAAGGACTATCACGAGACATTTTCTTACAACGTTACGCCATGCCAGGAGAGGATTCCTGGACACAATGTGCTAAACGTGTCTCGGAGAACATTGCTACCGTTGAGATAAACGGTGCCGCCCAGGAGTGGGCAACAAATTTTGAGTCAGTGATCGACGCTGGCGACTTCATGCCTGGGGGACGCATCCTTTTTGGAGCAGGCAGACGCCAGTTCAATATGCTTAACTGCTATCGTCTTCACCCAGAAGATACAGTAGAGTCTATTGGCAAGATGATCAGTGACACCTACCTAATTTCATGTGGTGGCGGTGGCATCGGGTACAACTTCTCGTCTATTCGACCCAAGGGCGACGACATTCAGACGATTAGGAACTCTGCCCCTGGTGCCGTCTCCGTCATGAAGATGGTCAACGAGGTTGGCAACCACGTACGCAGCGGCAAGAATCGCCGTACCGCACTAATCGCCATTCTCAATGTTGATCACCCTGATCTTTTCGAGTTCCTGCACGTTAAGCTAGACCTTGCACAACTCACTAACTTTAATATTTCGGTTGGCATCACAAACGATTTCATTAAAGCGGTAAAGAAAAACAAGCCGTGGGTATTTAAGTTTAACGGACGCACCTATCACCAGTACCACATGAGACGAGTAAGTCCTGACGGTACCGAAACGATCAAGGTGATTGCTTTAAATGAAGAAGATGCAGTGGGACGTGCCCAGACTCATCACCGTATCACCCAGGACGACAAGTTCACTCACGTTAGGCAAGTGGACATTATGGCAGCGGATATCTGGGAGACCCTGATGACCAACGCCTGGAAGAGTGGAGATCCCGGCATCTATAACTTGGACCTCGCCAACACGTTTACTAATGTTTCTTATTTCGAGGACTTGGATTCTCCGAATCCATGCGGTGAGATTCCGTTGCCCCCTTATGGCAACTGTTGTCTCGGACACATCAACTTGTCCAACATGTTCTCAGAGAAGACTGGTGACGTGAACTGGAAACGCTTTGCCAAAGCTATTCGATATGGCGTTCGTTTCTTGGACGATGTTTTGACAGCAAATCATTACCCTATTCCTGAGTGCAAGACCGCTGGCGAACGTACTCGTCGTATTGGTTTGGGCGTGACAGGACTGCATTATCTCCTGCTAAAGCTGGGGCATGTGTACGGTGACGAGAGGTGTCTTGAGTTCCTAGACAGACTGTTCGCTACGTTCCGTAACGAAGCTTACAAGGCGTCCATTGAGCTTGCCAAAGAGAAGGGTGCATTCCCTGAGTTTGACGTTGAGAAGTTTTCGCAGGAAGAGTTTTTCCAGCAGCTACCTCCACGTATTCAGAACGCCATTAAGAAGTACGGTATTCGTAACGCTGTAAGTCTAACGATTGCACCGTGTGGTACGAACAGTATGGTGCTGAACGTTTCCTCTGGAGTGGAACCGATCTTTGCTCCTCTATATGAAAGACGATTCCGAGAGGGGAATGTGACTCGTAAGGAGGTCGTTACTGACGCTCTGTTTGCTGAGTTCTATAGTCAAGGTAGGGAGATGGAGCATTTCCGTGGTTCTCATGACATTTCTGTTGAGGATCACCTAGCGGTTCAGTCTACGATTCAAAAGTATATTGACTCCGCGATCTCCAAGACGACGAACCTACCTAAAGATTACCCTGTTGAAAAATTGAGCGAGGTCGTCTTAGAGCAAGCTCCGTACGTCAAGGGTTTTACGATTTATCGTCAAGGGTCTAAGGGGGGCGAGCCTTTGAAGCCGCTCGATATCTCTAACCCCACCAAGCTGGAAGCCGCTATGAAGAAAGCTGGAGTTGAAGTACTATCAATCGAAGCTTGTCGTGGTGGAATTTGCGAAATCTAGATAACACGACAGACCATTCTGCGTATAATTGAAACATGACACAACCCCAATCGAAAGAGAAGTATATTCTAACCCATCCCAAAGACGAGAGCAATGAGGATATTCTGTATCGCTTCATGCTGACCCTCAACAGGCGGCTTGCCGAAAAGGTTGGCAGTGAGACTATCGAGTCGCGTCTACTTAAGGCTATCGGCACGTTGGATGGTGTTGATGGTATGCAACAAGGCGGCATGTACACCATTGAAGTGGTTATTGCTCGCACGTTTGATCCCGCAGAAGTTATCACGGAACTCAAGCGTCGTTTGGACGATGATGTTCTAAGCGAAATCATTACCCCTAACAAAAAGATCATTGTCTGATGTATTACACTCCCGCAGTCGTGATTCCTGGTAAGCTCGCACACATCACACTGGCCATGGCTCAATCCATGGCCAAGAGTGCTGGCACTTACGTCATGGACGACAACTTTAAGATCATTAAAGATTACCGCAAAGATGCAAAGCCACAATAACTCTGTTGAGTTAGTTGGTTTCTACGGCAGTGACGAGTCCCACGCACTTAGTGCGTGGACTTCTACTAGTAGGGACTTAACTGATGACAAGCGTGGCCGGATGGATAAGATGTTGAACACTCTTGCCTCCGCAGGTCACCACACTCCTTTCGAGAAAAGCACGCTTCACTTTTTAGTAAAGAGTGATATCGCTAGCCACATTCACATCATTAAGCACCGTATTGGTGTCAGTGTGAATGCTGAGTCTGCTCGATATAAAGAATTGAAAGAAGATCAGTTCTACATTCCGTGCGACTGGCCCGAAGATATGGCAGAACAGTTTGCTTTTGATATGTTGGCACAGTATGACAGATATCATGAGGTGCTTGAGGAACTTGTAGACCGTGGCATGGATAGGAAACGAGCCAAAGAGTCTGCACGCTTCTATCTGCCGTACGCAAATCAGATTGTCTCTGATGTATCATTCAACTTCCGATCCTTTATGCATTTTCAAGGCTTGAGAAATAGCGAACATGCACAAAAGGAAATTCGTTACATTGCACAGGACATGCTAAAGCTCGTTAGAGAGACCGGCATGTTTGACCTTTCCTTAAACTCTTTTGGTTACTAATATGAATAAACTATTCTCTTTTCTAGCTGTTGGTGCCCTCCTTGTTGGAGCGGCATTTACTACTCCTGCTCCTGCTCAGATGACTGCGACAGCAATCCCTATTGGGTGTTGCCGTATTAACCCTGACAATTACGTTGCTATTAATCTTCGTGGTGTACTAGCTTCTCCTGGACCCGTAGGAACATTCCTGCCTCTTCCGGATACCGTAGCGACCGTGAATAACGGTGCGATCATTCAGACCGATAAGGCTTTTGTGATCACTGACGTTCGTGTGAGCTACCGCGATGGTGCCACTGGTGATTTCGAGCTTATGGAAGCTAACCAGGGACAGACCTTCATTCGTACTCTTCTACAAGAAGACAGTATGCTTGACGGCTGGCAGTCGTCCCTTGGTGTGGTAGCCCGTGGAGACATGGGCGGTGCAATGGGACTTGCCATCAGGGCAGTGAATGGTCCCGACCCAATTCTGTTGGATGTAGAGATTATCGGGTACGCTCGAAATAATTAAAACATAACACTCAGATACCTTTTCCTCTAGGGAGATGCCATTTTTGGTGTCTCCCTAGTGTATTATTACATGGTCGAGTTTCGTTTCAAGTCTTTAAATAGGTAAAAGTTATGACCAGTATTGTACAGACATTTGTTGGGTCTGGCACCCTGCCCGCCACAAGGGGCATCCTGCCAGTGAGCCAAAGAGGCAATGAGCCCATTGGCCAAGGGGTTCGCACCGGCATTCAGGTCGTAGTTGCGAACCCGGAAGATCTCGTAGCTGTTGATGCCTTTGCAGCATCCGGCATCACCGTGAGTACCGGAGTTGTGGAGATCGTTGGGCCGCACACTAATCCTCTGCCTCGTAGCCGCGAGATCATTGTAGAAAACGTAGGTGCTGCTGACGTTTACCTAAGTCATCTGCCCACGTTCCCGGCTGAAGATGCTTTCGAGCTATCAACAGAAGGTACAGCGGGTAGAAGCACAAGGGTCACCCTACCATTACTACATAACGTTTCGGTCTACGCCAAAACAGCAGCCGGTACCACGTCAGTACGTCTTTTGATTTTGTAAGGGACGCCCCTTTTAAGGAGGTTCCCTTATGAATCAGCAATATTTTGCAACCGTAGGCAGCGGCACAGTTCCGCACACTGGGCACGGACCAGCACACGGCTTTACTCCGGGGGCGTACCCTGGAGCACATAGCAAGGAAGACTTACGTACCCGAGTAGGCGACGGAGCTATTATCCTCAATCCCGAGGACTTTAGTGTTAACATTGGCCTATCCACTCAGGCGATTATAGTAGCAACCTCGGCATTACCTCTGCCTGCCACGCCCCTAGAATATCGCAGGGCGTTAGTTGTACACAACGCAGGAGATGTTGATGTCTTTTTAGGCAGTTCCAATGTAACCACAGCGAACGGCATGCCCTTGGCGGCTGGTGAAAAAATCGCTTTTGATATCCAAGGTAATCCGAATGTCGAAGTGTATGCTGTCTGTGCCACGTCGGCTGACGTGAGAATCATGGAATTAGCTTAGATGAAACATCAACACACAAACATATTTCAAGAGATTAATATGGTTTCTTGCTATTGGGCTGGATTTTTAGCCGCCGATGGATCATTAATTCCTCAACGTAATGTTGTGTCTATTGGTTTAGCTGAAAAAGATATCGATCATTTGCACAAATTACAGACCGTCTTGTCTTGTGGTAATCCAGTAACCACAAGAGTAAACAATGCGTTTGGCGGACATGTACGATGTGACTTACAAATCACCGCCGCACGGGATCTTATTGAGTCACTTGGTTTAAACTTCAACATTACATCACGTAAAAGCCTAACTCTACAACCACCTAGCTTAAAAACAGAAGATAATATTCGTTCTTTCGTCCGTGGTTACATGGATGGCGACGGGTACATTTCACAGTATGGCGGTAAGAACCGACCAAATACATACGTGGGTTTTGCAGGCACACGAGACGTGTTACAATGGATTAAAGAACAAATTCAGCGATCTGTAAAAGTTGGCAATCCTTCTATTTACAAGCACAAGAACGCTAATGTGTATCAATTGATTTTTGGTGGACGCCAAGCGGAACGCATCTTGGATTGGTTGTATGCTGATTCTACACAATCTACTCGTCTTGATCGCAAGTACAAGAAGTATGGGGAGATTACCTAATGGTTGGCGTTGGCAGTATCGTATCAGTCGGCGGCACCGGAGGCGGTGGTGGTAGCGGTGGTAGCTCTGGCATTCAAAATCTGAATGGTCAGACCGGCCCCGTTGTTACGCTCGTTGGTACAAGTGGTATTGTCATTGCTCCTGTTGCCCCCAACATCATCAATATTGGCTTTAATGGATCAACCACCCAATCAGGCGTTCTCGGTGTCAACGGCATCGACGTTCAGCAGGTTGGCGGTAACTTCATAGTAGACGGAGCATCTCTTTCTGGATTAGGTGTTTCAAAATTCTCTTCTTCTTTTTCCAGCATAACTAGCGGTGTGTTCACACATAGCTTCAATACCCTCGATGTCATTGTTCAAGTATTTGACAGTGATAGACACGTAATCTTCCCAGATGATATCATTGTGGAGAACGGTGACCAAGTAAGTGTCACATTCAATCAGCCACAAACAGGAAGAGTGGTCATAATATAGTGTACTATTTAATGAGGAAGGTCGCGTAACAGGAGAGCGTCATGGGATTACCGTTTAATGGAGACTTGGTGCCGGTCAGCAGTGGTTTTGCTAACCTAGGTGTCAACATAAGTTCGAATGCACAAAATGCATTCGATATCACGTCTATTCGTCCATTTAACCATGTTCACATGGTCAGTGGTGTCTTTCACGACCCCGTTCAAGGACAGTCTGGTGTTTTAAGGTACAGCAGAGAGCAGGCATCTTTCCAGGTGTCGGTTGATGGTGGTCTAACGTTCAACAATCTGTCTGCTGGTGCTGGCGTTGATAGCGTTGGTCAACTTGGTGGTGCAGATCTTACCGGGAATATCGATCTTGCTACCCCCGCAAGTGGCTTCCTGTCTATTGATGATACGGCTGGTGCTAGTCCGCTTCTGTTTGCTGTTGATCATCTTGGACTATCTGGACTGTGGGATTTCCCCAGTCAAGGATTCAATGGCAGCGTAGTCAACGAACTGACAGACTTCAATGGTACTACGGTTCAAGGAGCCGTAAGTGTCGTAGGTGCCTCTGGCATCATTGTCGATATTGTTGGCCAGACCATGACCATTGCCTCTAACACAGATGTTGGATTAGTTGCTCGATGTTACACTGAAGCATTCGGTGCTGCTACATCGTGGGTTGTTACTCATAGTCTAAATACTACCAACGTTAGCATCCAGGTTTTTGATGCACAAGGTACTCCAAACATGCTTTTCCCAGATAGCATTATCATTACCGATGCGAATACAGTCACCATTGGTTTCAATGTTTCACAAGCTGGACAAGCTATTATCTTAGGTTGTTAATATGGTTAGAGTAATTGGTGACATCTGGCCCGCAGCCAGTGGGTCTTCGTCGCTTGGCGTTGATCAGACAGCATGTTGTCCTATTGGAGATGAAATTCGTCCGTTCAATCATGTTCATCAAAACAGTGGAGTATTTCATGATCCTACTCATGGTACTTCTGGTGTGATGAGATTCAATGGACGCGATGAATCTGGTATTGTATTTGAAACTTTGTCACCAGGGCAAATTCCATCATTAGAATTTTCTTTTGATGGAGGCAATAGTTTTCCTGTACGATTAGGACAGGCACTCAAAAACAGCTTAGTATTCCAAAGTCAAGATGTCGTTCTTCAAACTCTTGATGGTTTACCGCTACAATTAAAATCAAGTGGTCTACTAGATCTATTGTCTGAAGTTAGTATTAATTTACGTTCCGTTAATGGAAGTATTGTTATTGATGCCAACGGAGCCAGTAGCGATGTTAACATTACATCAGACAACAACGTCAATATTACATCTACTGATGACATACAAATCCTTGCTACTAATGGTAATTTCAATTTAGGCACTAGTTCAGTTGGTGGTAACACAACACTGAGTGCTGGGCCGGGTGATGTTACCGTTGGTGCTGGTGTCAACGCTCAAGCTGGCGGTCAAACTAAGCTACAACCCTTTGGTGGAAGTGGCCAGCTTGAGTATAGACTAGGCGGCATTGGAGGTCATGAAGCGTGGCACTGGAGCCCAAACTATGATGCAGCAGGCGGTCCTAATAGTGATGGTTTCCATCCAATACCTCATTCTGGTCAGATTTTCCAGATGATTCAGGAGCAAGCTCCTGGCATTCGATCACTTCGGAACGGTGGCAGTCCTGCTACTGAAGCAGATATTACATTAACAGAAGGCGGCGGTATAAGTATTGATGTTATTGCATCTGATGAAATAGAGTTTGTCAATACCGGCACGCTTCAGCGTGCCTATGATAATGGCCAAACCATTTTTATTGATAGTGCTCAAGATTTACAGATTGCTGCCGGTAATCATAAGTTAAAATTAGGCACCAATGGTGATAAAGCTGAGATTAATATGTCTGGCTTGTTAACATATCCATCTTCTGATTTAGAACTTGGTGATGTTAATATGATTGTACATGGTCAAGAACCATTACATGGTGGCATCACTACACCTACATCACAGGCTGAAGCACAAGCATTATCGCTTGGTATTGGTATTCCTGTTATTAATACTGGCTCCGGTATCATTAATGTATCTGTTGGTTCTGGTGTAGGTCAATTTTTCAATACAAGCAATCAAACACTTAGTACATCTGCAACCAATATTAATTTTACATCAGCAGGCAACAACATTCCCGATGGTCACTTTATTAGTAGTTCTATAAATGATATACAAATATTGGTTCCAGGCTTATATAGACTTTGGTATGCGGCTAGTGCTGAAAAAACCTCTGGTTCTACAGGTCAACGTGTTGATGCTGCTATCAAAATTAATGCTAAAACAATCCTTGGTAGTGATGCTTCGTGTATTTTGAATGATAGTACGAATCTTAAATTTAACACTGCAAATGGTTTATGTATGTTTGATGCTAACGCTGGAGATATTGTTGCTATGACTATGACTTTATCTAATTCTCCTGGTGGTAATTCTGTACGTGCAGTAACACGTAGATGCAATATTCTAATAGAATGGATTGGCGTTAGAAGAGGAACGCTTACAGCTTTATAAGGAGCATATATATGTGGATGTTTTTAGCACAGGTAGATCCGTCTGCCGGAACAATAGTCGGGGCATTAATTGAACAGTATGGTATTACCGGATTAGCGTTTGGTATCCTACTGACAATTATGATACGTACAAACAAATCTGCTCAAAAACGTATCGAAAATCTAGAAGCACAACAGCAAGAACAGTATACCGCTCACCTATCTGACCAAAAAGAGATGATCAACGATTACATCGATTTGGTTAAGAATAAGACAAGTGTGTTGGCTGACTTAACTGGGTGCTTGAAAGCGATGAAAGATACGCTGGAACGCATGGAGCGTAAAGGATAATAAAAAAGAGGCGGCTAACAGCCGCCTCTTCCATTTCTATATCAGTAGACTCAGATGATCTTGGGCGTGTTCGTCCCAGGACTCTGAGTTGTCTTGTTTTTTCTAGCTTGATCAGCAGCCATGCTCGCTTCGACAGTCATTACAGCGGCACCAAATGGTTTCACTTCAGGACGTTGAAAGAACGCAAGAATATCATTACGAAGCTCGGCACGAATCTCCGCAGGAACCTCGAATTGTTCTAGACGTTCACGAAAGATACGATCTAATGTTTGGGCAGGGTCAGTACTTTTATCAGCCATTGTTTTCTCCAAACCAAGCATTCTTAAGACGATCTATAAGTCTATGATTGCGACTCTTAGTACGAGCCTCGCGGAGCTTGGTTTCCCGTTCGGCAATCTTTTGTTGTTCAGGCCCACTGAGTTCAACTAACATGTTTGTGTGGGCATCATTTACGGTTGTATTAACATTAGTCGTGGGCTTCTTACGAAAGAACACGACGGACTTGATGCTAGGAATGGTATGTCTATTTAATGTTTTAAGCCATTCGTCACATGTTGTGTCAAGCGGCTCTACGAGACCATTAATTTCATCAACGATTCTACTGTCGTTGTAGACCATAATGTCATCCCTGATATTCATATCACGTATTTCACAAAGAGCTAAGAAAAGTACTTTGTATACGTGATGAATTACTTGAAAGATACGATCACCACGAACAGTTAAAGCTGGGGAGCAACGTCGAGTCACATCAACGTTCTCCCCAGTTACATAGTAACCGTCTTCATTGACGAAGACAGTAATCATTACTCAGCTTGTAGTTCGTCGTACATTCGTAGTTCTTCACCGCTAACCAGCGTTGCTGCACGCAGCGAGTCGGCTACAGCGGTCAAGAGTTCCTGCGTACGAGGAGAGAATTTAATCAAGCCAGTCTCGGGGTTGATCCAACTAAGGGCACCACGAGAGGCAAGCTCAAGCTCTAGAATAGACAGTAGATCATGGATCTCTGAGCTAGTCAGACCAACATCTTCTAGTGCTGGTCCAATTACTCCTTGAGTACCAGTGATGATCGACTGATCACGAACCAACTCAAGTGCAGATGCAGCTAGGTCTAGTTCCTCTTCGGTCACGGCACCTTCTTCTAGTAGAAGATTGCCACCAACCTTGACGCCAAGCTGAATGTACAGCTTCCACTTGCTGTATTCGAGTTCTGACATTCCTTCCAGAGCTTCGATACCTTGTTCTCCATTCTCGGTTGAAACACAACCGCTAATAGAACTACCAGCTAGTATTAATGTTAAAATTGCCGGTACAATCCACTTTTTTCTTTCCATATTATTATCCCTTAGGTGCTTTAGTGTTCATGTAATCTTGCCTATCCTTGGAACTGTGTTCCAGGATGGTCTTGTTACATGAGTTACAGGTGCGGTACTTTTTGTGATCTGATGACACCTTAATACCGCTTTTATTAAGGTGCGAACATTTACTTTGAACCGCACCAACAGCCTCGCTAACGGGGCCAGTAGCTAGTTCCCTCTCTTCTTCCTCACTGCCAATGATACCTTCTTGACGAAGCTCTTTCTTTTTGGCTGCTACAAAATCAGAATCATCCTCAATACCATCATTGGCTTGATCGCCAAAGACGGTGTTGTTGTCTAGTTGCGGAGGCGTTGGACTAGAAGGAACCTTAAAGAAGGCCCAATCGTTACCCAACGCGGCGTCTGAACCTGCTACTAACTGTTGTTCAAGTTTTGCAGCGGCACTAGGGGAGAGATCATAGGTACGTCCTTTGGTCTTTCCTTTCTTTTTAATGGTAATGATAACCGTTTCATCAGGATCATATTCCTGTTTGGTTAAATCACACTCTTGAATTACTCGTTTAGCCATGTTCTTCGTGTCTCTTATACGCCTTAAGGACTTCCTTGACGATTTTACTACGTTGCACGGTGTCAATGTCATCCATTTCTACGATACCAACACCCGGAACATCATCCAAGACGTTAACAGCTTCCGCAAGGGCACTATTATATGGATCAATGTCACACTGATCAAGGTCTCCAGCAATAACCATCTTGGTTCCTTTGCCAATACGAGTCAAGATCATCTTCATGGCTCCGCCATCTAGAGGAACGTTTTGTGCTTCCTCAACAATTACGAAGCAATTATTGAACGAACGTCCACGGCACATGCTCAGTACCGTAAATTCAAACTTCTGAGCAATCAGTTGTTGAATGTCTTGTTCGTTATTAAAACAAGCACGCAGGTTATCCTTAATGGATTCTACGTACGGCAATACTTTTTCTTCCAAAGAACCCGGAAGAGATCCAATCTTTTCACCTGTGTTTGATTGGATATAGGGTCTGATAACTACGATTCTCTTAATGCCACCACGTTTTGGAGAACGTTCCATCATTTCTACGCCTTCGGCAATAGCAAGAAACGTTTTACCTGTACCAGCAATGCCGGTACAGATAGTGATATCGTTTTCTCGCATACATCTGACGTATTCTTCTTGACCCTTTACTGGCGTGGGTGCGTTAAATTTCTTGAGCACGTTTTACCCCCTGTTGGCCCGATTATTCTTCCGTGAAGCACGGGCACATTTGTTTTTTGCACGTCTCTGTGCAATGACTTTAGTACGATGAGGGGTGATACGCATGCCAAACTTAGTGCGACTAGGCTGTTTCGACATTTGTTCTTCAATATACTTGCTAATAAGCTGACCATCTAGGTGATCCATTTCGTGCATAACTGCACGAGCCCAAAAACCAGTAAATGTTTCTTCTTGAACGTTACCGTCTAGATCAAAATATTGAAGAGTAACGCTCTTGGGGCGGGGAACCAAAGCTCCCATACCGGGTAAAGATAAACACGCTTCACCGTCTTTGGTGATTGCTTTACTCTTGGCGACAACATTGGGGTTAACATAAACGTTGTTGGTAGGGTTTCCTTCTTCGTTTGTACCATTACGCAGTAAGAAAATCCTATGAGGAAAACCAATCTGTACAGCGGCTAATCCTGCCGCCTCTTCGTCTAATGCGTCCAGGATTGCATCCATGTCAATGATCGCCTGCTCATCGGCAGCAGTGATAGGGATTTGACATGGCTGAGAAGCCATTTCAAGCAACGGCCAACGCTCAGGATCACCTGGAGTGATGATAGGATTGCGTACAGGCTGTTGCGGTTCTGTGTTCTCGTTATCTTTCATGTTGGTGTTCATGTGTTCTTATTGATCTGTGGTTATGATGGTCCTTTAGTATTATACGCCCAAGCTGAGTCATTGTTAAGGTGCATGTTGATATTTATATACTCTGTCAACCCAGTTCAAAAAATCTTGTTTTGTTTTGGTATACTTACCATAATTGCAGTCCATACAACTTGAAACGCAATTATCAGAAGTGTAGCCCTTTTGAGAGTCTTCTCTATCAATACTACTAACGTTCACGGCTGCTCTTTCGTGTCTATCTCTTGAAGCCTGTGATTGAACTTTTTTAAATCTAGCCCTATTATATATGTTAATAGTGTGTGATGGCTGTAATCCGCAGTACGTGCAGCATTGCCCGATAAGTTTTTTAAACTCCTCTTCACTAAGACCCCATTCTAAGTTGGTTTTATGTGCTCGATACTTATAATCCTTAAGATATTTGTTAATAGTTAACTCTTGTGGATTGTCACAGACTTTAGTCTTATGTAACGGTCTTTGACAACCGCAAGAAGGAACTGCTTGTCGTTTAATGCTTCTTGTTGTTATTGTTATCTCTTTACCACACTGACAGGCAGCCAACCACGTTATACCCTTGTTGTTGTCGGAAAAAATACGTTTAATAATTTTTAAAGCACCAATTTGATGATCCGTGTAATCTGTGTGTTGACTTTTCATGGTAACATAATACACAAATTAGCCGTTCTGCTTGTGGCAATTATGTGAAAAGTTCATATCCATGTTCATGCACAAGTATACAGCGTTCTGAGTGAGCCACTAAATTATGCTCCGTTTGCTTGATGGTCCATCCATCTTCACTAAGTGCCATGTTAGCACTACCAGTCGTCACAACGGGCTCTATACAAATAGTGTCGCCAGTTTTCAATAACTGTCTATCAAATCGTTTCTCTTCGATGGCCTGTTTGATTTTACTATGACCCCTATTGAGGGCACTTGGAATAAAAGGAGGTAGATGTACCTTGTTGCCAATTTTATGTCCACCCCAACAATCAATGATATTGACCCCATGCTCAGCAGCAGCGGCCTCAGCAGCAAGAACCATCTGTAAAAAAGTACACTCATTCTTCACAACTGATAGCTGGGCCTCTAGGATTGCCTCCGTGGCCTCAATAAGATCAGTTGCTTCATAAAATCGCTTCTTTTGTATGCCGTTCATGACTCCTGGCACGATACGAGTTCGTGCAGCATCCACATGCCACCCGTTGTATTCGGTACCTACGTCAATCGTGAGAAGATCTCCTGGCTCTAAAACATAATCACCAGGAATACCATGCACGACCACGCTATTAGGACTAATACACGCAGTCGCCGGAAAAGGTGACGGATATCCGTCAGGCTGATAATCTTTAAAGGAAGGCGTACAGCCAGCCTCTCGAATAAAGCTCTCCATTGCGGCATCAATCTCTCGCGTGGTCACTCCAGGCTGGGCAACTTCGAAGCCGCGTTCAATAGCCCCAACGTTCACCTTGCCCGCGTATCGCATACTATCTAGTTTGTCGTTCATTCTGTACCCAGTTCTTGACCTTCGTCCAATGTGGCAGTGTAGTTTTGTACGCACGCTTGGGCGAACGCAAGTGATAATTCGGGTGATAGCTCACCATGACCTTGGCCTCGTGACCACCAACACGGTAGCGAAGCCAGCCGTCTTCGTGATCGGTCAGGTTCTCAGTGAAGTACTGACTCAGGGCACCCTTCACCTTCTTATTTTGAAGCTGTTGAGTAGCAATCTTTCCCAACAAGATAACTAGTCGTGGCTTAAGGAGACTAATCTGTAAGTCTAATCGCCATTTACATGACTCTAGTTCTTCTGCTCTGGGGTTACGTCCATTTGGAGTAGAGCACAAAACAGAGTTTGTCATGTAAACTTCATCGCGAGAGACATCGATATACTTGAGAATACTACTTAGTTTATCGTCAATAGGTCCGACAAACGAAGTGTCTGCACTCTCTTCGGGGGCTTCACCCACAAACATGATTAGTGGTTCGGTAGACCCTTCACCGAAGACAACGTGGCTCCTGGTACGACAGAGGTCGCACGAGCCACAGTTTTCCATCTGCTGACGAAGCTCGTTAAGAGAGGTGCCCGGTGAATAGGTCATCGTTCCAATTTCCGTTTGCTTTACGTTGTAGAGGAGTAACACTAAAGTCTAGTACGTCTGCCATGTTGTCAGCACAGGCAACGATCTTGCCCTCAAGCGTGAGCACGTCTGACTGCTTGTTACAGATGTTTTCTAGAGCGTGTCGTTTAGACTCAGAGATTTTGATTTCAAGATCGTTTTCACACGTCATCATGAGGTGGTCGATATAACGAACACTCGCACGATAGATACCAGTCATCTTGTGTGCGTCACGAGACCTAAGGTGATCGCCTTGAAATAGAGTAGTTGTATGCCACCCGATATTGCGGAGGGCACAACCAGCGACGACCAGCGAGGGGCTGAACGGGATCTCTAGCTCAGTGGCCTGATTGATTGCAACCTTTGCCAGACGCATGGAGTGTGCAACATGTACTAGCAGCCCGCCCCTATAGGACATTGGGCCAGTGATACCATACGGAGACCCCTTGAGGGCACTCATGAGTTCGAGACGGTGCAGGGCGTTACACATTACGTCGCGATACACTGGATCAGCAATCGATGTGATCTCGTCTTCAATTTCTAGTGCGTACGCCGATAGGATGTTATCGTTTGCACCCTTGACATAATCAAATTGGTTCAGTGGTACATCGACTGGTTCTATTTGGTTCGCCTGAGCACTGAACTCTTCTGCGTTGCGGTAAGTCTTGGGCTCAATCTTGAGCTTGGCATAACCACCTTCTTCTAGCTCGTCTTGGTAGCCCCAAATGTTACCAGTAAGTTCGCCGGTCACGTCCTTGAGTGTGACCCTGGCAAAAGACTTACCCTGTTTGGTTTTCATCTTCGAATTGTGTACGACGTTGGCGATGAGGAACACTTGGTCATAGACCTTGCCGTGTTCTAGGTTACTGATAGAGACATAGGATTCAACGCTCAAATTTCTTTCTCCTGCCACCCTGGGTGCGGTCTTCTCGTTCTTTGCAAGACGCACAAGCGGCTACTTTACGTACGATTACGTATACTTCGTCGGGTAGTTCGTTTTCGTTTCCAGGAAGTAGTGTTACGCGAACAGATCCACTAAAGTATTGTCCGCTACACTTACGACACTCGATAAGCTCAATTGTTTTAGGCGTTTTCATTGACAAGCCTCATTTCTAGTACGTCGAGTAGTTTGTTGACGCGATTGGCAACCGAAACATGTGACGTGCCTGTCTCTTTTGCGATTTGACGGAACGACTTGTTGTTGACGAAGTGTTCGACCAGCAGTTCAACGTGCTTTTGATCAGACACAAGATCAAAAATCGTTTTCATGAAGTCTTGTCGTTCTGCCGTAGTATCTTCGTAGCTTTTATTCTCGTCCATTATATCAACGTAATTGTCTACTTGACATTGATACGGCTTATTGCGTGTCACTCGTGAGATGTATCTCATAACACGCCCACGAATATAGTGGTAAGCAAACGTCACAAACTTACCCTTACGACTATCGTATCGCTCACATGCAATCAGTAGACTGATCCAGGCTTCTTGTTGAAGGTCTTCCGTAGTGATGAGTGTATCTCTAACACACAGAGGGAAGAAAGGTTTGAGAATGCTAAGAATGAGTGCGTCCCACTCGTTCTTGGGGATACAACTTAGGGGGCTATCGTTCGTGTCCATTAATTTGTGATACAATAAGTCGAATGTACGTGTCTTTTTCAGATTGGGTTAGAGCATTCCAATGCACTACTACGTTCTCGTTTCCTCCAATCGGAACCTCTTCACCGCCAGCAGTCATCGTTTTGTGGCGATATAGAATACGACCTTCTTCATCCTGTGCAACAAGTGTTACAACATTGAGTCTTGGATCTTCAGAAAGTGACCAAAGAAATCTTAAAAAGTCTTTAAACTTAACAACTGATTTCTTTTGTTTGTAATCAGACATAACCATTATGATAATGATTTTTGTCTCATCCGTTAACGTTGGCAATTCTAGCAGGTGCTTGTGAACCGCACAAAGTTTTTCCCAGTCTAATTTTATGCTCATCATGGGTGACCTCCCTAATAACACTACACTAAGCGTTGGGGGTCACCTCTACCACAGAACCGTCTTCAATGTATACTCCCATGCGATCTGCGTCGTTTCTAGAGGCGTATTCGATCCAACATTGATAGTCTTCGTCGTCGGCCATTTCCTTAATGATTGCCATACTGTTGTCGTCTAGTAGTGACCCGTCAGCAATACGGATCACGCGGAGCTTGGGGTTCGCGGCCATAGCAATACCCAGCGAGATTCTTAGCTGCTGAGCGGACGAAGCCTGACAAAAAGGTACTTCATGCCCTTCGTCATTCACGACTACGACACCATCCTCTGTGATGCGAAGGTTTTTCACAGGAAGTGGCGAAGATTCGAGTGCTTCCGCCTTCTGGATGCCAATAAGCTCCATTTTGTCGTTAAGTTCCTGAATACCTTCGTCAACTTTCGTCAGATCTTTACGTGTTTCATTGTACGTAATCACTTCGCGAGCACGCTTGTTTCGCTGTTCAATTCCACCCAGTTCTTTCTTCAAAAACTCAATGTCAGGAACATCGGGAGCGTCCTCTAGTCCTTTCTTAACTAGCGTCAGTTCTTTGTTGGCTTCTTCCAATTCCTGCTCCAGTCTTTTAACTTTATTTTTTAAGTCATTATCCTGGAGAGTCAATTGATTTGTTTTCGTCTGAGAAGTAATGGCATCCGTAATAGCCTTAGTTAAATCCTCTACAGAAATTTCTTCCGTAGGATCAGTAGCCAAAGGGGGTGCCATCTGAGTAACAAGAGCAGTTAGTCTCTTTTTGTCCTTGTTGAGACTACTGCGTGCCTCGAACGCTTCTTTGTGTTGTACGTCATAGTTGGCTAGGTCTAGCTCACCCTCGGTGATACTGTAGAGCACGTCAGCCAACATTTCACGTTGTTCTTTCTCTTTCTTGCGAGAAAACTCCCATGGATCGAAGCTCAGGTCACCAATCAGACCGTCCAGGATTTTCTGTGGAGATTTTAGAGTGCTACCGTCAGGTGTGCGAATTGAGAGCGTCGATCCAGAGGGAGTGAACTTACGGGTTACAATATATTCCCCTAGATCAAGCTCAACGAACCCCTTGTCTTCACCGGCACGTAGAGGGTTGGGATTGCTTTTCTTAGCCGCTTTGAACTCGAAAACAAGCCAGATAGAATCCAGCACGGAGCTTTTTCCAGCACCGTTCGGACCACTAAGCACAATGATATCACCATCAGGGGTAATATCAATAGCACGAACTCGTTTGATGTTCTCGGAGTGTAGTTGAATAATTCTCATCGTTTAAAGTGGTAAGTTACTGCGTCGGTCTCGGCGGCAATGCCGCCGGATGCGAGCATTTGTTTCCAGAGCATGTGATCGTGGTTGTCGCACGGTTGCCAGCCGTCCGTCTTGTCAAAGACCTCTCGTGTATGGGCCATGCCAACCGTTAAGAAGTCAGTTGAATTTACAGCACCCATCTTTTTGACTAGCTTGCTTGATCGTGGGGACTTGTGTTTCATCATAAACGATTGGCCAGCGGTACGAACCATATTCACGCCAGGGTTCTCTTCAATCAACTTGGCAAGAGTCTCCAAGTGGTTGGGTAGCCACTCGTCATCGTCATCGATGTACGCAATCCATGACTCAGCCTGACTCATAAGGATGCCAAAGTTTCGTGCTGGCCCACCGTAACCACCTTGTGGCTCCACCGAACCAACGACAGGTTTAAAACGTGGACCGAGATCGGGTATCGCGTCTCCCGGCATGAAGACCTGTCCATCACATGAGATCTGCAAGGACCAATCTTCATGAGTTTGTCCTACCACTGACTCAACGGCAGCGACTAGTGAGTCACGACCTGTGGTTGGTAGAATGATATCGAAGTGCATTTTCTGAAAATTGGAGGAGGTTAGACGTGAGGGATTTCCCTACTCAGTGCCTTCGGTGTTTCACTTGAGCGGTCGCCATAGGAAACGGCTAACAAGAATACGGTACGCTGGCTTCCAACCAAACCCTTTGAAGTTGATCGCCTTACAGTCTCGTACGATAGCGTCCAAGGCTTCTGGCTTAAGCATGGTGAACATCGGGGTTTCTTCACCCGCTCCGTTCACCATAAGAATGGTGGCCCTACGTGTGCAATAGTTCTTAATCTGGTTGGTTTTTAGATGGAAGTAAGTCTTGATCAGTGGTTTAGAAAACTTGACCTCGATCTCACCGTAACCTTCAACAGTAAAGTCGGGGTCAGTGTTGACCTTACTGTTTTCTAGGAACTCACCATCGTTACCGCACCCCGTATCCGTAAACTTGGGACGTTTGCCAGTGTCTTTTTCTATCAGGTCTAACCACAGGAAAAACAGTGTACGTTCTGACATCGTATGGTTTTTGATGTCTTCTTTAAACTCTTCTTCGCTGCGATTGTCAAACCTGTAGTTTCTAGCCATACTTTCATACCGTAAAACCCTGACGCTTTAGGTCGCGAGCAGCCATAATAAAAGCACGTTCACGCGAATATGCCTTCTTGCGGTCTTGGTGAATCCACTTCCACTGGAAGGCACCAGAGTCCTTGAGTGCTGGGACGGCAACCCATCCAGCACGCTGTAGAACACGACGCTGTTCGTCGCGATGTTGTTTGTTGTTATCCATCATCCTTTCATCAACGCTTCGGCAAACGCCGGGTCCGAGAACACACTACGGAAGCGATACAAGATACGAAAGCTAGCAACCGCATCAAACAGAGCGGCGTGGAACTTGTTCTTGCCAAAATCAGACATGTCAATGTTCAAAGCCTTAACAGATTGAGTCAAGGTAGCACCAGACTTTACATTATCGTGCCCAGTAAACAGACGCATCACAGGCAGGGAGTCAAGGGCACGATAGGTGAAGTTACGTTCGAAGTTTTGCTTAGAGCAGCCAAAGATATCCTTAGAGATAATCGGCCTATCGTAGCTCGCTTCGTTGTGTCCACCCAGCATGGCGGCTCCAGTATTAAACCATAGATCAGTGAACTTCTCACAGATCTCTTCGGTTGAAATACCTTGGTTGAAAGCCTCTTGCGGAGTGATGCCATGTACTTCAATAGCCTTAGGCGTGTACACATAGTCATCCACAGATGGTTTTCGGTGAAAGGCTTCAAATTGATCAATGATCTCGCCAGTGTCAAGGTCACCAACCAAAGCACCCACCGAGAAGACTGAATGCTTCTCGGTGTCTAGGCCCCCAGTTTCGGTATCGTAAATGAGACAACGCATTATTTATTTCTCCTAGACACTAGTACTCGCATTAGCGATCACCCCGTGGACGGTTTGAGTTAGACGGTCAACCATATCGGTTGCAAGGGGACGAGTACGAACCTCAATGCCAGCGAACTCGCCAACTTCACTCAGGAATTCGTCCGATTCGTCAACGGTGGGCTTAAAGGACTCGCGGAACGCCTTCATGAAGTCACGAGAGCCAAGACTAGTGTCAAAGCTAAACGTTAGACTGCCAGCGTTGCCGTCAACAGCGGCACCGAGACGACCATTGATGATCGCACGAGCAGTTGCACGGCAGAAGTGGTCTTCGCGGTCTGCGTGGTAGAAGTTGTTACGGCTTGTGCCGTCGTTCACTAGTGCGAAAGCGACAACTAGAACGTCGCCAACGTTACAAGCACCAACACTTACGCCCGCAAGGGGGCGGTGAGAAAAGATAGTATCCATTATTTTTCGTCTTCGTTTGTAGGAGGAGTAGGAGGCTGGACTTGACTAATTTCAGTTAGACTAGACCAGAGTTTAATCGTCATTTGTGAGGGCACAGAAGCCGTGGAGGTAGCCATGGCCACCATCAATACGCGAGCTTCGTCGCCAGTAAGAGCAAGGTTGTTTTCCATTATAGTAGATTCAGTTTTTGTAGTACGCCACGCATGAATGCTTCCAGGTCTTCCATGGACCCATTGTTATTGTATACGCACTCGAACGTGCGTCCATCGAGAGCAGTCTCGCTGGAATGTCCATCCTTGAGTCCCGTTTTCCTCTCTAGTCTAATGATGACGCCAGAATGGTCTTCTGTTACTCTCTTTTCGTTGGGAAATCTGCAATCAGAAATGATAACCACATCTAGGTTACCCCAATCACGGTTGAAGGGTGCGTTAGCCCACACGTTAAAGTCAAACATCGTGCGAAAGATATCTGTCCCCATCACTTGCAATACATCGCGAATCGTCATCGGGCCAGACCTTAGTGGCATGTACCATGTCTCTCTGTATTTAAAGCGAATGCTCAACGGGAATGTATCCCATAGAACATGTGTAGGTGTCTCCTTGTCTTCGTTGGTCCCGTACACAAGATCTCGGTCGAGACCTAGCACAGTAATCGCTGCGTCTTTCAAGACCTCGGCAAAAGCGGTGATCTTGAAGGTTTTGTTGGCCTCGTACAGCATCTTAGATGCCATCAACGCTGCCGTATCCTTGCCAGTCTGCTTCTTACCGGATAAGACGATAAAAAGAGGACCGGGTGTTCCTGTGGGGTCTTCCTTCATAGTCGTATTATACGCCGGGTTTTCCTCTTTGTCAAGCATTCTTTGCTTTAAATAATCATTCATGTCAGTCTTCTCAAAAATGCTACGAGCGTGGGTATATGCACTAAGGGGTGTTCCTTAGTAGCCCTCGAATATTCCTTTGACAATATCCAACCCTGCGTCAATATTGTTTACTACATAATCAAATGTCTCTCTGAGCATGGGATGATTTTTATGTAGAGTATCGTCGTCCTCAACGACAACGACGATGGGTTTGTTTAATTGATATGCCCAGGCAATTTCCATAATGGTGCCAGTTGAAACTCGCGTAGCACCCAGGAAGCTGACGAACAAGACCGAACAATTCAGTGCATCAAATTTGTCACGAGCCAAGATGCCTCGTGACGTACTCATGGGGTTGTCTGTTAGTCCTTCTTGTTTAGAGAAGTCCATTTCGCCAGCGATCTCCGCGAAGTCTGCGATGTATCCCTTGCCCCGTTGGGGCGACATGCCCTTGATACCATGGACCGCAAGGTCTTTTTGTGCATGCTGTCGCCACTCGATACCCTCTGCGTATGAGAGACCGTCGATGGGGCCAGCAAGATAGACTGTTTTGTGTACCATATTATTCCTTAATCCTTTCAGTAACTAGTTTCCAAATCTTGTCCTCGATATCCTTATCATCGAGTAGTGCGAACACGAAGCCGCCCTCCATGTTGTCCACGTTGGCCTGGATCCACATGGCCTGTTCTTTTCGAGGACGATTTGCACCGACCTCTTCATGCATGCGGTTCAGGTTGACATGAGCAGCAGTGAAGATTTCATCGTACATTCCCTGCACCAAGGCACGAATGTCATCAAAGTCGCAAGCGATGCTTGCGGGTAGTTGCTTGACGGTTACACCGTACTCGTGACCACGGATCAATGCGATTACACCTTTTGGACTCATAGCGTCCAAAAGACGGTGGATACGAACGTACGTTGGACTCTTAACCTTCACGCGAAGGCTGCCAATCTTAGCAACATATCCCTCAGTGTTATCTTCGAACGTAGCTTCACGCAAGTCCATTTGATATACTTTAGGTCTACGGAAGCCACACATTTCTGCGATCTGATCGACACGACGAGGGTGCCACTCGACTCCGTTGTGCTCGAAAATCGCAAGCAATACAAGCTCGCGAGCACCGTGGTAGTCCACGACGATACGGTTCTCGGGATAGATGATCTCGAAAACAGGAGTACAATCTGTCGGCAGAGCCGTAAGGTCATAACGTGGCAAAGCACACACTGTTTCCTGATAAGTAGAGTATCGTTCAGTGTATTCAGATGCACAACGCGGGTGCGTGGGCTGTCCCTCGCATTCTGGCACCATTTCATTTAGGATACGAGTACCCTCAAGAGCCTGATCAGACTCCATGTTACCCGGCGTAGCCAAACGCCACATGGGTACATTTATGGTGTAGACGTGACCTCGCGTGTACATGTCTGGGTTTTCTTCAAACGAAGGTAACGGATCTCTCGTGTCTGGTCCCTTGGTACCGAAGTATCCAACACCACACGAACCATCCATCTTTTCATAGACTTCACAGCCCTCATCCCACGGAAGGTTAGCAACCTTGGTCTCTTCACGTTCGTTCATGTTGAAGAACTTAGAGAACGGTCGAGCTATAACGGTACCGTCAACATCGAAGATAATCCCTCTGGCCTGACGATTTACGTCATTCCAGAGGTCTTGAATGTGTGTGTCTTGCGTGTACTTGAAAAGAGTATACGATCCTGACTGGTTCGCGTTCACGCGACCAGCTTCTACCTCTTTCCAGAGTTTGTTTAATAGGATCGGATCTTTCATAATCGCTCCGCGATTAGGTGTTGGGCAACAATGCCCTGCTGTGCAATGTATTTAGTTGGTATGTATCGTACCAAGCAGAGACTTGGCACATCACTGGACCATTGACGTTTAGTTTATCAACTAGTTCTTGTGCTTCTTCACGGGTATCAAATATTCCCATGAACGGGAGGCGATGATTGCCATTGTGCCTATCAAAGACAACGTAGACTTCTTTCATGCAATCAAAATTCCCATAGCAACGATAGCGGCTACTGCAATTACAGCAGATATAACCTGCATGACTGTCGGCTTCTTGGCTTTTCGGTTCATGCGAATTTTTCCTGCTCTTTGGCGTCAGTAATTTTTTGCATAATTACATCTGGACTATCATGACAAACTCTTGATTGATTACCCAACATGATTAGTGATCCACCAAGAATTTGCTTGTGCTTTCCATTAGCCATAGCACGTCCGTCCGGTCCAAAAGAATGCAACCCAAACGGACCACTATACGGTTCAATTTGCATAATCATATGCGGCCTGATGTATACGTCGTTAGCGGTATCTTCCTCCGTCATGGAGTCAGCCATTTTGATCTTAATAAAATTCATTTCTTCGTTCTACGCTTAGGTTTCGCTTCTGGTTCTTCTTCTTCTACAGGATCAGGGTCAAGCCATTCAATAGCCCCCTTTCCCTCGTGGCCATGAACAGCCACGAATGTTTTCATGTTGTCATAAACACTCACGGTTCCCATGTTGGAAATCCACGAATGAACTACCTTTCCATTAGACAGTTCCACGCCTTCACCCACAACGCCCGTACCGCTGACGCCTGAAACGTCTTCGGTACGGACAAAGTGAAAGCGACGGATGCCGGGTTTACTATTGCTCATAATTAAAATCCAGCACCCTTAAGTGCCTTGGCTCTTGCACGCTCCATGTTTTGAGCGATCTTTTGACCATCCTTTAGGTGGGCGAACTCGTGACCTCGAACCTGCCGGATAACTCCAGCAGCTTTCAGCAACCTGTCGCCCTGCTCGTACGGGTCGTTTGCGTGCAGCGGACCTCTCCCCCTCGCGTCTGCCTTAGAAGCAAGAACAACACGAGAAAGCATTTGGTCTCCCTGTACAGCAAGCAGTCGCATAAGCAGACGCACCTTCTTCACGGGCTTTAAATCATCAAATCTATGGACGTTCAAGTGGTCCTTTGCCGTCACCGCCGCAACCTTGCGATGCGTGTTCGGTACGCGGAGCCTGTCGCACATGTCGTGAACAAGCGGCACACCGAGTGCTTCGTGGTTGTAATGATGTGGCAAATTGTCATCGTCCGTAACAGCCTTACCCAAATCGTGTGTAAGTGCAGCGAACATCGTCTCATCGTCCGCACCAAGCTCGGCAGCCCGGTCCACGACCTCAAGAGTGTGTACGTATGCATCACCTTCGGGATGGTACTTCTCGGGCTGAGTACGCCCCTGTAGAGCGTCTATTTCCGGAAGGACAACCTCTAGGGCACCCAATTTGTCTAAAGCTTCAAAGAACAGCGACGGCTTCGGCGTACGGAGTGCCTTTTCAAGCTCACCCCACAGACGCTCGCCCGGTAGCGTGATTAGCTCAGGTAAAACAACCTGTGCTACCTCAACAAGCTCATCAGATAGTACCATGCCCAATTGGGCTGCGAACCTTGCGGCACGCAGTACACGCAACGGATCTTCTCCGAAGTGTGCTCCAACAGGACGCAGTACACCATCAGCTAGGTCTCTGGCTCCACGGAACGGGTCAAAGACCTTACCCGTGAAGGGATCCATAGCCATAGCGTTTATCGTGAGATCTCGACGTTGAAGGTCTTGTTCAAGCGTAACGTCTTCCGTTTGGCAATCGAATCCCTTGTAGCCTTGACCATCGTCTGTTTTTTGCTCAGTTCTAGCAAGGGCTACCTCAACGTCGCCGTGATCGGTGACGATTTTCCATACCGGAAAGCTGTCGCCAACAAGTTCACCGTGCTTATGTAGCAGGCGGCAAAGCTCGTTAGAAGCACCCACAACCATAACGTCCACGTCTTTGGGCTGTCGGCCCAAAAGCATGTCGCGTACAAACCCTCCTACAACGAAGGGCGTACCGCCAGCGTCAACGATCAACTGGCATAGGTCTAGGTGTTTTTGACGTAGCATTATTCTTTTTTAAAGCGATTGCATTCTTCGATCTTGGAAACCAGGATCGGAGGAGAGTCCTTGACATTCTCAGGTCTCCAGAAGCAAATTGTCTTTACTCTTGCGTGTTCAATTACGGTGTCGATTACTTCTGGAGTCTGTTGTGACTCATTAAAGATATCGTATGTGTCTTCTTGTTTTTCGTTCGGTGACTCATATGAGACACGTTCCTGTTCGGTCTCTTTTACGCAAATGCCAAACTTGCAGGTCCAGCACTTACTTTCTTCGGCCTTAAGTTCGTCATTCATGCTTGAAAAATAGACATATCAGTCCACTCGGTTTCGTCGTCGTGAGGTTGGTACTTGTTGATCTGCTTTCGTAGCGTTGCCAAAGGAACACCATGAACGTTACGCTCAAAGAGCACTTCGGGATCCCAGGGGCCAGGGGTGCGTAGCACTTCTACAGTGTACCCGTATTTCTCAGCCATGTCAAGATAAGGTTTCATTTCCCATCGAGTCATGCTAGTGTTAGCCACCACGACCAACTCTACATCAAAATTACACGCAGTCCTGACGTTCGTTTGGTTCCAGGAATGAGCGAGCCCCAATTTGGAGGGGTCGAAGTCATATGGACCTTTTCTCTCCCAGAACTTGTCGGTTTCAAAGATTTCGCCACCGACAGCCTTGGCGATTGTGCTTTTGCCGCTTCCTGACGGGCCTCGTAGTAGGACTAGTCTCTTCATGCTACCATTATACACCAGAAGCGGAGCAAGTCAAGCTCCGCTTCTAGTTTTTTATCTCTTACTGACGATTAGAAGAGTTGTTCGTCAGTACCGCCTTCGCCACCACCAGTTGTGGCAGGAACCTTTTCACCGGGTTCGTCACCGCCCACGCTGGGAGCCCCGGAACCACCGCTGTTGCCAACGAAGAAGAAACCATTGACGTTTTCAAGCTGAACTTCTAGCTTGGTACGCTTCTCGCCTTCGTCGTTCGTCCAACTGTTCGGGATAAGATTGCCCCTGATAAGGATTTGCTTACCTTTTTCAAGGTGCTTGCCCATGATCTCGGCCTGCTTGCCAAAACCAACACAGTCCACGAAGGTAGTGGTCTTGCGATCACCGAAGCCATTGTTAACAGCAATGGTAAATCGTACGACGTTATTTTCTTGACCCATCACCTTGGGGTCATCAACAAGGTTGCCTTGGGCAATAAATTGATTGAGATTACTCATATTTATGTTCAGCTACCAGTGGTTTCAATACCATCTGCCACAGTGATAGCTTCTTCCTGTGCGACGGGGGTTTGAGGTTGTTTAGACGCTACGACTTCGGCCAACGCTTGTTCGCGTGTCAGGTCGCCAGCTTTAAACCTGACGTTTTGTTCACGAGACATACGAAAGCGATGCTTGGCTCCAGTGGCAGCTTCGGCTAGATCCGTAAAGTTTTTCAAAGTCAGTGCGGGATCAAGATACACCGAGTCAGGTACTTCGGGCTTGCGGCCTTGTAGTTTTTCTAGGCCACCGTTAGCCAAGAACTCTTGAAAGGCCCCTTCGCGGGTCAACGACATTGAATCGTTCCAGCCATCAATGATTTCAAGGGATTCTTTTACCCAATTGAACGGCTTGCCTTTGTTGTTACGGGAATTCTCAAGAACGTTAGCTGCATCTTCAATACTGAGTCCACTAAAGGTGGAACGAGCAGCAGCGTCAAGAGAGGTAAGTGCGATACGTGCAGCTTGATTTTTGGTCACTCGAAAACGAAAGCCCGTTTCCTTTGCGAAGTTGTCAAGCGTGAGGTTAGTTGTTGTTGTCATGTGTTTACCTTTTACTGGGAGGAGTACATATACATTATGACACCTTGGCAGTAGAGTGTAAGGGGGATTCTTAAGTTTTCTACAGGCGTAAGTCTTTATCTAGCATTAGGTTAGGTCAATGATCCTGTCGGCACATTCGATTGCTTGTGAGGTCAGATCAGACGTATCGAACTTCTCCTTTCTAGTGTTGGATAGCATACCAGAGAGAATCTGAGCAACCATCAGTCTCTTGAGGTCACGCTGTGATAGTATGGGCTTGAGAGATTTAATCTTAATCGGTTTTTGAAAAACCAGAGGAGTAGTAGATCTGGGATTTTTCCTACTCATGACATTCGGTGTTTCAATGCATTTCGTTTCCGTTCTTCTTCTTTATCTTTCAGCCAATCATTCCAACGAGTACAATATATGCTAATCAGAGGTGCAACAAAGGCAAGTATAAACGTAACCGGGACAGCGAAGCAGCATAGGATTAATACTATCTCAGCCAAGATGAAAAATAATCCGAAGGAGCCTGGTACAGCGGGGTCAGCGTGTGCTAAAAACATCGCGATCAGCATTAGGGTGGGGTTTGATAGCCTCAATCGTGGTAGGCTGAATGATTAGTTCGCTCATAGTAAGTAAAAAGTGTGTGGTACAGGAAGGGGGACTCGAACCCCCACACCATTTCTGATACGAGATCCTAAATCTCGTGCGGCTACCAATTACGCCATTCCTGCATGGCTCTCTCCGACAGAAAAAATTTCTGTGGGATTCCTTCAGTTCGATTAACCTTTGATATTATCTATAGTTAGTGAATGTCGGAGAGAGTGTTATTCGTCTTCCAGGATTTCTTGGGCATCTGCATACCCTTCCCAGTTGTCAACGCCAGCAGCTTGTAGTGCCCGAAGGAACTGCTGATCTTCCAAGAGTTGTTCGTGCTCTGCACGAGTGAGAGTGACTGTTTCGTTTTGTTCGTTCATGACTACATTATACTCGTTATTGCTCGTGTGTCAAGTTATTCCACTCAAAACTAGTAAATTTGGATCCTTCTTTTACAACCCAGGTGGCGTGTCCATTATCTACTGCTTCTTGACGAACTGAGTCTTTTCCAGCATCCATAATTGTGCCAATAACAGCAATGATAGAAAGTATTACTAATATTGCAAGGCCCAACGTTATTAGATTATCTTTAGTTTTATATTTCATAGTTATTTGGTGGGAGTGGTAGGATTTGAACCCACGACGGAGCTTTCGCTCATCCGGTTAAAAGCCGGGTATCTTCGGCCACTTGATTACACTCCCTTGACTTCATTCTTACGAACGAAGTGAGTTGGTACGGGCGGAAGGATTCGAACCCTCGTTTTTCAGCTTAGAAGGCTGATGCATTGGTCCACTATGCTACGCCCGCATTTTCGCTTCGCTCAAAGAGCGAATGTTTGGTCGGCCCCCTGGGATTTGAACCCAGATCTGACGGATTAAGAGTCCGCCTCTTGCACCAATCCACAACCAACAGTCCGTTGTCTTGTCAACGTGCTTAAAGAACAACTGAATTGGATCCTTACGATTCATAATCCTCAATGTCTTTTGGAAAATGAAACCTTGTTAATGCTTCACCTATACCAAGGTCAAGAATGTGGTTTAGAAGTTTCGTGTTGTCTCCGTCGTACGGAGAGTCTAACAGGGTTCCAAACCAACCGTACCACTTTTCATCAAGAACTATTTCAACAGGCCCATTTGGGAGTCGTTCGAAATAACTAGACTCAACGCCAGCAGCAGGACGAATCTTGATCGTAATATCGCCCTTTCGTGACGTAGATGCTCGCGGCGTGGGGCGACTACCAACAGCACCAGCCGGAAGATCGTTGGCTTCCCTTAGGCGTAGTTCCAACGCTTTTTCAGCAGTCAGCCCCATTGCCATTTCTTCCTTAGTACGCTTGAAACGCTTAGCTCCCATCACTTCCTTGTAAGAAGCAATGTCGTGAATGAGAGTTGCCTGATGAGAGGAAATTTCGTTCATACTCAAGTATAGCACGATTTTCGTGCTTGTCAAGTTTTATTTGGAGGTAAGTGTGGGATTTGAACCTACAATCGCCCGATTCGTAGTCGGGAGCCCTGGTCCAGTTAGGCCACGGGTGCATGTGTTGGTTGGGAATACGGGACTTGAACCCATAGCCCTGGCTTATGAGGCCAGGATGTTGCCGATTACACCAATTCCCTGTGTTCTATAGCCTTACGTTAACTTTCAGGCCGTTCGAGGTGTTGAATTGACTGCCGAAACCCGGATCACGGTACCAAGCTTGGAAGTAAATGGTATCACCAGGAGAAGCAAAGTCAAGTGTGGCTTGCCAGTTTTGTTCGCCGGTTGCAGAAGTGTACTTCGTGCCACCAATAAACTGAGAATATCCAGGATGGAGACAGAGCCAACCATCACCGAAGGGGAGTTCCATGGGGACGGTGCCGTACATGATGCCGCAGTAACGATTGCCAACCATATTGGTGACATTCATACTACAGTCATCAAGAGCGAGACTGGAGGTGCCTTCTCCAACGATAACGGCTCCAATTCCCCAGGAGTTATCACCTGATTGGCAATAGGACTCGAAATCGGGGGTGTTGCCGCTCATCAGAAGGGGGAGTGCTAGAAGGAGTGCTTTCATATTCAATAGAAGGGGTTAGGGGGTAAGTTGACTAATTATACCCTCAAGGGCTCAGTCTGTCAAGTAGGATTTCGGATTTGTGCAGTCGTAGTCCTGTGAAGATCCATTAACTCCACGACTTTCATTAGCTGCATTGAAATGCTCAAAACTATCATAACCAAAAATGCCAATATTGTACATACCATTGTATGGACGGTACATTTCATGGCCGTTGTGGTTAGAGTGATTTAGTGTTTCTGAATAATCAGGAACCCAAATCGGAAACGTGTTTCTAAAGTTTGCAAGAATGTCGTCCAGGCCAAGCTCTTCATAAACAGAAGCTAAAAGCTGTGCTTGGAATCCACGAGTCAAGGGAACGTCCCCCATAACTTCAAAAATGTGTTGAGGTACGTTTTCGTCTCTCAAGCATACGCCATCTGGTGTGACCACACGACGAATAGCTGCAATGAAAAGTCGTCTCCACTTCTTACGCTCTCTGCGTCCTATGTACGGTGACACAGACAAGAAGCAACGAATTACATGATAGAAACCACGGTCAGCCCAGCGAGCCCCTTGGTTGGGTTCAGCAGAACGCATTCTCTTGGTTAACGACCAGAACAAGTTGTTGTAATCGTTATTTCCAGCGGCACCCTCAAGGTTCATCTTGCAGTCGTTCCAAACCCACTTCATGAACATGCGTGCAAATGGATCATAAGGAGCAAGCTGCCACGCCGCACGAATCATACGCCACAAGTGCGTGTAATCGTGAGCCTGATAGTGCATCAGCCATTCGCTATATTCACACCAGTTGTCGGGCCAACTGTTAAACTGAGGCAATTCATGCTGATATGTTCTACCAAGCCAGTACTTTTCATTAAGCTGTAATGGTTTACCATTTCTAGGCTTTAAACAAGCAATAGGTGAACGACAAACCTCGCCATAGAACTCAAGCGAACGAAGTTGGTATCCTTCTTTGCACTTGGTCCAATCAGAGAAGGGGGCGATGCCCGCTCCACCGTGCGAATCACTGAGCGTGTGGAACTTATTCCAAAAAGGCTTATACGGCCCGTACGAGTCTTCGCTGCGGTTGTGATACTTGTCTATGGCAACCTTTGCTTTATGCGGCAGCCATTCCGGCACCCATTCCTCAGGAATGTGCTTGTAGTCCCTAACTTGGTCTGCGTCAGGTCCGGTAACAAAACGCTCGGCAATGATGCCGCGAGGACGGATCATGTGTTTGCCGCTATACTCGCGAACTTCTCCGTCTACCTCAATTTTAAGATTTGTGAAATACTTGGTTCCCTTGTTACGGAAACCATTAGCAATACTTACAACAACCTCAGTCGCGTCGAAGTTATTGTGCTGCGTTAATGTAATGTGTAACGCCTGACCCAGAAGTCTCTTATACTTCTGAGTCCATCGCAAGTATCTTTCTTTTCTCCAGTGTAGCCCGCCGCTTAAAACATACTCCTCACGGGAGCCGTCGCGGAGTTCCATACTTACTTTTATATCAAACATGTTGCCATCCGTTCTATAAGAGGACCATCCCCCTTATAGAATAGTACCCTAGAAGGGCCAGATTTCAAGCTGATAATCGCTAACGTTGTTTAACGAGGTGATACCCACTACAAAGCCGTAATTGCTTTGCGGCACAGGAAATCCAGTAACCTGTAACGAGCCAGGGTCTCCAATGAAGGAGTATACCAAATCGTGTACAATGATGGTTTCGCCTTCGTCCTGAATGAGACTGCGACCCCACACATTAAGATTAAGCGTTGTGTCTGCTTCGCTGTCTAGTGCAAGGTTCATCAGAACTTCGTCCTGTGAAATAAACCAGTAGTAGTCTTGTTCTGTCGGGTCGGTGTCGCCACAAACGAAATACCTATCAGGAATCTCAAAGTGGCCAATGAACTGCGGTAGCGGCAGCGTGGATCCGCCAGTCTCCCAATCGGTGCAGTCTTCGTGAATCTGCGGAGGGTCGGGCGGTTCGTGGTTGGTCTGCGGGCTCTCTGTCTTCTGCTGATGGCAGCTAGCCAGCAGAAGTAGAACCGCTGTTAGTTTTCTTAGCATCTTTATTCTTTATGGTCTTTCAGTAAAGGTGGTGGCCCTAGCGGGAGTCGAACCCGCAAACCTCCGATTTTAAGTCGGATCCATATGCCAATTCTGGTACAGGGCCGAGTTGTTTGGTCAGGCTACTAGGAATCGAACCTAGACTGGATGTTCCCAAAACACCCGTGCGGCCATAACACTTTAGCCTGATTGTATTGGCTCATGGACTAGGATTCGAACCTAGGATGGAGATTTCTCTCGTTGGGTTAACGGCCCAATGCCTTCGACCGCTCGGCCATCCATGAATGTTACTGTCTTCTGCACTTCAACAACTTGACAGTTTCGAAGGCTGTGAAAACGGCTTTGTGCTTTACTCGCTTCGCTTCGTGAAGCGTAGCTGTTGACTGCTTCCGCAGGATGCCCAGAGGTCCATCCGTGACGAACTCTAACGAATGATTCCGACTCAGGGCAGTAGATGATGAATCTGTTCATGTTCAAAGTATAGCACGATTCTCGTGCTAGTCAAGTGAATTTCAAGAAAATGGAAGCGGGACTGGGACTTGAACCCAGACAGACAGGTTCAAAACCTCTCATGCTAACCGATTACATCATCCCGCTATAGTTGGCAGCGGGACTGAGATTCGAACTCAGGTGACTGGGCTCAGAACCCAGCATACTAGACCGCTGTATGATCCCGCACTACTTACCATAAAAGGTCGAAACGCCCTTTCATGACTTGTTTCAGCTTACTTGTTTTCTTGTGTTGTATTGGTAGGCAATGAGGGTAACGATCCCCCGTCTTCGGTATGTAACACCGACGTTCTTCCATTGAACTAATCGCCCGTGTGTGTTGGAGCCCCCACCAGGAATTGAACCAGGATTTCAAGTTTACAAAACTAGTGTTTTACCATTAAACTATAGGGGCTAATTTACGTGTTTCCAGGTTTTGCCTATCAATTTGGACAATTGATTAACTTTATTCCAAAATCTTTTCATTATCTGTCATATGCCATTTGTAATCTCGTACGTACTTGATCCATACCATCGTGAGCATTCACAAGATTTGGATTTTGTGTTGGACAATTCACTATCCCCAGTCCGCGTGGGCGATTTTGCAGCCAAAGCTCCATAAAAGGAAGATAGTCATCCACGAATACACGACCGTAAGCAATGCGTTTGTCGTCAGTGATATGTAGCGTGGCTTCGGGAAGATTCTCTCGTACCCAATCAACCTTCTCACTCCAGGCTACTGAGCCTGTCGTGGGGCCTTTGGTAAGAACATGAATGTCAAATCCGATCTCGCGAGCGATATCGAGTACATCCCAACCCCATTGCAGCTTCGGAAGGTTACGCCAGAATCCAGGTTCCTTTTTGATTGCCTGGGCTCGTGCATACCAGTGATCGGGCATAGCCCACAGATTTTCAGGGATCTCTTCTTCTGGACCTTTCATGCGAAGCAAAGCTTCACGGAGCGGACCTTGAAAATTGACAAGGGTTTCGTCCATATCGAAGAGTGCGATCTTGTCACTATCGAACTTGGGTGCGTTCATCATGATATTTAGTATACCCTCGTTTTGACCGCTGTCAAACAGTACCGGGGGTATTATTTGGAACCGCATGCGAGGCTCGAACTCGCTTATCAAACTTGGAAGGCTTGCGTGTCACCCGTTACACTTATGCGGCATATTCTTGTTTTCTCAAAAATGCTAGAAGCTTCTGAGATCCCCTTAAGGGGTGTATGGTTGGCCCCGCAGGACTCGCACCTGCATTTCCTCCTGTAAATAGGAGGTGTCCTAGCTTGTTTTTAGACGAAAAGCCATTACTCAAAATCAATCAGATCGCAGTGATTTTGGGTGTTTTCATATGATTTTCGATCATAAATGATCAGAATCTATTCGTTCGCAGTGATTCCTTCTCCTACGATGTTCGGTGACTGCTGTACTAGCTTCAAAGGATATTGTCCTTGAGTTTTGGCTTACCATGCCCAAGGACTCGCCTCCACCATTACAACTCACGGAGGTCGGCTCCGGTCTCTCCGAGACTAGGGGCTTTTGTTACGACTGTCATGTCGTTTCTACATCATGGGGCTTGTCGCCACCCCCACTAGCCACTAACAATGGCGTGTTCAAAAGCTAGAAAGGGTTTGCGGCCCTACGAGTTACCCTAGTTATCCTAGGTTCTAGGAAAGGCGTTACTGTTATCTCGCCTAGCTTGTATTGGTGCCGCATCTGGGTAATGCTCCCAGCGGGGCCTTTACGGCCACGAGGGTTACAGCCTCGGCCCTCTCTTTAGGGGTCTACTACGACGTTCGCTCCGCTCACGGAGCTTGAAAATACAATATCCACGAACTAGATTTTGCCTTCGACAGTTACTAAAGCTGTCTGAATATTGCATTGTTTGGGGTACATAATGGGGTTTGAACCCATGCCGTCTCAGTCACAGTGAGATATGCTGCCACCTACACCATATGCACCATACTATTTCCAGTACTTGTATCGAACTATTCCTTTAATGGCGTTGTGACTTACTTGGTATTTTTTAGCTAGAGCTTTAAAACCATAACCCTTAACGCCCGGACGATACTCTTGACGTATATTCTCTACGTCTTCTGGAGATAATTTTGTTTTACCTCTGCGGTTACGTCCTTTAGTAACCATATCTTTATTATTATCGTCTCTCGTACCTAAGAATAAATGATCTGATCGTACGCATTTTCTATTGTCGCACTTGTGACATACACAAAGACCATGAAGAATTAATCCAAAGTGGAGCGTCCATGAAACACGATGAACATCAATAACTTTTTTGTTAATTTTTATTGCACCATATCCATTGCCACGACTACCGCCCTGCCATTCCCAGCATTCGGTTGGATACTTGCCATCTACTCCAAAAACGCCAGAGTTTTTGTTTACTTTATTCCAAAATCTTTGCATATCATTCGCTGCCCTATTGCAGCGTTGTATTTACGATAAACAACGAGCCGACCCTCCAAAAGCTTCTTCTTGTATCATCAGCTACTAGTTCAGCTTGCTACGCAAGCACACATTGGAGACTTATTCGTTTACCGTAAGAGGGTGAGTAATGTTATTTTTAAGGTCTGTGGGCCTTCGGCTCTAGCGAGCAGTCCACCATTCCGTTTTACCTTTTAAGAGTATTCCACAACTCTGCTAGATTAACACTGGATGATTACTCCAGTCGCCTTAAAAACAACGTGTAAGGTGGCGGGGTATCCCCCGCCTAAGGTGTGGCACTATTGGTAGCTCCAACATGCCGCCAGCGTTTCGAAGCTCTCGTTGCTTATCCATTCTTGTAGTCGAAGCAAATCCTAGGGTTTGTCAACGGATATAACACGAGATGTTTTCTAACACCCTGTACTGGTGCGTCGGGCAGGCACTACCTCCTGCTCTACTCCCCCCGCTGGGAAGCGTGCTTTAATTACACCACCGATGCATGTTCCTTAGCGGCAGACGCTATGCGTCTCTGCCGCTATGATTGGTTCCGAGTTTTCAAAGACCCCTCGTGACGAGGAGTTGTCAGGTCTCAGTTGACTTGACAGGTACATTGTACCCTGGAAGCGAAGATAGTCAAGTTCTTTTCTTGAAAAGATTCGCTGACCAGGGTAATTACACTAGTTTAGGTGTGTCAAGAAACAATTATCTAATAAAATAGGTGACTCTCTCCAGAGCCACCTACCCTCGGGCGTTAGCCCAACACAAGGTTAACTTTTACCAGTCGCACTCGCAGTCGTCTTCCGGATAGCCGCACTCGCCGCAGTCGGAGTCTTCGCACTCGCCATCACAGTAGGATTCACCGCAAGAACTACAGCAGTCTTCTTCTACCTCAGGGAACGTGGGAGCGTACAGCGGCTCACTCAGTACCTTGTCTAGCTTGACTTCTTCAAGGACTTCGTAGCGGCAGCAGCGAAGCTTCTGGCAGTCATGGTCGCTCGGGACGCTCACCGCATCCTTGGGGTTGACCTTAACCAAAAGCAGACGTTGGCCAAAGCCAGATGCGTACCCCTGGGAGCCAATATGGAACCCAGACGAGCAGTGGTTGTTCGGGTTGTCATCCACCGAAGAACGATCCATTTCGTGTACTTGACCGACACTGTTGTCGAACGAGTTCGTGTGACAATCCTTAAGGTCATTGTTCACGCCCTTGTACCCCACGAAACACCCGTCTTCCGTCACGGCCAACCCCTCGTTCTCCAGGAACGTGTACAGTTGTGCTCGCGAGTTGAAGGACGGATTATCCATCAGGTTTTCAAGGAACTTCACAAGCGGCTGGAAGTCAAGGCCACGCTGGAAGAAATCCGTAATGCGTCTGCCGATAGCATTGTGCAACTCTTCCCCATTGTAGGTGACTTCACCGTACTCGTTGACCACTACACTGCCGTTCGTGTAAGCGTTCAGGGCCTTCGGGATGTTGACCAGGGTAGGCAGTACATCGTAGTCCTCAGCGTCGAGAGCTTCGATGATTTTGCCATGGTTCGGATGGGTGGAGCCAAGCATGTGGGTCTGACCATCAAGAACCAAAATGATCGACAGATCGTTGGCGATGACAAACCTAGGGGCCTTGGCTTTACGACGGAAGGGGTTGGTTAAAATGCTCATGATTATGACTTGAGTTGGATGTATTCGATTACGTCTTCGACTTTGGCGTAGTCAAGGTCGATGTTGGCAACCAGAGGGTATTGTTCTTTGAATGTGTTAGTGAAGTTCTCAGCCTTAGGCAGAGTCAGGTTGAACAAGCTAAGGAGTCCATTCCACCTGTAGTTGGTTTCTTCTGCCTTGGTCAGCTTGACCAGATTCGAACTAGCGTCCGACAGACCATCAACAGCGTTCAGGAACTCGTCAGAGAACTCTCTCGGAACACCATATTGTACCCTAGCTCTTGTGTACTGGTCGGCAGTTTTCACGAAATCTTCCATTTTCTTTCGAGCCTCGGTCGCAAGATCGTCCAGGCCAAGCTCGGCACGCAGCTTCTCGTAACGCTTTTGAGGAAGACCGTAGACCGACGTATAGCCAAGGCTTACGGCAATTTCCTGAATTTCGTTAGCGTTGTACTCTCGCCCCATCCAGATGCACTTGTATCCAATACGCTCGATAGCAATAGCGTTAGTAACATCAACGTCTTTCTTGTCAACACTATCCCACATATCGCTAACTCGACTACGGTAGCGACAGTTGAGCTTCTTAACATAGGTCCGAGTGCCACTAGCGGTACCATTACTGCGTACCTTTTTGGGTGCGTCCGGAAGATCCGAAAGCTTAACGGTAACTTCGCCAAAGGTCTCTGCGAATTTCGCAGCGTCATCAATCTTGACTAGGAAGCACTCAGCGTTGTTACCGTTAAGGTAATGACGCAGGTTTCTCTTTTCTTTGTAGCTAATCTCGCAGTCATCGTTCTTTTGAATGAAGACGTATGTCCTGTCGGCCTTGGGCTGGAACCTGTGGGCGTGACGATTGATTTCAAGCGTCTTCTTACGATACGCCAATCCAACCGGATACAAAGTGTATGCACCGTCTTCGTGAGTATCAATACTCTTTTCGTCTTGGTCGAAATTCACAAGACCACGGAAGGCATCCATTTTGATAATGCGTTCCATTCTGGTCTTGGCATCCTTAACGGTATCCAGTACCGCTACACAAGCCTCTGCTTCTGCTGTAGTCAAAGCAGCTTGCAGGTTTCCGATAGTCTTCTCGTCGTAGTGAAGTTCTTCACGACTCGGAGTAGGAGTACAATCACCAACGTTCATTTCGAGCATCAGCTTAGCAGAATGCCCAAGCCCAGAACGAACTCCTCCACCAGTCGCATTGTAACAAACGTTACCCATAACGATACTGATCTCAGAACGAGTGGGCGAAGAATACCCCCGATACAAGGACCAGCCATCACCAGACAGTGCGGGTTCATAATCCGTAAAGTCTAGACGGGCACCAGTGACGTTCGGACGAAGCTTGAAAAAGGCATACACCTTTTGGGCTTTCTGGTTGAAGTCCCAGATATCCCTTTCGTTAATGTGCAGCTTGATCTCAACACCGTTCTTTTCGACCGTGACGGTCTTATTCAACAGTGCAATCGTGGGTGCTCCTGCTTCACCTTTGAAGACAGAGTACTCGTACTTCATCCCCTTGAAATAAGAAGTAAAGGAAAACATGTCCACCAGAGCGAACGGGGTTTTCGAGCCCAGGCCGAAGCCTCCCGTGCATTCGTTGGAACCATTGCGGTTCGACTCGAAATACGTAGAGTAAATACCTTCTACGTCTTCCTGCGAGAGACCAGTGCCGTAATCGCGGATCACGAACTCGGGGTCAATCGAGTTGGGAAGGTGAACGTCGAACGGCTCAGGGTTTCCTGCATCAGTATGGGAGTCCGCAGCGTTGGTGCTGAGTTCCCGAATGATAGCAGTCATGGGGTCAGAGTACAGATTCTTCGACAGAATCTCGAACGCCTGAGCGTTGGCCGCGATCTTGAATGCGGTCTCTTGAAAGTCGCCTGAGCGAACGATGGTGTTTTCTACTTGCTTGATTTCCATGTGTCTTTGAGTGTTTGAAGGTTTCCCTTCGCCTTGTGTGAGTACATTATACCCTGGTTAGCACGTATGTCAAGTGATTTTTAAGATTGTGATGCGAATAAGTTTGCCCTTGCCAGCCCGAAAGTCTGTAAACCCAATCGGGACAAGCATTCCAGCACCCCGTCACCAATGACAAAGCACCATTCTTTGTTTTCGAGCTTCTTCACGAGGATAGTATATCCCGTGAATGCCGTCTGTCAAGTATATAATTCTCTTGTTTTGATGTAATCAGATACAGCAGGAGTTAGGTACTCGTGTTCGTGGGGGTTGTCGTGCTCTCGTATTTCTGTAGAGCTTAAGTGATCCATGTCGCGGACACTTGACACTGACCAGTTAAGCGTGGCAGAGATTTGATTGTCTTGAATGTCCATACCCTTGCGTGACATAATCACGAAATCAGTATTGGGCAGACGATCACTTAGCCATTCCACAGACGGATACTGGTGTGCAGTAATCGTCATGTTCCAAGCGTCAGCACCCAGTACAAAGATAATGTCTTTTGCACCAGCAGTAGTAAGCGTCTGGCGTTTGTCTATAAATCTAGGTGCTTGCGTAAGTAGAGTCGGGCGACCTTCCACATCCAACATACGCACTCTATGAAGCATATCCTCAATAGAGAGCCCGCCCTTATAGTAGTGTTGTTGTGAAATCTCGTACAAGCAACTCTCCACGCTCAGGTGTTTTTGAGTAGGAGGATTGAATGCCCCAGGATAGATCGTGGGATAATCCCTAACGTAATCCATCACCCGTTGGAACTTGCCTTTGTGATAAACCAAAGGATTGAGCGGCTTCAAAAGGATCATGCGTTCAGCATCAGAGACACCAGGAGCATACAACACATCGATATTGTGAGTCTCAAGGGAATCCTCAATACTATTAATGTGTTCAACCCAAGTGTCGGTGCTCAGCATACACGCATTCATGAGCCACTGTACACGATCACTTACAATGCGGCCAACCCACTCACGGTCGGCACAGGCAGCTACCGAGAAGTGCATGTACGCTTGCCATTCTCTTGTGGCAATGTATATCCATCCATGCGACGGTCGATCCTGGTAGTGTGCTCCGGTAATAGCTAATCCAAACAGACTGGGACTATGTTCTGTTCGTCCCAACACTTTAAACAGGTTCTCATGAGCTAATCTCTTAGCGTTTTCAAGTGATACCGCACGCATACCTGCGGAGCGACCAGTAGCATCATACGGACAGTCAATGCCTAGAATCGTTTTGGATGCACCGGGTACTCGTAGATACTTAGAGCTAAACTCTAGACCTAGACCAACCTCCGTGATGATACCTCGCCACGAAGATTGATTAAGTTGATTGCAAAATTGTTCCATCGATTTTGATTATGTCTGTTTCTGTGACGGGGAGTGCGGCGTTGACCCGAATCTCATCGAGCGTCATGATGTTCATGGGGACACCATTATAGAGAACGTCTTGCAATAGGTTTTCCTTAAGTCTGGTCTCGTGAACTGTCTCCAGCTTAAGGGTTTTGAATTCGCCCCGTGAGTTACGGAAGACACCCAAGCGTCCACGCTTGGAGTTCTTTGTAGGATCGGTCTTCGGTTGCTTGAAGATATCGACCCACTCGCCATTGATTTGCATAGCAGAACACTTGATAGCGAAGCACTGCGTGTCTCGCGTGAAGTCTTGGAGGAGTCCCCCTCCAGAGCCGAACGCAATGTTGTCGGCAGAGATACCGTTAACCTTGAACGCTTCAAGAACATCGGCAACAGTGTGTCCCCAGTGGTCACACCATACGTCATTCTCTGCTTGTGTTTTATACTCGTACCACTTAATGCCGTCGCCTTGGATCATGCGAACATAATCTGGCAGAACTCGGAAGCCTTTCTCGTTAACAGTAGTCCCGAAGACTTCTGCCAGGGCTTCAAAAACATCAATATCAATCTTGGGGAGCGTACCAGAATCGGGACGGAACACGACGGTTCCCTCGCGATTGCGGATCATATCCATAATGTCTTCGTTGCCGCCGATGACGTTGTGAATAAAGCCCATGGTATCGAACGAGTCGATGACGATGGCAACCAAGCCTGTCGGATGAGCAGTGAGCACCTTGCGTACAATGTCGGCCTCGCCCTCGGGTCCACCCGAAGTCATAACAGAGTGCTCTGTTGCGGGGATGGAGAACCCAGGCATATCCCATTGTGTCTTGCTGTCTGCCAGTCGCATCGACATGGGAAGTGCTTTGGGGCCATAGTAGTCCCGCAACAGGGGAAGTGCGGCCATGGTATCGGTGCCCATGAAACTCGTAAGGTGAGCAGCACCAGACAGTGCGGCAGTTTCGAGCGACGAAACACCACGCATGCCAAAATCATGAAGCTTAAACGGCAGGCCAGCAAGGTCGCCAGTCTCTTCCAGGTAGCGAGCGATGATCTTTTTGACCTTACGACTAGAGCTTGCAACGGTCGTGGGCGACCACATTTGCATAAGCAAAGTCTCCAGGAAGTTCGTTAGCCACGGCACCTGCGGATCGGTGTTCTCGATAGTGAATAGTGCTGTGCCTGTCGGCACGACCGTCCCCTCGGGGATAGCAGTAATCCTTACGGGAAGGCGTCCTTGGCACTTGTCGAGAATGTATTCCCAGCCTTCGCGGTTGAAGACTTCTTCGCTACCGAAGTGTGCCGTACAGATAGCAGCGGCTTCCTCAATCTTATCTCGCGTAACAACCTGACCAGTCAGGTAACGCGAGATAATGTACTGTAGTCCGAAGAACACGGTCTCATCAAAACGAGCACCGACTCGCGGTTCGCAATACGAGTAAACGGTTTCAAGACCGTCAGGATAAAAACCGTGATGCGAATACTTGTAGGAATCCGATCCAAATGCTACTATGTTAAAATTATTCATTGAAGTTAGTTTTGGCGTATTCGCCAAATAATTCACGAGCTTTAGCGTCGTATGCTCGTGCTGCTTTTACGGGATTATCAAAATTACCAAGATAGATTGCTTTGCCATTATGTCTTATTTCGGCCTGCCATCTATTTTTACTGTTTTTACTAATGCCTTTATATCCGGAAGATTTTGCCTTAGAGTTAAATTGTTGTTCTTGAACAGTAGCTAATCGCAGATTACGAATATCATTATCATGAATACATCCATTAACATGATCCACAGTTTTGCCGTCTGGTATTACTGTATTGAGGGCAGCAACCATAATCGCACGATGCATATAGATTGCTACTGGTTTATCAGAACTAATTGTTCTAAAAACCAATTGCACATATCCATAACGAGTTAATCGTCCTTTAAGTAACAGTGGACGCGGACGTTTGCCAGATTGACAATATTCACTATAGATGTTGCCGCTATACTTATTAACCGTGTATTTACCAGCATGTAATGCTTCTAAAAACAACGCATCGTTTTGTATGGGGCTCCGATTCATTACTGTTGCGTGTAATCGAGGTAGTCTTGAATGATTTGCTTATGATCAAAGCACAGTACTAGAGTACCGTTGTAGTATTGATCAAGTGCGGTTTGCGGATCAATCACAATCGCATTCTTTGCATCGTCAGCACCAACAGGAGTGCCTTCTGCTTGAGCGTAATGTGTAATACTTACAGCGTGACCTCGCGGATCGCGGTCGGGAGCGTCATAGATGCCAGCTTCTACAACATTGTTAATTTTCAAGCCAGTTTCTTCCTTGGCTTCACGGATGGCAGCGTCTTGGCAGGTTTCACCTACGTCAACGCAACCTCCCGGTAGTGCCCAGCCATGGGGCTCATTCTTACGCTCGATCAGTACGATACCATCTTCAATTTCGATGATGATATCGACTGTGAGCATGGGTGTTTCGGGTTTTGTCATGATTACCAGTGTGTGATGATTGATTCGCCTGTCCAAATCGTGTAGAGTCTGGACTCGATGATTGGGCAACACGCCCATTCCATCTGACCAATCATACCCCGGTCTTCGCTATGATGATGCCCAAAAAAGCAAAAACTTGGCTGAAACTTATCTACAATCGCTTGCAGTAGTTGCCGATTGCCCTTGCTCTCTGTATGATTACGTTTATAGCGATCATCAGAATATGGAATACACATTGGATGCTCATGGGTGAACAGTGCATCGATTGTACCCTCAACATTGTCCAAAGTGTTTTGAACCTGTTGATAAGTAATATCTTCCTGTCGCCACCAAGAGGAACCTTCGACACGACGATACTTGTCAATCGAAGCAGCCCCACCGAAGAACATAGCTCTATAGCCATCAACCTCGATCACACTACCTCGCGGCATGTGTGTCCAATCGGGTTGCCATGCTCCACCATCCATTTCAAGCATGTCAAAGTTCTCATGGTTGCCGTCAATCCAAAGCTTCTCAGCGTTGTCGTAGACTTCCATTTCCTCAGGAGAGAGAAAACTCTTACTTGCCTTAAATGGCTTATCTTTACTGTGGGGCCATGTACCGTAACCAAAATCCCCCACCTGGACAATATGCGTAATGTCAGAGTGCTGACGGATCGCTCTCGCAATCGTCACGTTCATGTCTTCCCAGAAAGCATGAACATCGCCAAGGATGAGGAACTTCATTGTATCAGTAGTATTAGTGCGGCAATGTGTGCGAATTGGTCTGCTGCAATTCATGACGGTATTAGTGAGGCGACCATAGCAGACCCAATTAGGATGATGATGACGATGCCAGCGATCCCGCCAAAGATCACGCCGACCTCGGGTTTCTTCTCAACTATGACCGTCACCACTTTAGGCTTATCCATTTCAAGCCACGCCAAAGCTTTCTGTAAGGCCATGACTTGTCCACGGTGATTGTCAATAGTTGGCGTATGTTGTTTTTTGTTGTCGGTTTCAGAAGCTACTACAGCCTCCGCTCGTGCCAATTCGTTTTGAAGAAACCGCTCGGCGTTTTCGTGCATCAAGGCAATTTGCAGATAATTGTTTCCGGTGCGATATCCTCAAGCATGTGGACAACAACGTCCCAATCGCCTCCAGCGAGACCGCAGCCCATCATGTGGGGTATGTACAATTGGATGTCGTTTGCCCTGGTGAAGTCACGAGCCTGACGGAAAGCTTGGCACAATCCGTTGTAATCCGTTTGTACACCGCCACCTACGTTCTGTTGACCAGCCAGATTGGCCACGAATTGAGCGTCACCGATTGTTACCAGTTGACAGTCTCCCACTTGCCAATCGTCCTTGTCCACGTAGACATTGTAGACGTTTTCCCACTCTCTGCGAATTTGAAGGGCAAGCCCAGCACCCATGACCCCAAGGCAATTGACCTGATGACAGATGACGGCAGGGCCAGTCACATCCAGGATGTTTTTCTCAATCAGTTTCATTTGTCTTCTTTGGGGTAATCGTTGCAGTAGAAGCCATCACCTTTAAAGATAACGCCAACATTCCTGCTGATCTGTCGTTGTAACTTCATCTTACCACACGATGGGCACTTACGCTTGGGGTTTTCCGACATTCTTTGAATGAATTCGTGCTCAGCATCACAAGCACTGCATTTGTATTCGTATGTAGGCATCTAGATGTATTGCTGACAAATCCAGCCACCGAGATGGGTTTTCATAACCCAAAAACCACCTTCTCGATGGTTGGGATCACCAGCAATCACAGGAAGTTCTGGATCTAGCTGAGACAATTGTTCAATCAATTCTCGTACTTTCATATCTTTAAATTCTATCTTTCGAGCAGTTTGAGGTCAGTAATGTTCCACGAAACGAAGCCCTCGATGGGCTTGTCTAGACGGACTCCTCCGGGGATATCATCATACATTCTGATGATGGTTCTGGTGCTTCTACCTCGGCGTACCTTCCGCCCAACGAGATCACTATCCGAGTTGTTTATGTCGTTTTTGTTTGTCATTTTTGGATGACCGTGCTGGTGCGTATTCTACACGATTGTCATTCATTTACAGCGGGATGACGTGGAACTCGCAATCAGACCTATGACTTAAACCAGTACAGGTGCATTGAGCAAACTTGTAACACATGAGGTCTGAAATCATGTCGCTTTCCTCTTGACTTTGAACGTTATCCTCGGTTAGCCACATGCGATTAAGGGCCTTGTGAACGGTCCTGTACTCACGTCTGTTAAGCTTTACTTCGATGATTGTGGCAATAGAGCGTTCCAGTAGTTCTTTTACGTGTTGATTGAACATTAGATTTTATCTCTTTTCAAGCGAATCCACCTAATTAGGTGACGCCGGGTAGTAGGGCCACGAAACTCGTGTCCATCGCCAAGTTCGCGATGTACCAAATTGTGACATTCTACGCAGAGCCTAATCGTGGGTCTTGCTGATTGTGTGGCCAATCGCTCCTCATTAGAGACAAATGACGCTTTAGGAACTAAGTGATGACGAGTAATGAGTTCGCTGTTTGACTTGAACGTTTTTAAGCAGGCCGCACACGGTATCATGCTCCTAGCGGTGTTTGAACGCACCTTTCTGAGCTTTTCACTAAGCTTCTTAATGAGAGGGCGTACGTCCTGGTTTCTGGTTCGTTTTAAAGACTGCACAATGGCATCGAGTTCAACCTCGTCCAGTTTGGTCTTGATGGCAATGTTGTCCATTATGGTTTAGGGCAAGCCTGATACTCTCCAAAACTACCATGAGTGATGTAGTTAGAGTTAATCAGGAAGGAAAGGTCGCATTGCGTGCGATGGAGTTGGGTATCTAGCTCTAGAGCGATCTCGCTAGCGGTCATGGGGGCACCACCATCCTCTAGTAGCTCGATGATCTTCTGTTGCCTCAGGGGGAGGTCTTTGGATGTGTACATGTCACAGTATAGCCGCATTAGCGGCTAAGTCAAGCTACTTTCCTGTAAAAGACAACATAAGAACGGCCAGTCGAGAAGTCTTCATCTTCTACACGAACCACGATTTGGAGAACCCAGTCGCCATCTGGGGTTTGATAGAAGTCGGCGTGAGGGATTGTAGTCATGTTATTTTTAAGCGAATCCTAATCCCTATAGAGAACAAAAGAAGTCTTACAGGAACAACCAGTAGAAAGACAGGCAGGACAGGTGTAGGCGAGGGCGTTCGTGTGACTAGAGTCTACCACGATTTTGAGACCACAGCAAGAACATTCGTACGTTTCATCTTCATTGCTTCGTTCTTCTTGATTCTTCATATTGACCACAGGTGTACACACACTCACTATAAGTTAACGGAGGGCCTGCGTAGTGACGTGGTAGGATGCTTCTGCCAGTTTCGCAGCAGCGGCAGCAGAATCAGCCGTTTCTATGTCCCTCAGGATCACAGTAAGCCTGCCCAGCCGCTCCTCAGCCGTCTTAGCACTGAGCCCTTGTTCCTTTTGTAGTAGGATCTGTTCCCATAGAAGATTGATCTCTTGTCTTAGTTGTTCTTTCATGTGGGAATGATACGCTTTAAAACGTACTCTGTCAAGGTAAAAATCTTTTTAACTTCCAGCTTGACTTCCTGTGGTTTGAGTGTACTATGAATACTCACGCAGAGACGGACTGCCGATGCATGAGGTGAGGGGTAGTACCCTGGATACACTGCTTGAGTGGCTGAAGTTAAACGTAGAGGATAGTCAGACCAAAGGCTTGAAATGACAGAAATGGGGTTTGCGGGTATCAAACCGTCTCATTGATGTTTTCCTTGTTTTTCCTTGACATAGGGCGTATTTCGTCGTATAATGAGGTACTTGAAAACACATAGTGTCGCGGGGTGGAGCAGTAGGTAGCTCGCCAGACCCATAATCTGGAGGTCGTAGGTTCGAATCCTACCCCCGCTACCAATACACCAGCCATGACCCATGAGCCCGACCGTGGCTGGTTTCGTAGGGGCAACGTAAAGAAGTGGACAACCAGGATTGGCAGCCTATCAACAATCCTGACAAAACCACAGCCGTCAGGCTGACGGAAGCGGTCGCAACAAGATCGCCCCTAAAAGGACCAGACATTAGTCTGGTCCTATTTTATAGCAAAGAAGTAAGGACGCCACGCTACTATGGATCGCTTTTGGAACAAGGTACAGAAACTACCGGGGGTCAATACCTGCTGGTTGTGGACCGCTGGAAAAGACAGATATGGATACGGACAGTTTAAGCTGGACGGTAAGGTTGTACGTGCTCATCAGGTTAGCTGGAAAATCGAGAAGCGTGTGAATCCTTCTTACTTATGTCATACTTGTGACAATCGTGCCTGTGTGAACCCAGCACACTTGTACGAAGGTAGTCACGCTAGCAACATGAGCGACAAAAAGCACCGCAACCTTACATGGAGTAAATATGACCCTCATGTGATTAGACGTATTCGTAGGAAGTATGCCGTAGGTTTTTCAAGTGGACAACTCTCGAAAGAATTTAATATCCCTAGGAGCACCGTACTCAATATTCTAGACGGTAAGCTCTGTAGGAGCACCGGGGGTCCAATTAGAGATCCTAATTTTAGATACTATGGCAATCGCTTTAAAAAAGCCATTCCTAGAAAATCGTAGCAGTGTGGCGAAACGCCTTACTATGCTCAAAATTCCATCAGTGTCAGTTCTCCCCTTACTGTATCCGGGGAGGCAGGGATGAAGCCTGCCACTTATGTCCCCTCTGGGGAACCCCGAATGGGGTGACTTCTCCGCTCAAGGCGGCTACTCGGGTTGGGCGAAGTCACTACTCCCAACGCGGTAACAGAGTATACCCTGTTATTCTAGAAAGTCAAGCAAAGGATCCGAAATCTTATGCCCTTCCTGAAGTAAATTGTAATGGCCAGTGCAAAAGTTCTTGCCGTCAAGCAAAAAAGACGCTTCTTGTTTGCACCTGATATGGAAGCATTCCACAGGTTTTTCCAGCATTTGCGTTAAATGATCTCGCAATCGCTCGGCCTCTTCTCTTTCGAGCATACGATAGACGTAATCGGCATCATCCGACTGAATTTCTATCCTAAGCTCTAAACGATTCTTATGCCAATCGTTTTGGACGGTGATCGTTTCTTGTAAGTACATGCCCAATCATACCCTTAGGATCTAACCCTGTCAACATGTTTCTAATAGTTTCTTATACTCTATGTTATTCTTTATTTTCAAGCATCTTCTGGGGTTGGCCGTAAGGGCAACCTTATATAGTACAGAGAACGCTTGGTTTTTCTGACTTTCCGAGATTTATTTAGATTCTATTTGACTTTCCAGGACTTAGAGCTATACTCTCCATGTTCGATCAATGAAACGCCCCAACGGGCACAACCAAACACAAGACTATGACCACCACGAAAAAGACCACGAAAAAGAATTCCAAGCCCGTTGCCACCACTATCAAGCGAGGCCGGGGCCGTCCCGCTAGCTTCCCCGCTGACGTGGCAACCCGTGCGATGCTCTCCACGATCCCCGTTGACAGCATCACCCAATTGCACGAACTCAAGACGAAATGGGGTGTCAACCTCAATCAAGCCCTGGCCCGCGTGCTACAACGGGCACACAAGGACACTTTCCGCTCCCGCTCGAAAAAGAGCTAAGCCCACAGGAACAGGCCACCCAATCGGGTGGCTTTTTTCTTTTCTCCCGATTCTGTTTGCATTCCTCCCAATTGTGGGTATACTGTTTGTGAATCGAGGGAACGCCCTCACAACCCTAACCAACACAAAGCCATGAGCACTGATATCACAGGATTTTTCAACGCCCGCACCGATACGGATCAAGCGGCCAAAAGCATCTTCTTGGGTGTCGAGGGTGAAACCTCAGACCGCATCATTTCCGATCTTCCCACGTTTTTGGAGACTGCCGGGAGAGACTACGGCATCCTTCGGAAGCCCGCACTGGTTCGCGATCCCTTCGGTGGGGTTGACGCCCAAGGGAACGTCTGTGAGGCGATTCGCGAGGTGGACAATCAATATCACCTCTCCCGCACGAGTGACGGGCGAGTCGTGAGCCCGCACACTGTCACGAAACAGTACGCCCCTCTCACTTTGATGGACGTGGCAACCGAAATCAAGCCCTGGCTTGACGCGGGTTGGGTGACTCCCGATGCCGTTTTCAGCGGCAAAAACGAAAGTCTCGAATTGCTCTGTCTCAGGATGGATGCAAACGGTATGCTTCCCAACGGGGAGCAATGGCAACACTACATTATCTTGCGTCTTCCGCACGCTGCGGGCGGCAAGTGCAAGGGTCAAGTGGTGAATTTCCGTCCCCAGTGTTCCAACGTGTACGCTGCAATCGGACGTGGAAACGAGTTCACGATCTCTCACAGGATTTCGAGCAAGATGGACGACGCGGAACGTCAAGCCGCAATGCTCGCCCGTGTCAAGATGGCTAAGAACGCCTGGAAGACCGCACAGGATCACATTGAGGTTCTGGCCCGCAAGGTCAACGCATGGAGCGGGAAAGCTCTCACGGTGACTCAGGCTGTCAACCTCACGAACACCCTTCTGGGGATCAAGTCTCTTGACGACGCTAGCGGTGTCGCTAAGAACAAACAGGAAGCGATCCTAAACGGGTTCGATCTTCCGGAGTTCGGAACGCACGGGGCCACCCTTTACGATTGGGTGAACGCTGTCACGTTCTACACGTCAAGCCCTAACTCACCCGTAGTGGCGAAATCTACGGTCAACCCGATTGATCGTATGATCCGCAACGTGGATCCCCAGGGTACGGGGTTCAAGATGGAAGACGCGGCCCAAAAGCTTGCGGCCCGATTCCTCGGGGGTGACTTCCAGTAAATAACCTAGGGGCCAGGGTTGACAAGCCCTGGCCCCTATGCTATACTGTATTCACATGGGAAGACATACCATTGGGGACCGACGCGGTTCCGTTCGGGGGGCTCCCCCCGACGTTTACATGGGGTTTGCATCGGCTGACGATGGGGACTCGGAAGCGATGGACGAAGCCATCACTTTGTTTGGCCGGTTTGTATTGTATGCTGTCGGCTCAATTGTTCTTGCTACAATCGCGGTAATCTTTTCGGCTGTCGGGTGCATTCCTGATATTTCGGATTGATCTTTTTTCAGGGAGTCGCTTGACAAAGCGGCTCCCTGAGGTATACTGTCAGTGTTCGAGAGGACATGAAAACTCATATGGGGCGGTAGCTCAGTCTGGCCAGAGCGGGGGGATAATCTCCCTCGATCAAAGGGTCTTAGCTAAGGATGTTTAGGGTAGCTCCCGAAGGTGTCCACGGCAGCAAAATAGTAGCCTATTCTGTTAGATCTAATGATGTTGCTAAATACTAGTACGTGCAATTTGTCGCAGGTTCGAATCCTGCCCGCCTCACCTTTTTCCCAGTTTTCACTTGACAGCCTGTAAGGCGTTTTCAGCCCGCGAGGAATATGCCCGCGTGTCTATACTACGTCCGATTGTAAAAAGGTCGGGAGAACGGCTTAGAGAGCGTCTGAGAGAAAATCGCCCTCTTGAAAAAAGAAAAGGGTTATCTACTTGCTTTCTGTTCTTTCGAGGGTATACTCTGGCATGACGATCAAAGCACTAGAACAAGCCATCGGCGGGCTTTCCAATCCCTCCAAAATGCCGGGATGGTCCTATGGGATCCCGGCTTCCGCGTGCAAGATCGGGGCCATCCTTCGCAAGATCAAGCGTAGCGTGTGCTCCAAGTGTTACGCTTTCAAGGGTATGTATGTTTTCCCGGTTGTGAAGGAAGCACAAGCCCGTAGGCTTGCCATTCTCACGGGGGATCTTGAAACGTGGCAAGGGGATATGATCCAATTGCTTTCTTTCAAGTATCGCAAGAAAACGGGGGACGATAGGGTATTTCGCTGGCATGACGCGGGGGATATCCAATCGGAGGATCATTTTCAAGCGATTGTGAATATCGCTCTTGCCCTTCCCGATATCCAATTCTGGATTCCCACAAAAGAGTATGACCTGATTCGCCAGCACGCCCACAAGGCCCCTGCTAACCTCGTGGTGAGGGTTTCGGCCCCGATGCTAGGGGATACCCTTCCCATGATCCCCGGCACGGTAGGGAGCACGGTAGGGACCGGCAAGGGCTTTGTCTGTGGAGCGTACACTCGGGAAGGCAAGTGTGGACCCTGCCGAGCGTGTTGGGATAAATCGGTGGAATGGGTTGACTATCCCCAGCACTAGGGTATACTAGAGTGTCGCTTAGGAAGTGGCCTCGCTGGACTCGCAAGAGAATGGTCAGCGTCGGGGGCTCCGATCAAGGGGAAACGGAGAAGCGACTATGAATGAGTGAGGCCCGGTGTCAAAACCGGGTCTCTTCTCTTAGACCTCCTGTAAGCTCGCTCACGGCCACCGGCTCAAATCCGCGTGTCTATACTACCTTGTTTTGGACTCGTGCCCGCCTAGGGGCCTTGTAGGCCGCACAATGGCTTATCTTATTTCTAGCAAAATCTCCTTGCCTTCCTGTGTTTTGACCGTATAATGTACCCATGAACGCGGACGATCAATACGACTGGTGGGAAAGCAAACCCAAGGAAAAACAATGAATCAAGTCATCGAATGGATTTGGCAACGGCCCGCACGGGCTTTCAAGGTCTACTACAAGGGCAGCCGCTCCAATGCGATCACAGAGAAGTGTATCGAGTGTGCCTGCACGCTCAAGGAGGCCAAGGAGTGTGAGATCTCCGATTGTGCCCTATGGTGCTTCCGTCCCGGTGCTACCAAGGGAGAGGTTCCCTCGTTCGTACCGCCTCAGGACGAGCTACAAGCCTTGGCAGACGCTAAGGTTCCCGATGCTGTCCGCGAGCACGCTCGCAAGATGGGCAACGCACGGAAGGAAGCTAGCGAGGAGTGAGGTTTCTCCTAATCCTGCTTGACTTCTACCCATTTCTAGGGTATTATCTAAACATGAAGAGAAGGAAGAAAAAGAGAAAGCCCAAGGCGGCTGAACAAGGACAACGGGGGGCAGGAGCTATGGCCAACGCTACCCGTGGTAGGGCACGACGATTCACTGACAAGCCCAAAGCGGCTAACAAGACAGCCTGTAGGGGCAAGGTAGAACTATGAGCACGGACGAAATGAATGCGATCCTAGGCCCGTGTCCTATTTGCAAAAAGGTCAAGTGGTGGTATAATGACTTGCCGCTTAGGGCCTTCTGCTGGGGATCACCAGACGACGAACACAAAGAGGTGTCCAGGGTGGCACCAACACAACGCAAGTACGCATGAAAGAACGAATCGAAGCTTTCTTGGCAGCCCTAGCAGCCGCGTCCTACTACGATCCTAGCTCGGATAGCTCAGAAGTATTTCAAGGTATGTTCATCGAGCCCGATGGGGATTACATTGATAGACAAGAGTTGGAAGCATTAGTGAAAGAACATTTGACTTCCACCGATTAGGTGTTATACTGTAACCATGAGCGAACAAATCACAATCACAGAGAAGGTCCGCATTGGACTGGACGAACTGATCGCAGACTACAAAGCCTGTTGGTCATGGCAACACGAAAGCTTCTATTCCTTCCTGAGTGAGAAGGTGGCAGAAAAACTGGATCGTGAACTGGACAACTTCCAGGTTATGTGCTACTCTGTAGTAGGTCACGAACACGACGCCGTTATCTTTGAAGTCGAGAGGTACGAAGAATGACACTACGCTGCAAAACCTGCAACTCAAGCGACGTTCGGCAAGAGTGGACGGCCATGATTGACCCGAACGACGACGATTGCATGAAGGACTTTGACCCCACCACGTTGGAGTACAATGAGTTTGAGTACTGTCTTGACTGCGAAGACACGACGGACACCTACGACGACACGATGAAAGACTTCAACTATTACGCTTGACATTCTCTGTTTTCAAGCTATACTAGAGCATGAAGAAAGAAAAACTAGCTCTCATCAAGGTCATGGACGAGTGTTTGTGTTCGCCTGATGGAATGAGCGACAACGCTTACACGGTAGCATACGCTGCACTCGAAGACGATGATGAGATCGTGGATATCTTGGAAGCCGTAGAGGCGACCGATGGACGGTTCTACTTTCCCGAGTGTCATGTGGGCATTGAGAACATGCTCCGCGTAGACGTTGGGAGCCGACACGAACAGGACGAGCAGCCGTCCGAGGGATAAGAACCCAGAACAGGCTGAAACGGTATCTCTCACGCTGGGGAGCGGTAAGGGGGTGCCTTGAAAGGCGGAAGACTAAGCATGGGGTCGTTTGAACCGCTAATACCTCCCGCGATGGATCGCCCCCGATACGCACGGTCGAGAGGTATACTGCCACAATTGTAGAAGGCTGAGAAAACCCTTTACCTCTTTTTAGAAGTGCGGGAAAAGACGTTACTGTAAAAATAGGCTTCTGCCATATTGGCATAGGGAAAACTTTTCCACGTCAATTTGGCAGGCTCCTGTAAGCTCGCCTACGGCCACGGGCAAAAACGCAGGTAGTATAGACACGCGGGTTTGCCGCCATGCCCGTACAGGGCCGCACAGGACGTGCGAATTTCCAGCAACAAAATCCGAAATCCGTTTGCTTCTCCCGATTGTGGAGGTATAATGAAGGCATGAAAGCAATCAATCAAGCCACCCTGATCGACACGATCAACGCCGTCAAGGGTGCCACGTTCGCCACGATCATCACCGAAACCGATGCCCGCCTCAAGAAAACGGGCAACCCCTTCGGTCCCGTCCGCAAGATTTCCCGCGTCAACGTTTGCCTCGGTTTCCAGTATGAGGCCGCTGTAAATCGTCAACGCATCCGTGAGGATTCCGAGGCCGATTTCGAGGCCCGTCCGCGTCAATGGGGCGAGCGTATCTCGGCCATGCTGATCGGGCACAAGGGACGGACCTATCTCGAAACCAAGGTCCAGCGTGCTCTCGAAACGTCCTACATCGACGCCACGGGCAAGGAACTCTCCAAGGAAGATGTTCGCCCCTTCCTTCCTGCACGCTCCAAGAGCCGTCAAGAGGTCGCGGACGAGGTTATCGTCCGAGACTACGCTCTCGATTCGATCCGCTCGCTGGCCTTCGGTGGCGAAACGTACCTCTTGACTCAAGCAACGGCACCCGTGGCCGTCAAGATCGCCCGCACTCAACCCGTCACGAAATAAAGCCGCCAGGAGGCCCCGCAAGGGGCCTCTCTTGCGTTGTGCCGCGTCCTAGAAAATCCAAGGTAGTATAGACACGCGGGCGGGCGGGCGGTGGCCGTAGCGGGCAGCACAGGAGCCTGAAATAAATAAGGTTTAGAGTTTGCATTTTCGAGTGGAGAGGGTATACTGTGGCATGAGTAAAGCACACACATGGAATGGCGAGCCGCCCCGGCACATCGAATACGCTCGGAACCTCGCCACCCGCTTGGGGAGAGCTAACATCAGCACCCGTATCGGGATGCCGATCAAGAGGATCCCCGTCACTGAAACCATTTCGGAGAAAACCAAACGCATTCTTGCCGAGTGCGATGCAATTCTCTGCAAGTAAATCAGAAAAACAGTTTGCCTTTTCCACTGGGGAGGGTATACTGTA